ATTAAAGATACCACTTTTAACGCCATCGCCGGAGCTGAAAAAGAAACTTGCAGTAAATCTGGATGAGTATAGGCTTGCCCAATTTGCTACAGATATTCTGGATCTTATATCATCTAGAGATACTGCCATTGTAACCATTAAAGCATTAGAGGATAAGATTAGTTCTGAATATCCAAGATTAATTGCACAAAAGGAATCTGAACGTGCTATTGCTGAAAAGGATGTGGAGAGATTCAAAGATAGGGTAAGAATTCTTGAAAGACTTAATGCCCAGCAAATCGAGGAGATCAAGAATCTCAAGCGTCACCCCAAATTTGCCGGGTATATTAAGGCAAGTGAGGCAAGAAAATAAATTTTAAAGGGAGGGAAAATGATCCCCGTGCCGCCAGTACAATATCTTAGAGGCGAAGGTAATTTGATTGAAGTAGCAATCACTGGTATCAAATTAAATGATGGGCGTGTTGCATTTGGATTTGCCTATCGGTCATATAAAGACCCACCCGATAAGGCGATTGGTGGATATCTTGCCATCAAGAGGGCAGTTGGTATGGTACATGCAGCCGATAATGGGGTAATTGGCATACATCGTGATGCTCACACTCCATTGTGTGGTGATATTTTAAAGGCATTTCTTGGGTCTCCCACAGCGTTAGTTAAATCGTTAACGTATTTGAACCCAAGATATAGTGGCTTATCGGCAAAGGTGCAGAAGATCATCACTGGGATGGAAAATAGGTAAAAATATGCCTGATGATATGGGGCACCTAGAAAAAATAATCTTGAGTCGGATTAAAATCATGAAAAATACTGGATATTGTTCAAAGTGTTCGTGTGGTAAGTGTATACAGAAACATATTGATTTTGAAAATCAGCGTAAAAAGATGACTATAGCTGCAGTAATATCGTCGGCACTATGACATAGATAATAGAATACCAAATTAAAATAAGGAGATTGTCATGCGCATATTGAGCAAATTTCACGATTACTATGATGGTGTAATGGCTCACGGAATGGACAAGGAACTCGTATATGTAAGAGAGCAAAAAGTTAGGCAGGTTGACGAGGAACACGTGTCGTTCTTTGAGAATGTGAATGAATGGATGTTTGGATGCCCAAATGGGTATACCATAGAACCAGGGGTTGTGTTATTTTGCGGGAAACAATTTCCATTCTTTAGGCTTATATTTAATGAGTTTGATATGAGTAGAAGTAAGCCGATTACAATGTATCCATATGATGTAAAGAATACGGATATGTTTGCTAATCAAACATATACGAAATATATGCTTGATCAATATTATGGGACGAATTTAACTGGTAAGAATAGGATTTATAAAAAGTCTAGATCAATGCGTAAGCGTACGACATACAGAGAGAAGATTGAGAAATTCTTTACTAGTGTTCCATTTAAACAACGTAATGTGGATGAGTTTCATTACATTGAAAAATCACCGGTTATTATTATTGAAGAAAATCATACAAAGGGATTTGATTTAGGTGGCTTTGGGTATAGTAAAATTATCACAATAAACCCATGTTTAAGAGATGTTGAGTTTTATAAAGTTGTCCATGCTTTCACTGCTTTTCAAGAGATCTCAATGTTTCTTGGGGGAGTACTTGGTGTCGGTACTCCCAAAATGGTTGCAGTGTCGGATATTGTACGTGCTCATAAACATGGTATGGACAAGACAAGTTTTAGGATGCCGTCGCCTGGAGATCGTAAATTTAGACGTCGTAACGCATAATTTTCCGCTCCCATAGCTCAACTGGTCAAGAGCACTCGCCTTATAAGCGAGAGGTTGGTTGGTTCAAATCCACCTGGGGGCACCAACTTCAAATAATTATCCTAAGGAGGGTAAAGAAATGAAAGATCATTTGACTGAGATCGTTTGTGTGGTGGACAAATCCGGATCAATGCAACGGCGCACCAAGGATGTGATTGGAGGGTTCAACCAATTTTTAAAAGATCAGAAGAATGTTCCTGGTGATGCGACGCTTACTTTGACTTTGTTTGATACTGCGTATCACATCGTTCATAACGGAAAACCGTTGATCGAGGTCCCCCCACTTGATGCCAAGACTTATATGGTTGGTGGAATGACCGCTCTTCTGGATGCCGTGGGCAAGACCGTGGATGAAGTGGGGCTTCGACTTCACAATACCAATGAAGCCGACCGGCCTGGGAAGATTTTGTTCTTAATTATCACGGATGGAGAGGAGAATTCATCCAGAGAATACACGCTTGATCAGATCCGTGAAAAGATTAAGCTTCAACAGGAAGCATACAGGTGGGACTTTGTGTTCCTTGGTGCTAATCAGGATGCATTTGCTGGCGCATCAAATCTCAATATCCCAACAGCAAATGCGATACCGTTTGTCGATTCGGCAAAAGGCATTCGGAGTGCCTATCGTGGCATAAGTGCTTGTGCACAGTCTTATCGCACGAGCGGTAGGGTAGATAGGGCTTCTTGGGATACCAAATAATAGTAGGACATTACTAAGGAGATAGTCAGATGCATACATTAATAGTAGACCAACAACTTGCTGACGGTGTACAAAGGACATTTAAAGTAATAACACTTACAAATGGTCCGAGTAGATCACCTTGGCCTTCAATATCTCCATTAGCTAGTACCTCTGTATGTGAACATGACACTATGAATTATTCAGATAAATATGATGCATATTATTGCGCGACATGTGATATTTGGACCGAAAAGAAATGTAAGGATATAACATGTGAGTTTTGTGCCACTAGGCCAGACAAGCCATCACAAATAATCCCAGGTATGGAGGAGTAATGAGAAAATATTGGTATTTATTGTTGTGCTTAATATTGTTGTCTGGGTGCGCGGGAATGGGACGTGGATGTTCATCTATCTGGGCCGATGCTGCGGGGGCGGATTGGATTGTTGTACAATATGGGATGGATGGTTCTCCGATTGCTGCATGGAAATTGACAAATGTATCAATTGCCAACGAAACAAGTTCCGATGGGATTTATTGGAAAGAAGGGTCTGGTCATTTGGTACATATTTCTGGGTGGTATAATAGAGTACAAGTGGCTAATAGTGATTACGCCAGTGCGTCCAAATTACTGGGTATTGAATTAAATAAAATTCAGAATGGAAAATATACAAAATGATAACACTTGGTCCAAATGAAAAAATAGTATACAAAGTAGTTAAGGTCCAAGGAAATAAATTGGTATCATGTTTTGCGCCAAGTGATTATCGGGTAGAATACAAATTAAATAAAGTTAATAAGCCAAAGAAGAAAGGCACTAAATTATTTGCATTTGGACGCAGGGATTTTGCAGAATTTTGGCATGATACCTGGTGTCACGACATCAATTTAGCAATTTTCAAGTGTGTTGCCACAAATGTGATGCCACATAAAGCGTTTAAAGTAGTTAGAATAGCTGACAGAGGACAATTAACTAACTCTATGTATGACAAAGTATGGCATACAATTCATAGGTGGTTTGGTGGTGAGAAAGTTAATTGGGACTTTGTGTCTAATGAAGGGGCACATGGTGTGGTATGGTGTAATTCAATAAAGACATTAGAACGACTTAAATAAGAGGAGGAGTAATGCCAAGAAATAAAGTGACCAGTGATCCACGATTATGGTTACATTGTGACAAATGTTTGGCCGAGCTTCCGGCAGAACAATCTCCAGCCGAATATAGTAAATTAAGTGTCGGGGTTACAGATTCGGGTGAGGCTATCGTATGGTGCAATCGTCATCATTGCGGAGTCGTTAAACTTCAATTATCTGATGAAGAAGCGGCCAGATGGGATAGATGTTCATGTGGCAAATGTTCATGTGAAGCGACGGCACATTAATGTTTAGTAAGATTAAAGAATTGTGTCGAATGATTAGTGGTGTAGATGAAGAGAGGATAGTGGAAGAGAAAATAACTAAACATTTGGTATGGGTACGCAGAGAAGCCAAAATTGATACAACAAAATTAGAAAATGCGGGATTTGTGGTTATTGAAGGTGATTCAATAACCGAAGGCATTGATTTTAATGTTGCTAAGTCTACCATAGTTAGTATAACAAAATATAATTATAATGAAGGAGAGACTAATGGCGAGAATTAAGCGCGATATCAGTGACCCACAACTTGGGCTTATCGATCCAAATAAGCCAACTTCTGTTGTAGACTTTACTATAGACAAAGATACTCAAAAATTTTTGAATAAAGTCAGTAAGTTGTCAAATCATACAATCAGTAGTGTTATTACTATTATGTTAACAATTCAACTTGTCCATGCAAAGGAAGCACTTAAGAAGGGAAAATGAGACCTTATTCGGCTGGTGCTTGTCCTAAATGTGGTGGACAAGTTAATGATGTATTTGTGCGTGTTAAATATGAAGAAGCAATTAATAGGGAATGTATAAATTGTAGTTTTATTTGGGACGAGCGTCCATTGGATTGGTGTAATGTCGAGGAAATTAAAATACAATCAATAGGGAGAAATGATGCCGAGAAGGATTCAACAAGTTAGTTATCTTATAAAGAGAGTGGATAGATTTGGGCAAAAGAAGTCGGAACATACATTCGCATTTAAGAACGGAGTACAAAAGAATGGGAGCTTGCCCAGGGGTTAGATGTATGCGTAGTTTTTGGAAGGTACCTAATCGAAGTTATATTGTAACATATAAATTAAATCCTGAAGGAGAATATGCCATAAGGAATTATGGGGATAGTTGGAAGGATATTATAAATGTTGAATCGGGCGATGTGTCTAATTTTGGTATATGTTTATTCCCTCCTTCATGGGAAGAAGGTACTTGTTTTGATCGTATGGTAAAATTAGTATAGGGGGTAACATGAATAAATTTCTCTGGTTTGTATTATTTGTCATACTCACATGTGTTGTATTCGTATGTGTTGCATGGATTCATTTTAGTTTTGGTGGTACCTATATAACTTTTAAGGATCCAAATACTGGGGTACCATATTATGGTGATAGTGTGCCAGCTAATGTACCCCATAATATTAAGGTTGAAGTGAGACAACATATCAATATATCGGTGATTGATGGATATAGGCCGGTACCGGCCATATCAAATCAAAGGGTTATTGGCCCAAACTTTAATGCTGTTGCGCCAACCCCATCCACTTCTATGCAGGTGGATGGAGATTATGTTGTTGATCGTGTAAATTATATGTCTAGTAAGCCAACAAGACCAGACAATTCAAGAATGTTTAGGGATTTTAATATATTGACTGGTCAGAGAGAAAAATATGAAGCCGACATGTTTGAGTGGAGAGTGCGGGGCCAAGAATTACGGCAACGATATGGTGATCCACTTGGGTTACAATTTTGGAAATAATCTAATATAATGTGTGTAGTAGAACATCACTTATTGAGCATTTAAGCTCAAATAGTGCTCTGTACGAGTAATATTTTAAGTATACTGTAATGTGGATAAGTAGTTTTATCGGCCTATAGTATAAATGCTATGGGCACACCAAGGAGGCGTAATGGAAGGTAGCTCCTTTAGTGGAAATATTGATTTAGATCAACAATACCAGGGTGTATATTCCCCGGTTTAAACGTGTATTTCCATGTCTAGAGCAAATTTCCAAGAAATGATATCAAAGAGGGCAAAAATGAAGAATGATTGGGGAGAAGTACTAGCAATGGCATTTGTTGTTTTGATCCAATTAATGGTTTTTGTTGGATCGTTGTATTTTATGTATTTATTTGGGAGAGCTTTACTTAAATATATTGGATCATGAGATTTATATTTAAATCGTGATTATTTTAATTGGAGGGAACTTATGGAATTAGCTAGTATGAATTTAACACAATTAGAACGTAGTCATGCTATAAAGGTTGTTCGTGGGATCGATGGGATCGATAAAACTATGAAGGAGGTAGAGAATACCACCGACGAGAACAGAAAGAAAATTCGCAGGAGAGTGGAAGATTATTTACGCAAATGCCAACCGGATGAATTAGCATTGGTGGTAGCATTATGTGGTATTCGTACGGAGGTGATCCAGGAGTAAAGTGAGGTGCATATATGGGACATAAAAGTTAACAACAATTAAAGAACAAATACCCCATGTACAATTAATACATGGGCTCTATATAGGTGCTAGTTAAGTCTTATAGATTATGATTATGATTTAAGGTTAAAAATCTTAGGTTAATTGCGTGGGTTAACCAAGCTCTTTCACTATTGGTAGATTGGTAGTGAGGGCAATGGGTATACTATACCCATTGCCCTCAAAATTTATTGGAGGCATGATGTTAACATTAGCCACCCACATGCAGAAGAAGTATATAATTGTGACAATTGGCATCATGGTATTTAAAAATGATACACTATATATTAAATGTGTATTATGTGGCAATCTGTGTAGTGGAATAACACAACAAGATCAAATAGATGGTTTATTTAAATGTTTGGGTACTCACATACCAAAGCAGGATTTATTTGAAATATATGAACAACATAACAGGAAAATTATTACATCTATTAACAGGGAAGTGTGGGACAAAGCCCAGCGGAGGACAAAAAGCCAAAATGGATGATACCCAGCTTAGTAAATATAGGATAAATATCGAATATACAAATACCACTTGTTTAGTGTTGTGTGATCATAGATCAGGGGTTAGGTTTAAGATAAGTGTACCCATATCTATGAAAGACAAATTTCGTGATTTAATAGACAAATCCATTAAGATTGTTGAAGAAGTATATGGCACAGGAGAAATGTGATCATTATCAATACTTAATTGCGACACATTCTGATATTGGAGCCGCGTATTTATTTGTATATGAATTTAAGTTAATATTTGGCCAGAAGCTATTGTTAAATACTATCTGTAATATATACGAAATGCTTGGAGATGCGAGGTTAACTCACCAGGCTGCTCGTCCTGGTAGAAAGGGGCAAAGTAATAATGAGCAAATATGAATTGGGGGTGTAAATATTGTGTAAGGGCTGTAGTAAATGTATTGTTTTTGAAAGAGACCGTGAATATATGGAAGTGCTATTTGTATTGCGGCTTGTCATAGACAAGCTAACTGCTGAGATCTTTAGAAAGAAATAAGGGTGATTGTGCGACGCACACACACAGGCGGGTTATCCCGCAAAAGGAGAGCTTATTATGCAAGCGACAGTGACCAGAGTGCAGCAGAAAGACCTCAAGTTTGCGACGGCCAAGCGGATGTTGGTACGGGTGATGAAGCTTTTGCATGTTGGTCCCGCTAAGCTTGGTCAGTTTCATGAGCCCAAGGAGAAAAATGGGAAATGGGTGTGGATGCTGGTCAGTCACTCCCAAGATCCGACACGGAAAGTTCCGATTTACTTTTCCGTGAACACCGAAAACCTGACCGCGCAACTCAGTGTGACACGGAAGACCAAGCAAGAGCTTGCCAAGTGGGAGCTCAATCTTCCAGTCGAGCTTAATGACATCAGTGAAGAGAAGGTCCTGGATGCGCTTGGGTTCAAATCGGTAGCGTAAGTATCACCGCCTTGGCCGGGGGCGGATAAATACCCGGCCAGCCCACAACTACAACCGCGCAATGCGGCACCAGTATCGGGCAACATAGGCACCCTAGCCTATGAGTTATTTATCCCCAATATATGTCATAAATATCTATGAAGGAGATCTAGGTGGGAAAATGTCAAAACCTGTCTTTAGACAATTATTTTTTGGATTTGGCTTGATGGATATTGATGCTTTAGAGGATAAAATTGATCAGTTAATTAATGAAGTATGTGATAAAAACCAGGAGATTAAAGAATTAAAAGACAGGAATGAACAATTGGTTGATGAGGGGCAAAATTTAGAGGGACAAGTAGATAATCTTGAAGAAGAAGTTAGAGATTTTAAAACTGAGATTGATGAATATAAAGATGAAATTAAAGACAAAAGTGATGAAATATGCACATTAGAAGATGATATAGGAAAGTATAAACATGCCGCTGATAGTTTGGATCAATTAGCGTATAAATCGATAATTGCCCTATATATAGTGAGAAGGTTTATCCCAGATAAATATAAAGATTTGGTTAATATTCATATGATGATGGAACTCAAAGATAATATTGATCATTTCATAGATGAGCAATATGACATATTATCATCTGATATAAATTATAATGGAAGCAATAAGTATAAACTTCCCATATTTGATGACAAGGAGGAGTTTGATGAGTAAAAAGCTGACTAGGCGCTGTCTAAAATGTGAGAAATCATTTAGAGCCAGGAATAAACATAATCACATATGTAGCCTATGTAAGTGTGGGAGTGATTATATTAATGGTCCTTCATTTAATGAAGTATTTCATGAGTGTTTTGGCTTAATAACACATATTAAGGGTAACAAAGTTTACCTATCGGTGGACTAATGATCGTTGGCGATTTAAAGTCGTTATTTTTAAATAAACAAATAATAGTAATGCCTTTAATGATGTCCACTGAAAAGGTATTAATTAATGATGCATTGCGGATATATAAACAGTTTAGACCAAAAGAAATAATAGAAATCGATAATACAGCAGTCCTAGTTTCTGGAGATTATTTATTATATGAGGAACAATTTCGTTTGATAATTAGGGCTGTCTTGTTATATAAACTTAATATGCAGGAAGGTACGTCAAATTATCACACAATCAACCGAATCATTCACAGACTTAAAGGGAGGGCAAATAAGTATGGATTGGACATTGATGAGAGGGGTGAAGGAGAAACTTAATGAGGCTATTTTACCATTTGATGAGCTTGCTGCTTTAGTTGGTGGGATTGATAGTTATATACAGTTTAAACCAGACCAAAAGGAACCTTTGGGTGCCGCAGTAGAGAAATTGAAGCGTCAAAGACAGTCAGCTATGAATATTGTTACACTTGGATCAATGGTAAATACCAACATTAAGGAATGTATTTTATCTAAAAAGGAGATAGATAATATAGCTAGGGCCTTCTTATTTCATAAAACGTTATCTGATAATGTTGAATGGGGAGAAAGATCGATTGGTATATCGCAACATATGGTTGATATGAATAAATGCTTTAAGGATGCTGTTAGGGCATTAATGGAAGAAGAGTTGAAGGATGAAGAGGAGGAAGGTATAATTGACGACATATAAAATAATTCATCCGACCATAAAAGAGTACGAGGAAATGGATAGAATAAGGTTTCCATTTATGTTTACCAAAGAAGCTAGATTAAAAGAAATACGTTATAATATAAAAAATATAAGAAAATATAATCACAAATTAAAGGAACGCATTATAAGGTTAATAGATGAAAATAAGGGGAAGTTTTTTGACCCTATTTTGCGGCAGGAAATAATACCAATGAGGAGGAATATGTTAAAGGAGGAGAAGGAATTAAGAGCCGCAGTAGATATGTCATTTGAAGAGTTCGCAGGTATTGATAAATTAATCACTGATTTTAAAAGAGTGCTAATAAATAATACTAAAAAAATATGTGGAAAGAATTAGAACCGTTCATTGGTCTAGACCCACGCCATGATGGTGACCCATCAGATTGGGACAAGAAATATTCCCAGTGTACTGCGGTTCGTAAAATAAAGGAGAAATATAGGAGATATAAATGAAAGTTTATGCTAATTTTATTAATGAATGGGCGCAGCTTTTTGGTAAGTATAATTGGACTAATTGGAATTTGGCTCTCATCCAATTTGCATATGAAAATGATATTATGTTGGGTGCGTGGGAACTTGAATTAATATTATTGGGTATTGGTATTCGTATCAGGATTACTAAACCAATTAAAACCAAGGAGATGCTTGAATTAGAGGAGATGGTAAAAGAGATTGAATCTGGAGAAGCTACCAAGACTTGGAAAGATTGGGAAGAAGTAAAGAAAGAACTGTTTGGAAATTGTTGTCCCAGGTGTTTCTATAAACTTGATGGATCAGAGGAGGAGGAAGAAAATGACACCAAGAATTAAGGTAGTAAGTCAGATAGTTAAACAATATGATAACGGTTCTCTTTTCATTCAGTGCGGAAAAGGGGTAACCGTGCTGGTTCTGGAGTTGGCATAGATGAAATATTTAGGGGCACTGGAGCCAGGATTCCTAAAAATTGGGATGAATATGTTGTAACATACAAATTAAGTAGAAAGGGTGTACTACGTGTTTGTGAGTGTACATACGGTTTATATTGGACCCCAACCACTGTAGTCTATAAATTAGGAAAATACGCTCGCGCTCGATGTTTTGTGTGTTTCTTACCAAAGAGTTGGGTCGGACATCGTGTTACTCGTACAATGAAAGTATTGAAAAAGGTAGCTTAATGTCTACTACTAAGGCAGTAGTGAAAGTTACTATTAGTATAGTTGTGGGTGGTGTTGTTGGGCACACGATAGGTGATTCCATTGATAACTTTCTTGAAAGAGCGTTATGTAGTAACATACCTATTAGTCTTTACCCAGAAGGGCTGGTAGATACTCACCATATAGACACTGAAATAATACATGAATGGGAGGAATAAGGATGGTAAAGTTTAAAGTCAATAGAATAGAGAAAGATACTATTGACCAAGATTTCTATCAACTCCAATGGAGGACGTTAGATCCTAGTAGCCATTATTCAAAGAAATGGACGACCGTAAATTATGATAATCAACCAAAAGAAGTGTACGAAGCCGGTTGTAGAGGATGGGATAAATATGGATTTCCTTGTTTTCTAAATGAAGATATTGGTATGCGGTGCTTTCGTATTACACAAAAGAAATGGAAAGATGATAAGGAAAATCAAGGAACATTACTTAGATTGGTGCATATAGTAAAAATCATTCATGTTGAAGTAGAGCAAATAGTTCAAAGCTGAATGGGAGGGATAAGATGCAAAGAATAATGAATTTTCCGTCTGCGATTAGAGAGATTATTGAGGGCAACAAAGTTACTAAGTTAGAATGGGATAATCAGGAAATTTATATCTTCCTTCATGAAGGATTGTTAAAAATCCATGAGGAGGATGGTAGCATACCAAGGCTTATCGTTTCGGAGGCTGATATGGTTGGTACTGATTGGGTGACGATAAATGAGCCTGTGACTATTGAGGCTGATTTGGCAACATCACCATCAATAATAACACCAAAAATTCCTCCATCTGGTATGATAGGAAATGAGTAAATATGATGGTACTAATATAGAAAAAGTAGCTAGTAGAGAACCAGATGGTACGTGGGCGTGTTGTCTATGTAATGGATGGAAGAATCGGGGATGTGACGATAAGGATTTTAAATATACTGATGAACAGATATTCTTACATTTACGAGATGCTCATCATATTAAGACCAAAACATTGCAGCAAAGTGATTATAAAAGTGGGTGGGAAATAAACGAATCTATGGGTAAACCAACAATGTCTCTTTATGAGGCTCTCAAAAAAATACTGGAGGTAAAATGAAAGCCATGCTTGAACAGGTTATTGTTGAATCATTAGCACCATTTCCACTACCAGAAATAGATGTAAAATTTACTACTGCTGAATGGAAATTAATGCGTAAGTTTGTCCGTATGGCCAGGGAACATATGGAGACCCTGGAAACTGAATTACAAGAGAATGAACGCTTGGTATATAAGAAGATGATACCGATTATGATTGATATTGATGAAAAAGTTGTGAAATCGCTAGAAAAAATACACACTGAGCACGAAAATGTTAATATGAATACTGTTGAGGATTTCCATAGGTATGATTGGACGGAGGAATTAAATAAAAATGTTGCCACTAATGAGGAAGTGGCAGAAATGATGAAGGAAGAGGAAGAGGCGGAACAAGCCGCAAATACTTGTGGATGTGGTCAGCCACATGTACCATGTAAATGTGCTGTACCATCTGCCAGTGAGTTACCATAATGAAAAGAAAAGAGTACCTATATCAAGTTGAGCTATCGTACAAAGGAAATGCGATTACTAGAGAGAAAACAGCACGTGAAATATTGGTTTATATTAATTGGCATATAAGGAGTATCGATGGAGCATAATGTGGATGTGATTATTGCCGAGCTATGTGAAGATAACAATGATGAAGAAGGATGGGAGTGTCGTTTGTGTGGGGATTTCATACCACATAGTCTCCCACATAGTAATGATCATGAGGGATCAGAATATGCTATAGAAGGTTCACGTATTCGTGAACATTTGCGGGTGATACATGGTATAAATATGGCTACCATTGATGATGTGTGTTATATAATTACTAATAAACTACTTGAGATCGATGAAGAAAAGGAGCACAAATGCAAACCGGCATGAAAGATGGGAAAATCACAATAATATTGTCATATGAAGAGTGGTTAGAGATGTCTAATATGTTTAAATGGACCAGATTAAATCGCAATTATGTATCATTTAATGACCAAATAGCATACCACATTTTTGAAGAAATTATGCATTTAGACGTGACCTTTGATGTAATGACCAAGAAAGAATTGGCCAAGGTACCGGATTATCTTCAGACAATCATTCGTGAACTCCCACCAGCTATTAACCCAAATCCTAAGGAGGGGACTGCCGTATGACGATCGCAGATACTAATAAAATCACAATAAAGGACGTGTTCGAGAAGGCTGGTCTGCTTTCTAAGGCCGCTGAGTGTCTGAATGCTGCTAAATCTATTTATCATGAACATTTCGCGGATGAGATCAAATCTGATGAGAAATACACCCATATTTCCAAGGAGATTGATGAAGTGATTGAGCTTCTCAAAAAGGAAACAGCTGAGTTTAACGCCCAGGTAGAAGATTTGACAATCTTCAAAAAGGCCAATGGCAAGAACAAGGAATCTACTAAATTGGGGGAGTAATATATGCCAACTTCCAAGATCTGTGGTCATTGCGCAGCATGTGGGAAACAATTGCAAGCTGGAGAAATCGCAATATTTTTTGGGACCATTAAAGTAATCACAGATAAGCCAGAACCAGGGACTGTGGAATGTCCCTATAGGACTGGTATGATATGTAGGGTTTCACATTTACAAGGAGGGGAAAGATGTGCCATTTGTAAGGTATGTTGGGTTGATATTAAATCGCAATACTTCAGATCAGAGGAACAATATGAAAACTTGTAGTAAGTGTAAAATTGAGAGACCTAAAAGTGGATTTTATAAACGAAAGGATGCGAAGGATGGGTTAAAGTCTAGCTGTAAAGTTTGTTATAATAAGTGGCGCAAAAAATATATAGCGACTCCTGTGGGTAGAAAAGCCATAAGAAATTCTGTAAGGAAGTACAGTAATACTCCCAAGGGCAGAGAAGCTAACAATAAATATAGGGCGACCCCAGGGGCCAAGAAAGTTAAAAGAAATTCTCATTTAAAACGTAATTATGGTATTACTTTAGAACAATATAACGACATATTAAAGGATCAGGATTATGTTTGTGCTATTTGTGGTACTAATAAACCAGGTGATTGGGGTGTGTTTCATGTTGACCATTGTCATAAAACTGATAAAGTTAGGGGATTATTGTGTGGTGTCTGTAATAGACGACTTGGTTGGTATGAAAAGAACAAACTTAACATTTTCCAATATCTAAATCGGCCCGATTTTAGAAACGACATAGAAGATGTGGCATAAGTTAAGTGGCAGTATAAGAACACAGTTTCGAGATTTAGTGGTGTGCCAAGAGGGCGAACCTAAAGATGGGCCAGTTTTAATTAGTAATTACTACAGGGTCAATAAGGTAAATAAACAGTTAATGTATTATATTGTAGCAGAGCACTCACAAAGAAGTGTTAATAAAATATACATTAGAAATGAGGCTTATGATAAATGGGGAAAGACAGAAAAGGGATTTGCTTTGGTGGTAGATATCATCGATGAAAATTGTGTAATACAAGAAGTATGCAGTATACAGGAAGCCATCAGTGAAATAAATCGGAATATGGTATGATAGAACTTCATCAGCATGTGGATGGTTCAATACCGACCACATTTATGTGGGAAAGATTAAAGAAACATGGGTTACAGCCATGTGAAGAGTTTGAGAAATTTGAAGAAATGATATATGCCACAGATAATGAAACATTACTCGATTATTTGAATCGTTTCCATACACCAATGTGGGTGACGCAATTTTATGGGAATATAAAAGACGCCATAGGGGTGATAGCACGTGATGCATATAATATTGGTGTACGTACTTTGGAATTAAGGTGGTCACCAATCATTCATACATTTGCCGATCTTTCAGTACGACAAACCACACGCGCAATCTTAGATGGTATGAATAAATTTAAAGAATCACACCAAGATATGAAACTTGGATTAATCATCATCTCAATGAAGCATCATGGACCACATATAGCTAAAATATTAGCACGCGCTGCTTCGTCTGAGGCACAACATCTGCATACTGGATGCGGAGTAGTTGGGTTTGATCTTGCGGGAGCGGAACGTCTATTCCCACCCAGGCTTTTTAAAGAAGCGTTTGATCTGGCACGTATTGGTAAGTTACATTTAACGTGTCATGCTGGTGAGGATGGCCCACCAGAGAATATCTGGGAAGCGATTGATATTCTTGGTGTAGAACGTATTGGGCATGGGTGCTCAGCCATCAGAGATAAAGAATTAATGAAGAGGATGGCTAGAGACCAGATATTAATTGAATGTTGTGTTACTAGTAATTATCATACTGGTGCGGTAGCACAAGATATTGTACACCCAATTAAAATTTTTCTTGAGCATTTAATCCCAGTTAGTATTTGCACTGATAACCCGATCATCAGTAGGACTAACATAGTAAAAGAATGTGAGAAAGTTGATAGTATTTGTGGCCCAGTATCAGAACATATAATGAATCGTGCACTTAACCATTCATTCATAGGGAGGTGATTATGTTTGAAAAATTAGATGATATTCGTGAAGTATTATTAAATCTTAAGGATGACGCAATGAAGAAGAATGATTTAACAGAGAATATGGATAAACTTGCTAAATTCACAGAAGAATTGGGTGAGTATATTAAACAAAGAGGAGGTAATCGTGCTCGGGGCAAGAATACGAAGGCTACTCAAATTACAAAATAGTATTATTATTCTTTCCGGTTCCATCCATTCGCCTAATTATAGCCATCGTTTTAAAAAATGGTACCCAAAACAGAAAGCACAACATGAAAACCAATGTAAGGGGTTTGAATTATTATTGCGGTGTATTAATGAAAATGCTCAAGTTTTTGTTGATCTAGATCTTTTAGATAATAAATATGGGAGATAAAAGATGATAGACTGGATTGCATTTGGTGTACTTATTGGTGGGTTTATTTTGTTTCTTTATAAATTTATCCCAAGACATTGGGGTGGTATCAAGTGGTTTGATAAATTTTAATGGCTAATGTCGATGTTTTTGTTTATGAGGGACTAAGTAGACTTTTACTTATTATGAATGGTATGGCCGCAGAAAATGCACAAAATAAAAGTATTGGTATAGCAGACATTTATACAGAAATAGATATTATGAATGTTATTAATAATGAAAAGATGATGTATGTTGCAAACACTACATCTATTAGTATGATGATAAACTAGGGAGGCAATATGGATAAAATGATATCACCAAAAGTAATTAAAGAAATTAAAAAACTAAAGGCTGAGATTTCGAAAAGAAGGGATCGCCTAAGAGAAATATATATAGACATTGAAGAAATATTAGATTCGGGAGATCGTGCAATAGATGCACTAGAGGTAGCAATTGAATCTTTGAGTGAATATTCATGGTAATATCTCTTTGGATATTGGTTGTAATTGTTTTAGCTATTGCAGCTTTGGTATGGTGGATGACAAGTATACATTATAAAGGTATGATTGATAATATGATCACCAAAAATCAACAATTGATTGAACGTATGAAGAGATCGGAAGAAATAATTCTGCATGATCTATTGCAACTTACGCCAGATGATGTAATGGTTTTACGTAAAAATATGGAGGAACAAGTAACTAAAGATACACAATGAATTTGTTTATAGGTATATGTGGGTTGGGTATGTGGATATTGTGTGGTTGTATGACTAGTTTATTTGTGTATTTATTGGATAATGATAGAGCTTCTAGAGATTATATATACTTTACCAACTTTTATATTTGCTTTATATTGTTATTTTGGCCCGTAATTGTTTATCTCTTCTTCCAGTTTTTATATAGTATGTTTGTTATTAAAATAACCACTAGGAGGAAACGATAAACAATGTTGGTAGATGAGTTTATCGCAAAGTTTAAGGAAAAATATGGTATGGTTGGTATTGGGAAAACATCATTTAATCGATTAATGACCAACATATCTTTAATTGATTTATATAAAATATCACAAGATATGGATATATACACATGTTCATGGCATAATATGTGTACATCATATTACGATTTTCATCATATATTAAATGAATTATATAGGAAATTTTATTCTGATATACCCATTAACTCAATGATTGATGACCAATCATTAAATATATTGATTGAACTGATTAAAGATACCATGGGTAATGATGATAGTTTGTGGAATCATGGTAAAGTAGCGCCAGATGATATACCACGTGTTTTTATACAAACAGCAAAAAATACGAAGTTTGAATTTAGTGATTGGATACGTGGTGGCGCAGCCACTAATCTACTATATCAACCACTAGGGTTAATAGCAGACAAATTTTTAACGATGGAGTTTATGAATAGGCATGCTTCTAATGTTGGAGTTATATTGAATTGGGATGCTAGTTTCATGGATATAGATTGCAGTAAATATAAGTTAATGGTGATTGATAGATGGGATGCCATAATTGATAGATTAATTAAAAAATTTGGTGGTGATAATAAAAAATTGCCACGGTTTTGTTATGGATTTAATGATTTTTATTTATTACGCCCAATCACAGTAACCATACTTAGAGATAAGAAAGTGCCAGATGAAATATATAAATGGTTTTGTTTGTGGCACTTTAGAAGAATGTGGGGCAGCACGCCAAGTGATGAGTTATTTGCGAAGGCAATATGTAAATCATGGGATAGGTTTCGTGAAACTCTTCGCCAGGAAGGATACCAAAGAAACCATATGTTTAATTGCTTAATGCGAATGTTGCAACAGCTAAAGACCGTACCACTTACTAAAGATCAGATAGGCGATTTATATCCAGTGTTAGTTAAAGCCGCCATAAAGAAAAATGATAAAACTGCAGCTACATTTTTGCAGGGCCTATGATTAGCCCAAAAATAATAGAAGCAGCCATACTAAATAAAAATATAAGTTTGGGGTCTATTTATAAATATATAAATGAAGTTTCTTCTTTGGGTATTAAGGGGATTTGTTTCCCTTCGTCATTTGTAAATATCATAGAATTGCGTGAATTTATCGAGGATTCAAGTTATAGGAATAAATTTGATATTATTGGTGTAGTAGGATACCCAAATGGTGACACATCAATTGCTTCCAAGCTTACAGAGATATCAGATCTTTGTGGATTTGCATCTATATTGGATATTGTGATCAATCCAGTGTATATGCAGAGTGAGATGTGGGATTGTGTACGCACAGAACTAATTGAGGTATTTTTATCTACTAATGCAGAGATCCGATGGATAATAGAAACTCCGACATTAACAGAGAAACAAATTGTTACAGTCACTAATTTAATACTAGAAACTGGAGGTAATATTAAAACCGCTTCAGGTATAAAGGGAGGCACAAGGAATGATCATGTTTTATCAATTCGAGACACCATAAGAAGCTCTGGTAAAAAAATAATAATTAAAGCAGCTGGGGGCATCAAATCTCATAGTGATGCATTGGTGCTAGTTACTTATGGTGCTGATATATTAGGTTGTAGTAATCCTTCTTTAATCCTGTAAATTAATAAATAGAGGTAATAATGGAATATTTTATATTGGGTATTGCGTATCTGTTTCTTATGGTGTCGGTTGTTATTTGTATAACAATACTGAAGATGATTGAATATGTGTTTTCTTGTTTGGTAAATATAGTGAACAAAATTAATAAAACTATACGAAGGAGAAAGAATGGTTATATTTGAGTCATTGTCTAAAAGAGTACAAGGAATAGTTAGTAAATACATGTTATCCAAGAAGGCTCTAGATAAGGCCGAAATAATGAATAAAAAATGTAGGGAAGTTTTAATTAAAGAATTGTGTGAAAATCATGGGTTGTTATCGGAAAAAATTGTATTCACAAAAGAAAAACTTGAATTGAGTATTGCTGGTAATTCACGTACAGACACTGCTTGGGCTAAAGTATGGCAGGAATTTGATAAAACTTTTTATCCCCTCATTGAAAATGATGATTTTCTATCAGGGGAATATTTGAAATTGCGGCGTACTGCGGAATTGAACAACAAAAAGTCTCCATATCTGCGATGGGAGATACGACCAAAGAACGGTCAAACAGAGGAGTGATATATGGAACGAAATAATTCTTCATTTGATGTGAAAATTAACGTTGATTTATATATGAAAATAAAGGCACAGGCTGGGAATGATGCTGAGTTTGCAGCAATGCAGATTCTTGTGGATAAATTGCTCAAATCAGAAATAGTATATCGTTTTGATCCTAGGGTGATTACTACTACACCTACAACGGAGGATGTGAATGAGGGTAAACATTGATGCAGCAATCTTTCTGCCAGGATATATGGCTGATGGCAGTGAAGATATTAATGTACCGCTATTAGCAATAGATCAGATTGATCGGCTAATCAGTTTATATCATGGTGATAAATGGGCACCACTTTATCCATATATTGGTGAGGCTCTTTCGTTGATGCGATCTGAGTATGTGTGTGATAAAACACCATTGATTAATAAATGGGTACCCATAATATCTAAATGTGATCACAAACAATTGGACAATATATTATGTTTGTTATTAATGAAATATGGATGGGACATCCCACAAACAGTGATTGACCGATATAAACAATATGCAAATGTTTTATCGGTAAATATACAATATAGCGATTCGAGTGGTTATAAGGGAAAGGGTGAGTTTTCTCATAGAAATGCTAGAGATTCTAATGATTTTGAGTTATCCCGTATATTGTATCAAATTGATCATAAAAATTGTGTTGATCATTTAATATACACTGCTGAATATTGTTTAAGCGTAATAAAAACCATGCCCAAAATAGATATTACTAATATGCTCGAGTTATTATCCCCTAAATATGATACGCCATCTTATTTAAAGCTGTATGCTGAATGCGTAAAATCACTTGTTAATATGTGCATATTGTCTTCATATATAAATATAATCATTGATATACCAGAGCAAATTTTAAATTCAACACCATTTAAATTGTGTTTATTACAACAACCACAAGAATTATTGAATTATTATAGTGGTAATATGTCAGTTGTCAATCGATTTATTCTGGGTATGGGCAAGAAAATACCAGGATATGCTGATAAGAAAACTCTCACATCATTGATGGGCAAACTTGTGGATAGTAATATCAATATGTCAGGAATATCATTAATAGGTATCCCAGAGATGCACGAACAGATTACTTCATATAATTATGGCAAAACCGTATTGGGAATCAATCCATCTGTATCAGATTATTTAAACTTACATAAACACAGAGACATTTCGGTACAAACTTGGTATTGTGGTGCTTTGGCACTGGGGAATGATGGTATGAGTGTTATTAATAGAAACATTATATTAAAAGTATTGGCTGGTATATGGCGAATGAATGTTGCTAATTATACATATGCTCCGATTAGGTATGTTGCAGAGATCGCAAAGAGAATTGGCGCAAATATGGATGATGTATTGGGTTCGTCTTATTCAATGAAGATGTCTAATTTGTCATGGGCCTTAAAGGATATGCCAGTATTATATGAAATGGGCATGTCTATTGGGCCACTCACGACCAATATGATCAGTATTTTTGTCATTAAACGCGCACAAAAGGCCCAAGCAGTAACTGGGCTACAACAAATGGTGGAGAAGATCAATGGCGACAAATAAGAAGAGTGATCCATTAAGTGGTATTAAGGGTAATATCCCAGCATCTGCTCCATGGATAATCCTTGGAATTAATGCAGTTGCAGCAATTATAGTACTTATATCGTATTATAAAAAAGAAGTAGATCGTGCTTTTATGGTGCCATATACACATGTACATTATATTGATCTTAATGGTAAATATATATGTGGAGATAAATACATTAACAATAAACACATTTGTGATGGTAGGTTTTTGAATATAAAGGCAGAGGTTCCAGATCTCAATACTTTTCTAAACCTTGGGTTTACAAAAGAACAATGGGATAATACACAGAAAGTACTTAAACAGTTTAAGTGTGAAGGGCCTAGTAATGCGGAAGGAAATTGATAATTTCCTATTACAAGTAGCTTTTAGTATATATAGGTATGATATACATGAGGATATATCAATGTTATTAAATGATTTAGAGGATTTATGGGTAGATATTGAGCCCATTAGAGATGTCAGTCAAATTTATATTGGGCCATTAAATACACAACCAATATACAAATATACAGTCGATGATGCTTTTTCATCTATATCCTATTTATTGTATCAATATCGACATGATATATATAAATCACCAACTTATGTACCAGATCCACTAATTGAAAGCATAAGACATATCAAACACGATTATGTGGCTTGTGTTTTGCTTGTTCTTTATTTTTTATATGGTGAACGTGTTCTTACGCATATAGGATTGATGTATAGGTTACAACATCTCGAATGGACTAATTTAATTAGTGTGCAACAATATACTACCGCAGTATGTGGACATAAAAGGCTTGATCAATTTAAACACACAATCCCAATGTTTAAAAGGATTTTTGAGGCATTATCGTTGATTACTAATGAAGTGGCAAATAATAGAACATATGGGATTAGTGAAATATTTAGATATATTTATAATGGGCAAGAGTTACCAATAAAAGTACCGCTTAATTTAGTGTCGCATCCCTCTATTAAGAAGATGTATTTGCGGCATATTTTGCATAATCCTGAAGATGTTCGATATGTTGATGTGTTTAATGAAATATACACCAGTTCTAGTAGGTATGAGAGATTGGCAGTATATTATTTCAGTCAATCTATTGGTGGCGCATATATATTGACTAGTAATTATTCAACAAAATTGTCTAGTTGGTATAAGGGCGAATTAGATGAAAAACAATTAGATGGTGTTTTTGATGATATACTTGTGGAGGAGAAGCGAACATTTGAGGAATTGGGGCAACTTGGTATTGGTATAGCAGTTGATGCCAATATCAGGCTAACCAAGAAACGGTTTTCTAAAATTAAGCGTTGTGTAGAAAACCGAGAAATCGCTGAATATAAAGAATTAGCTGGGCCATTTTTGATCAGGGACTCATCAATGATCGCATGCAAAATATTACGGAGGCAGATACATGACTAATGTGGATATCGCACTAATAAGTGGGCATGATTTAAAGAACGACAACATCGATTTATTACGTGCGATTGGTACTAATGATAAAATAGAGCCACATTCACAACTATTAAAATTGTTTGAGCATTATAAGTATGTATTGTCGTCAAATGGACGACAAGATACAGTGGTATATCGAGCGTCAATGATATGGGTATATTCTGAATTTTATAGAATGTATAAATCACGTACCATATATAGAGAATCAATGGATAAATATGATAATCCAAATGAGACGTTTTTTAAAGACTTTTTATTAAATGTTGATCCAATGCTTATATCGTTGGCATTTAATAGTGTGTCATATTTATATTTTTGCACAAAAGAGTATATATTAGTAGAAAAGATAATAACTAGACTAAAATTTTTGTCTGCTATATGGCAGAGATATACAATGGACATACGCAAACACACTATTACTCTACCAGGCCCATACATTCTTGAGGCAATTTGGGTTAAACATCTACCAACGATCGACAAAATAAATGATACGAATAATTTCCCATCATTTTTACCACGTCCATTTATTGTTTGTTTGGGTGATTTGCTTGTTGCAGCAAATCTGTTTGAAACAGATACTCCATATAATCCAATACCAGATTCAGGCAATTATTCTGTATATTTGCGAATATGTATGACACATATTAAAAATATTACTGACCTGATAACTGTATTGCAAAGAATAAATTCAACAGTTTTTGATTTAGATTCAGTATTTAGAGGACTTCATTGGGAGTGTACGCATAAGGATTTATGTGAGAGATTACAGCCATCAAAGACTGGGTATTACAACCCGCATGTGTGGCTAATACTTTCCTATTTGTGTCATAATGGGCAATTAACTATTACTGCACGTGAACCTCATGTATGGAATGTATCAGAACGATCATTAGGGCAGGCTATGTTTGATTATCATGCATATCATAATAAGGATAGTATATTTAAATTTTTAAACCTTATACAATATAATAAAAATAGATCATTTAATACTCACAGCAAGGAGACATTTATAGGGTTAATAAAGAAATATAGGGAATTTGGTATGGCATTAGATGTCAAGAAGTTAAAGATTAAAAGAGGTATACTACTTAACTTTTTGGCAGCTGGGTTTGGTGATATTTTTTGTGTAGATTGATATTTTGAAAGGGGGTGGAGTAGTTGAAGTATTTTTGTGTGTATTGTAAAACTGAATGTGTTGGGCCAAAGTGTGAATCATGTGGTAATGATGTGAAACAGTATGAAAATATTGTTAGAGTAACACCATTGCGTCGTCATAAGACCCCTGGTGAACCAATGATTCAATCAGATGAGATTGAAAATATCCGGGATGGGCCAACTATTGGTGTGAGTGCTGTATTAAAATTTCATGGAGAAGGATTAGTACCGAGTAAGACCCTTATAATATTTTATCCTAGTGGTGTTAATGCATTAAATTACCCGATATTGCTTCAATTTATATCACTTGGGTATGATGTGTCTGTCATGTTTTATGATTCATCGGTGGGGCAGTACTTCTAATTATTGTATTACCATTGTGCCACACTATCCTAAGGAGAGTTCATGCCGACAATTGGTAAGGTTAAGGAATTGATCCGCACAGTAATAATGAATTCACCACAAGTTTCAATAGGTTTATGGGGAGCCCCAGGTTTAGGAAAGAGTAGTATTATTAAACAAATTTCAAAAGAAAACAAGATGCGATTTATTGACATTCGGCTGGCCCAATTTGAACCTAGTGAGATACGTGGTATCCCCTATATGAAAGATGGGGTGAGTAAATGGGCACGTGCGGACTTCCTGCCTATCATCAATGAACCTACTATATTGATGTTTGACGAATTTTCATGCGCAGAGCCATCAGTACAGAATGCGGCTCTGCGTATAGTTTTAGATCGTAGTTTAGACAACTGGGAAGCCCCACCACAAACCCGCATTATTCTAGCTGGTAATAGGCGCGAGGATTTCGCATATATCAACGAGCCTTCCGTACCATTCAAGACACGGTTAGTAAATTTTATTGTAGAATCATCTCTACAAGATTGGAAAGCATATGCAAAAGATACTGGGGTTGCCACCCAGATTATATCGTTTCTTGATTATCAGCCAGACCTTCTCTTAAAGCTGATGCCGGATCAATATGCAAGCCCAACTCCACGCACTTGGGTAATGTTGTCTGATGTTCTTACTGGGGCTCTCGGTGATAAATGGATGAACGTTGATAAGAGATCCTTAACAACTGTTAATGACCTGGCATATGCATGTGTTGGTGAAGGTGCTGCGGTCAGTTTCGTAGCATATTTTGAGACGTTTGCTAAAGTCGATGTGCGGGCGATTGTTGAGGAAGGTAGAATCCCCGATGGATTTAAAAGTATGGAACTATCAAATCAGTTTGCCACTGTGTATGCGGTTCTTCATTATGCCAATAAACAAACGATGTCACACAAGATTGCAAAACATCTTGTCATGTTTCTGGAAGTAATACCACCAGAATTTCAAATGAAGTTTATCGTGGATGTAAAAACCTCATTCCTGGATAAAGTGGTAGAGATTCAAGAAGACAAGTTTAAGCCAATCATCAAGAAAATAATGAATCTGTTGCAGCAAAAATAGTAAATTGGGTGGGGCAGAAATGCCCCACCCAACCACTTTATGCCCCAGGAGGGTTAATGGTAACCGTTGTCACTGATGCCAAAGAGATGATGAGTGCAGCAAAGATCCAACTGTTAAGAGATCATCCATTTTGGGCCACGATATTATTGTCTCTTCCAATCATAGAAACAGAATCAGTATCCATCATGGGAACAGATGGATATAATTTATATTGGAATGCAAATAGAATAAAGTTGCTGGGATCCATTGAAAATATCAAATTTGCATTATGCCATGAAATAGTTCATGTCATTATGGATCACATGCAAAGGGGGATGAATAAAGACAAGCAATTATTTAATATCGCAGCGGACATCGTTGATAATCACCTACTAGAGAAGAACAGTATATCATTCAATCAACGAGATACAGAGATATCTTTGTGGAATGATGCCGCACTTGTCAAAATCCAATCTATGAAAGATATAAAATTAGATGAGGTGGTTGCTGAGGAAGTTTATAAGGTATTACTGGAGAAAGCTAAAAAAATAAAATGTAATTGTGGTGGCAGTGGGAATAGCAAGGATAGCCAGAGTGTATCTGATGATGGTGATGGTGATGGTAGTGACGGAGATAATAAATGTCCTATACATGGCAATCCTTCAGGATTTGATACACATATTCAGAAACAGAGAGAAGATCATGAAAATACAAAGGTTAAACATGCCATTGTAAAAGCTACACAAGTTGCCAGGGCCGCTGGGCAGGGTAAATTACCCGCTGGACTGGATAGATTGATCAAAGAGATATTGGAACCACAGGTTGATTGGTGGGTGAGACTAAAGAATTTAATGGAATCCAAGTGTCGTGGATATCAACGTACTAAACTTTATCCTTCAAAGAAGTCTCATGCTATTGGGTTTTTCATGCCATCATCATATGGTACACAGGTTGGTGATATAGTTGCAGCCATTGATACCAGTGGTTCAATAGATGACAACATGCTACGAAGGTTTCTTGCTGAACTAATTGGTATGGCGCATTTATCTAAACGTACCTACATAATGACATGTGATGCCAATGTACATGAATTTATTGAGGCCAATTCACTGAATGTGTGGCAATTGCCTGGCAAAATTAAATTTAAAGGAGGTGGTGGGACAGATTTTCGGCCAGTGTTTAAGCGTGTAACAAAAGAGAGGATAAAGCCAAAGGTATTGGTATATTTAACAGACACTTTTGGTTCATTCCCCTCTAAAAAACCAGACTATCCAGTATTATGGGTGGTTGTAGGAGGTGCGAGTAAGGTGCCATTCGGTGAAGTCATACCGGTACGAGAATAACTAATGGCGCGAAGACATTATGCTGTTTATATGCTAGTAGGTGACCCAAATGTATTTGTATATACATCAACAGACAACGACAATACACTAGCATTACTAGAAGATTTGGGGTTTACACATCAATATACTGCATTTGCATATGGGTGGGATTGTACTAAAGGACACCTTTACAGTGTACCAAAATATTTTAATATGGTGACTACAAACAGAATGGTGTTATTGGTACGAATTAATAATGATACAGATGTTAAAATAAGAGAGATATATAAGGAGGTCTGTATTGTTAAAGGTGTGGCTCGGAAGAGATGGTATGAGCATTATAGTGCAAAAAATGAAAATTTGCTCTAAGTGTAAAGTTGAAAAATCTAAAGATGAATTTTATAAGGATGCGCGAAAGAAAGATGGGGTACGATCTCAATGTAAGCCTTGTGTGAATGCGAATTCAGAAAAATATAGGGCCACACCTATAGGCAAGATATCTATGAAGAAGTGGAAGAAAAAATATGAGGCTACACCCAAAGGTAAATTGGTTACACAGAAGTCTAAGAAAAAATACCAGACATCACCAAATGGGAAGAAATCTATGGCGAAATCTGGTAAAAGATGGAGACTAAAACGTGTCTATGGTATTACCATCGAACAGTATGATAACATGTTAAAGGACCAAGAGTATGTTTGTGCTATTTGTGGTACTAATGATCCCAAACCATTAGGTGGTTTTTGTGTGGATCATGATCATATTACAGGAGAAATAAGGGGATTGCTTTGTGCACTGTGTAATTCCGTTTTGGGTTATGCTAGTGATTCGGTTGAAATTTTAGAAAAGGCTGTTAATTATTTGATGGGGAGGAAGGAGGCAAAAAAGATTGAACAAGACGGAAACTGAAATTCAGTTTGATCCAAAGAAGTATAAGTGTATTAGATGTAAAGCGCCAGCAGATATTATTTTCAAAAACATGTTGCCGTATTGTTTCCTACACGAGCCAGCGGAATCGAAAGCCGCTAGGCAACCCAAGGAGGATGAGATGAACGAAGTAGCCAGTACTGTTGATGAGACCACAGGAGCAGCAGTAGTAACCACCATCGAGTCTGCTACTGGAGTAATGGCTAGTGAGAACGATGGATGGACTGTTTATGCTAAGGATGGATCAGTATTATGTGGCGGGTTTCCACTCAAGAAGGATGCGTCTGCGTGGGCAGGTACGGAGGTTAAGGCACAGCGTTTGAAGGCTGGGCAGTATAAAATCAAGAAGTAATAAATAAAGGAGGGTAGTATGAAACTACACACACACAAATTACGAATATTAAATGCGTTTAATACTGATGATTTAAAGATTTTAAAAGGAGTCAACACTGAGGTTGAAGAAATAACACCAACAATTAAAACAATGATACGAAATATGCATTATACCCTAGAAAAGAACCCTACTGGTGTTGGTTTGGCTGCTCCACAGGTTGGTATCAATAAACGCATATTTATAATACATTATGCTGGACGTAAGATGATATTTATTAACCCGATTATTTTACATAAAGATACTTCTATGAAAATAATTAATGAAGGATGTTTGTCAGTACCTGGTATCAATATATTAATTGCCAGAAATGAAAATATACGAGTATCATTCACCGATATAAATAATAACAGAACTACTAATTGTCCTCTCAATGGATTTTTGGCTAGGATTTTCCAACATGAATATCATCATTTGGAGGGCCGACTAATAGCGGATTTCTCAACAGAGAACAATATTACAATATAAATATGAATATTATTTTATTGTGTATCAATAGGTTTATACCACACTAAGGAGAAATACATGGTTAAAAATGGTGAGTTGACTATTTTTCGTACTGTATATGTAGAACGAGTAAAAGGTGTAGCCAGCAACCAATTTCGTGTCACTAGATGTGTAAATATGCATAGCCCACTACCTGGTGACTTCTTAACAGAAGCTCAGTATGGGGAGCTTGTCCAGAATAAATTTATTAGGGTTATTGCTGATGCTGATGGCAAAATTACTAATAAAGTATGACACAGCTTGAAATGATTGGGTTTAGAAAATTACATGGTACGGAATGGGTATGTAATTCGTGTGAACGGTTAGTTTCATTCCCAGATTTAGACTGTCTATTGGAACATCTAAAAATTACACACAATATACAAGGGGTTGACATTGATGCCGATGGAGGAGCCTGGATTACAACGACCACTAACTAATTCAGAATTAATTTGGATTGCTGGTCACGCTAGAGTATTTGCTGGTCATTGTGTCGATCCTACTTTAAATAACATATCGCGACATTGGTTTATTAGTAGAGAACTATATTATATTTTTATATATTTTTATGGCGCAGTATATGCAGACCATAAAATGAAAGGGTGTAAAGTTGATTGGTAAGACAAAATTAGAGATAGACTTATTAGAGAATTTTATAACACGAGTATTGATATTTAATGACTTTTTGAATGACATAAATACATTTTCAACGTATAATGTATCAATTATTTTGTCATATATGACAATTTATGTCACAACATTGCACAAATTATTATTAAATATGTGTGGAGAAGCAACTCAGATTAACAAATACTCTAGGGAGGCGAATGTTGGGCAGTGAAATATTTGCGTTATTATCAATTAAGGACTTAGCGGAAGATTTAATTAAAGTATTTCAACATGGGCCTGGGTATAAAAAATCTAAATTAGTCGGTGGTTCAGACCATGGCAAGTGTAATAGTACTGCATTTGTTTCAATTAGTGGGGAAGGATTACTGCATTGTACTATTGTTGAGGAAACAATTGGAAGGATGAAATATTACATAAATACTTATCTTGCGATAAAATAGTTATGGAAGACAAACCGAGTAAACGTATTTCGGCTTTTGTGAAGCGTGCTGAGGCATATACTATCAATTCAGATCATATTAGATATAAGCATGTAGCTATGGTCATAGGGCGATCTTTTCTGTCAATTGCCACCAATGTTCAAGGGAAAACTTGTCCCATGCCCTCTTCTTATGGTAAAATTAAGGATAAGGCTCATGCAGAGATGAGGGCCTTAAACTGGGCATCACATACTAAGGGCGCAACACTTTTGTCTATTAGGGCTGGTCTAAAGAATGCTAGGCCATGTAAAGGTTGTTTGCAACTGGCCCGTGATTGTGGTATTAAGGATATAGTGTATTCAAATGGTGGAAAGATGTACACAATTAAATTAAATGAGGAGAAATGAGGGTATGCAACTTGTATTAGATAATTATTTAGGCGGAGCAACCCAGGAAGTTACTATTTTTACCCGGACTGAATATGAAAAGATATTATTAAATTATTTATCAAAACACCCAGATAATTTCGTATCCGTTAGGGGTAATAAGAGTTATACTATTGAGCTTGGTGCTGATGATTGGTATTCAGTATACGAAATCACCAATCCAACTAATAGGCAATCAATGTCTTTAGATGCGGCAATCCAATATGTATACGAGGAGACAATATTTAGAGATAAAAATTGATGATTGGAAGAAAGTAAAACTAACGCAAAAGCAAGAGGAAGTGTTAGATAGAAGAAGGAAATCGGGGTATATAATAACTAGATCATGGCGCACGAAGTATGCCAAATGGGTACGTGTGGACATACTTAACATAAAAACTGGGGCAACTAAGTCTTTGTATTGGCATAATAATATGTGGCAAATTGCTCATTAGTATTGTTTGTTTGAGTTACATAAATACTCACTACGGAGGTTATTATGCCCACAGTTAAGGTAGATCCTAAAATCGAATATCAGAAACAACTTGATGACGCATTTGAGGAAGTAATCGGTGATTTAGAGTCTACACGTAAGACCCTCAAGGACAAAGTAGAAGAGATAGCGACAGCGACCAAAGAAGAATTACTTAAACCCAAAAAGTAGGCTATTATCAGTCCACAACCCGGAAAGGTAGGTGGTAATGGGTATATCTATGTCTAACATATCTATCTCTGAGCCGTCTAATGATGACAAGGAAAAATTATTCCAAGAAGTTTATGATCAAATCAATAAACGCGGTTTACCAGTAAAATTTCCCCCATCCTTACTTTCATTTTGTACCACGGATGATATTCGGCAGGAATTCATGGTCGGGGTTGTAAAACGTCTCAAGAAAGTCAAGACTTTCAAAGAAGGTACTGGTACAAGTCCTTGTTTAGGATATCTATTAGATGGTGGTGTAAAGAGTGTTCAGGACTACATAAGAAAAATTTGTAATCGTAATTTACTCCCCCATTGTTCATGTAAGATATGGGCGGTAAAGAAATATGATAAATGTCCTAAATGTCATGGTCCAATTGAATATACAACAGTATTTGGAGAAGAGGTTTTATCTGGAACAGCACGACAATCGGGTACAGATAAAATAGTTGAGTCTAAACTTGAAGTTGAGAAATTTAGAGAATTTTTAGGGAAACAAAAAGCCAAGAAGGCCGTTGATTTATTTAATATACTATGTGGGAAAGATACTGGGCCATGTATTACATGTGGTGGTACTTGTAGTGGCAGTATATCTGATTTTGAATTTCGTAGAGGTAAATGGCGCTCCGGGTGCATAAACATTAACAAGAAGGTAGGAGCATATTGGGGAGTATCATCTGCAAGAATTGGTATCATATTTGCTCAATTAACTAGTCTCGCTAATAAATTTATAGGGCAAAAATAAAATGAGAAAATCTACTGCATATTATCGTACGATGATGGCACTTAATAACATTAGTCTTATACCAGTTAATAGTAAAGCAAATTATCATGCAACGATCGCACATAATGCAATTGTCGAGGTATTGGAGGGATTACCAGAGAATCAATCAATTTGCCACCCATCTATAGATCAATTTGTCATAAAGGCTGAGAAATGGGCGAAACTGGCAAAAAGGAGATGGGAACAAGAATCAAATGAACCGTGACATTCTTGACCCCAAGATATTTAGTAAGTGTAATGGGTGGAAGGATGTAATAGGAAATATCAATAAGGCCAAAAATCATCAAGAGTATTTTATAGTACCCCCGCTTGAACACTTGATGCCAGATACGGTCCCAAAGAAGGCCCGATGCGAATCCTGTGAAATTGAGTTCAATCGTTATCAGGTATCGATCCGGGTTAGACGTTATAGAATTCAACAGAAACAACAGGAAATACTAAAGAATTATATAAATGCATATCATGCCAGTATATCTGGTGAAATAATCCTCCCACAAACTATAGTAGATCAATTGCGCAAGGTGATTATTGAAAATGGGGGCGGTCTTGAAAAAGCGAAAGAGGATGAAATCACTAGCACATAATATATACACAGCACAAATAATAACCCTACTTGGAGATACCACTGACAATATAGGGATAATAATTAGTGATAGGTTGTATGATAAAATCTTAGCGTTAGAGGTAAAATTTAATGATTATTATTGGTATGGGTGGGATGGTGATAATGGATTCTAATATGGGCTCTAATAAAGATGTCGGTTTACAAATTAGAAGATTATTAGGGAATGCAATAATTTACTTATATGACAGTAATGTCGGGTATCCAGATCATATATTTAAACGAATACATAGTATTAAAAATTATGTAATACATATTACATATGATGTCAATAAGGCAATAAACTATCATGTTTTATCATAAGGCTGATATATTATATAATATAATTATTTATATAAAAAAATCAATATCAATCAGTACAGATATACCACTAAGCAAGGGATTAAGAATAAGGATATCTCAATTAAAATCTTATTGTTGGGAAGTTTACTGGTCGAGGTGGAGATAATGTATAAACAAAGTGTTTTTTGTGATCAAATTAATAAAACTAGTTTGACAATTTTCGATGCTATTGATCGTCTATCTGATATCAGAGATCTTTTAAATGATGCGTACAATTATACAAATAACTGCGTTATTGTGCGAGATGATCGATATCAGAATATCATTATTGTTAGCTCTTTTATAGATAGGAAAATAGAGGGGGTAAGTGGTAAAATATTTATGTTAGAAGATAATTTATATAAAGTGATTGAAGAAGGACTAAAATAGATATGCCTATTGTTGATCGTCGTAATCCCTATATTAAACGTTATAGTAACTTAATTGCATTACGTGATATTAGGCAGCGATTATGGTTCACTTATGGTATATGTTGTGGTATAACAGTTGGTGATCTTCGTAATCCTTTATCTATTAGATATCATATTTCTATAATTGTACATAATATATCAATGATAATTGAAGACCGGGAAATAAATGCATATAAATATAGAGACATGCAGTTTGAATTAGATAGAAGGAGGAAATAATATGGCTATTCCACCGAAATTTTTGATTGCACCAGAATCAATTGAAGATACTGCTGATTTCTTAGCAAATACTTTTTTCCCCAAGGGAGATATTGACCCAGTTAATCTCCAAATTGTTATGCAGTGGATTATGGCTAAGGAGCTTGATGATGAGGAGGTTGTGATTGCTTTGGAAAAATTATATAGAAGGATGATGTTTAATGCACGAGGGTAAAGATACGTGGCATCATTTATATGAGATGTGGATGAATATATTAAATTGTTATGCCCTTTTTAGAAATGATAATTATCATTTGATGACTCGTTATCGCGGCTTATATAAAGAAATAAAGCATCTTGAAGATAATATATATGGGTTATATATCCATCATCGGCTACGCGTGATGAATAATGTAGGCAAAGAAAAGAAGGAAAATAATAAAGCTTCTGATTTTCGTAGGAAAGAAGATATAAAGGAGCAGCTAAATGAATGCCAGGTATTGGAGGGGAGATATGGGCAGGATTATACGGATAGACACAGGTAAAAATAGTACGATATATCCATTAAGATGTGCCATGCATGATACAATATTTATGTTAAATAATGCTGGGATAGAAGTACATAAGAATCAATTATATAATAAATTGAGTAAAATTCGTGATGCCATGAGTAATTTTTATACTCACCAACCACAACGATGATGAAATCATATGGTACTATAGTTATGCCACCAGATAATATTGATTATAAATTTGTAGATCCCGCTATGAGAAATTTAATAAAGAAAATTAATATGAAATCATGGATTAAGACATGGGGATGTTGTGGTGGACCTGCCTCACATAGGGTAAATTCACATAAGTTTTATATTATATGTGAGGTGTTTAAACAAAATGGGGTTTATAATTTAGCTAAATGGCTTGGTCGTGCACATGAATTTGGGTATAAGGCCAAATATGAAAATAATACATTGTCTGATTCTGCTTTGTATTGGGCAGTTTTAACCTATCCAAATTTGCTTCATAAAGACAAATGGGCTGGTGCCAATTTTGGAAAAGATTGGTTTCAATTTTATTTAAAATTGAATTATATGTATAGACCAAATAGAAAAGCAACATTAGGTAGCATATTTTGTCTTGAAAATACTATTTGATGATCCCCATATAACGATAAAATAATAAATGATTCAAACACAATTAAAGCTTAAATTAACTAAGGCTTAAGAAACCCAAATTAGAGAGGTGTCTAATACCTAATGTCCATAAAAATTTATGGCTGAATTTACATCTCTACGGGAAGCGATTAAATATGCTAAGGTTGGGGGGCTTAGTGAATTACTGGTCCCCCCAGTATATGTTAATTTCATATCATTTGATAAGGTTGATATTACGATCGGATATTTTAATATTGGTGGTAAAACTGAACAAAGAAAACTTCAATTTAATGTCCCCCCTTATTTACTCCCCATCATCTCTCGTCTTTTTACTCATCGACCTACCACTTATTCCTTGTTAACATCATTATCTAATGATCTTGCAGTAAGGTGCTTAAATGATATATTTAGTAAATATACTGAAAATATATATATATTATATGTTAATGGTATTATTAGGTGTATGGTCCCAGAAAAGTACACATTTTTACCAAATGAATATATATTAAGTGGTATAATTAATAAAGACACCGAAGCTAATATAGTAAATATCTTGATGTGCGATCAGACCAGAATAATGAGAATGGTATATACACATGGTGAGCCAATAAAGACACAGGTTGGGATGATTAAGAAAGCAGTAGCCATATTGAATAGTGAGATTGGTATGTTGGATCACAAAACTATCAAGCGGTCCTCTATTGTTGCATATCCGGCTATATGGTATTCAGATATTGATAAATGTGCGATATTGAATGGTGATGACATACCATTTGCAGGAGTTAATCAATTAAACCAAAAACGTAATGACATATTATTAGATTTTGTTGTTGATATGGAGATGAGGAAATTATACGAAATAGTTACAGATATTCATATTAAAATGTTACAAGAACGGCCAAATGATAAGATCACCAGTATAGTGAGAGTGGCATTTAAAACTATTGACCCTTTATACTATAAGGTGTTATCTAAAATGTTAGACACTATGTCTGTATATGATTTGTATATTAATTTATTAAATAGAAGTAATTCATATACGCCACAGTTTAGAGTTAAAATTGAGAAACTTTGCGGACAAATTTATGGAGGGTTCTATGACAAATAAAGAATTGTATGATATTGTTAAAACTGAGGATGTTGATAAATTAGCAAGCGTTTTGCCCAATCATTATTTAGCTAGGGGTGAAAAGTTTGTATTGCCAGAAGGCAAGATGGAACATAGTAATATATTTAATGATATTAATAATATTACTGAGTTATCGGATTGGTCAACCATCAATTATAAATTATCTGGTAAATATTCAGATTATTTGTCTGTAATATTTTTACCTGATGTGCCAAACATACGATTAGAGATTAGGAATAAACAAATAGTTAGTGCATTGTGGGTTGTTAGTCTGGGTTTGTATGTAGATATAACACATAACATTTATTTTTTGAATAATATGCCCCTTGGACGGATGGTAGCTGCTGATGGGTATATCCACGGGGCGATTTTGTCTAAATTACCAGAGCTCGAATTGTATAAATTACTTACTTCACCAATTCCAGATGAACGGATATTAGAATGTGATTTTATTGTTACCTATGCTTCTTTTACTCAGTCCGTGGCAGATACTATTGATGATCTATTTGAGACATTTAGAAATGTTGGGTTTAAGACAGCGACTATGCTGAATACGACAATACCCAAATGGACGCGTACTATAGAAAGTGCTAAGTTAATGATTGGCGGTGGCAATTTACCATACAAATGTAATAAGATATTGACATCATATAGTAGTATGGAAATGATTCAACTTTTATCTATGAAAACATTGAACCAATGGGGTGTAACCACTAATATAGGGGCCAATAATTTGCTGGCGGTTCTTAATATCTCATGGGATACGATGATTGATGGTGGTAAAGTACGTATCATACCAGTAGTTGCATTTAATTTTGGTGGTGAGTTTGATACTAAAGACCAATATGTAACAATAGATAAATCAAATTATACACTTTACAAAACTTTCCCCAATTTTACTACTAAGGATATTGGTAATTATTGTGTTGGTGATATGTTTACTGGTACAAATGTAAATGATGTGTTGGTTTTAGACAAAAAGTATGGGAGTAATAAAACACCCTTCATCACATCTTCGTGTCCAAAATGTAAGCATAGTGTTGATATTAGTAATGGCAATATATATTGTATTAATCCTAGGTGCCCAACAGTCGTATTAAATAGTATTCAGGTGTGGATTGACAAATTTTGTCCGACAGTTGATAAATATGTGATGGCCGATTTTTTACACAGACATGATATAATTAACTTAAATGATATTTATACAGTCATAGATTCAATAGAGATAGTGGATAATGAATACAAATTAATATTTGAGGGAGTTCAAAAAAGTAGAGAGATGCCTGGTGAATTTTTAAATATCATTATTCCATTTTTAAATATCAAAGAATGCAACGAGATCATGAAAAATTTTAATAGTATGTATATAAATTTAATTACCAAGCACATTTTTACCGATACAACATTATCACGTATTGGGTTTGATAGTATCACCATCAGTAAACTTTTAGGATTTATGGAGACCAATAAAATTCAATTTGTCCGAACAATGTTTAAATATTTCAAGCAATCCCTTGACCATCCACTATATAATAAAACCTTTTTTATCGATGGTTTACTCTATGATAGAGATAGAATTAAATATGAAAACATTATAAATAAATATGGCGGTAGGGTTGTTTCACAGTTTGCTCCATATATTACTGGATTTATTTATGGCAAATTTGGTAATAGTGCTATAGTAAATACTGTTAGACAGTTGTCAACACACAAAGATGTTGCGATATATTCAGAAGAGGAGTTTAATAAGCTTGTTGAACAAGCGAATGGAGGTAGTAATTGATGCCTAGTGATGATGACAAGTTTGAAACTGCGATAGACCCAGGTGAGCCAGTTCCGGTAGTGGCTTCAGAGGAAGAGCCTACAGAGGAGGCTAATGAGGAGGGACCAGAGGCACAGATTATTGTAGACGAGGAGAGTGGTAAAACCTATATTGCGTTTGAGATTGATTCAGGGGATATAGAAGAAGAGACATCAGAAGAAGGAGAGGGAGAGTAATATGACTGATGAAGAATATGATGCATTACCAGGATTGACAGATGAACAGGAAGCACAAATAGCCGAATATCTTTTCCCAAGATATGAGGAAATCCGGGACGCACTGGTTAAGGAGGCAATTGGGAATTTAAATGTACAGCTTAGTGTGAAGGCAAAGGATGAAGTAGAAATGTTTATTGAATATCTTATTATGGATATACTAAAGGATCAATATGAGAGCGAGGAAGAAGGAGAAGAAGTAATCCCAAATTGAGATTGTTTTAAGTATCAATGTGCTAATTGTAACCATAAAAAGAAATAATAAGGAGAAGACTAAATGTCTAAAGTAACAGTATTGGTGGGAGGGGCCGCTGGATCAGAAGGCAAGGGCAAGATTGCCAATGTTATTGCTGACGACTATAGTGTACACGTGAGAACTGGGGCTCCTAACGCTGGACACACAATTTATTATAATGGCGATAAAGTCGTCATGCAGACAATCCCTTGTGGGTGGACCCGGATGGATGCCAAGTTGATCATTGGTGCCGGTGGGATGATCATTCCAGAGTTATTCTTTAAAGAGATTGAAATGATTAAGAAATACGATCCAAACATTGAAAAACGTGTTTTTATTCATCCAAACGTGGTTATTATTGAGCCTAAACATACGTTGGCCGAATATGGACAGGCTGAGCCTTGTGATTATGCTCATAAGCCAATGGAATGTAAGGCATGGCAGGATATTAAGCAGGGACTTCCAGAAATCGTTGATCCGTGCACAAAATGTGATAAGTTAAGTGCTAATGACCTATGGAAGATGGTTGGATCAACGCGTGAAGGGTGTGGTGCTGCATTGGCAGATAAGATTTGGCGTGGTGCATCACCACGTGGACCAGTGGTTTTAGCTAAAGATTGGCCAGGGATTAAGGAATTCTGTTGTGATACGACAGAAATGATTAATCAGTTAATCGACGATGGTGAGTCGGTGCTATTGGAGGGGACGCAGGGATCAGTCCTTTCATTGCACCACGGTTTATATCCAAAAACTACATCAAGGGACACCAACGCTGGAGGATGGGTAAGTGAGGCCGGTATTTCACCACTAGTGGTTACTGACATTATTGGCGTTATTCGTCCTTATCCTATTAGGGTGGCTGGTGATAGTGGTTCTATGGGTTCTCAGGAAATTACGTGGGCAGAGGTTGAAAGAAGGGCTGGTGCACCAGAAGGCTCTTTTAAGGAGATCACAACAGTTACAAAAAGGGTTAGGCGGGTATTTGAATTTTCTCATGAACAATTTAAGAAGACTGCAATGATCAATCGGTTCACTGGTATCGGTTTGTGCTTCCTTGATTATTTAAATGTCAAAGATTATAAAGTTAACAAAGCCGAAGATCTTTCACAAGAATCTAAAGCTTGGATTAGGGCATTTGAAGAAGAGTATAATATTCCAATTCTATGGGGATCAACTGGTCCTTTAAAGGAAGACACAGTGCATTTTGATATTTATAATGAATAAGGTATATGGTTATGCCATATAAGGGTGAGAATAAAAGAAATGTATTTGTTGTGGAATCGTGGTCTGTATTCGATAAATTATCTGAACATTAATTGTGGGGGTTAAAAGATGAAATATAGTGTATCACTTGGTGTCACATTTAATATGGGTAATTTCAATTCAGTCCGGGCTGAAATTACCTCTGAGTCTGATGATTATGTTGAAGCATTCGAAGAATCACGCATAAGACTCTTCGATGCAGCATATCACTTAGCAAAGGAGGTAGAAAAGGGACTAGGACCAAATGTTACTAGCGACAGTGCCATTAGATTTTTGGCGAGCAAGCTAGCAGACGAACCACGTATTTGAGCCAAGTAGTCATTAAATGATGGGGCAGAGCCCCGAAGGAGACTAAGTATGTGCGCCTGGAAAGATACCCGTTTTGGGTTTATGAAGATTGAAGATAATAAGAAATATAAAGTTCGTATTCTTATGCCGTTTAAGTGTAAGAAATGTGGTAAGGATGGATATTATCCTAATTGGCCCAATGTTACATGTGCATGTAGTGCCGGTGTCACTGACCTAGTTGAGTCTGAATGTGTATCGGGGTGGTATCATAGAGTACCCAGTGTTACAAACCCAGTAACGCGACAGACTGTCCGTAAATATCGTACTTTCTTGTGTAATATTCAGGGTACTGCGCGTGGTGCAAAGCGTGAATGTGCCGCAGGATTGTGTGGTAAGTTAGACCCAATGTTTAATATGTTGACCCCTAGGGACCAGAAACGGAAGCGTGGTGGTGTTGAGGTTGATAGTCATCTTGGCATGACGCCGCAGCACACTATCACACTGTGGAATTATGAAGCCAATTTACCAATGGTACTCAAGTTTGGTAACGAACTTCGTAGTGAATTTGTGCGGATCATTACTGCTAAGAATTCTTTGGCTGGGCGTGATATTCTCATATGGCGGGAGAAGAATGGGCAACAGGTTACTTATAAAGCTGAGGCCCAGGATCCATCAGTATTTAATGAGGATGTCGATTATAGTATGATTTCATTTGAACAGATCCTTGCATTTGAAAACGTTGATCCAGTAAAGGCATGGGAATTTGTCTCTACTGGTAAAATCTCTGGCGAGGGGGAATCAGCAGCCCTTCCTGTGGGCGAACAGCCCAAGGCTCTTGGTGGCGGATTTCCAACTCTAGATGATATCAATAAATATACTGCTGTTCGCGCATTAATTGTAGATGTCGGTAAGCGTTTTACTGGTAGATCGTTTGGTCATCTTATTGATACAAATGAGTTTGATTATTTTAAATGGTTAGCCAATACATCAAATTTGCAGGAAATTAAGAATGGAGCAGCTTGGATTTCTGATCTGTGTGCTAATGGTAATATCCAGTTGCTCATCAATGCAGTAAACAATCCAGAGCCTAGTGAAAGGCAGGCTGATGAGCCTACTGGAGAGCCAGAACCCGGAATGAAGGTTACTTACTCTAAGCTAACTGGTGGCACAAGTCAAACTTCAACCAGCCGTGTTGATTTGATTAACAAAACATTTGAGATTAAATTTGCCGGTAAGCCGGATAAGGATATGATTGATTTCCTAGCTACTGTGCATGGTCCGTATAAGGACATTACTGAATTGTCAATTACAACGTGGTCAGAAGAAAGGCTAAATGCGTTAGTTGAAGCATTAGCGAAGCTTTAATCCAATGGGTAACGTAGTAGACGTCATGTGCGCTAATTGCCATAGGAAATTGCATTTTGTAATAGGAGGCAAAAAATGGCAAAAAGCGTTGTAGATGTAATTAATTCTCGCTACGGAGCGACGACCATGATGTCCGGTGTAGACCGGACAGAGCGTCTACCCATCTTACTTGATTCAGGGGTGTTGAGTTTGAACTTAGCCCTTGGTACTAATGGATTTCTTGGTGGCAGAATGGGATTAGTGTGGGGTGAGAAGCAATCGGGTAAGACCCTACTATCCACTTGTTTTGCCACAAGAGTTCAGAAGGACAATGGTAAGGTAGCGTTCCTTGACGTTGAGGGAACATTTGATATGAAATTTGCTAAGAATATGGGTATCGATCCAGCCAAACTGTTCATTATTTCATCGAAAGATGAAAGGGTAGATAAGGATGGTGTTCTACTTGATCCCTTGTTTGGGGAGGAATGGATTGATATCCTTATTGAATTGATCAAGAGTAGGGAGTATAATCTTATCATTTTAGATTCAATACCTGCCTTAGTGCCAAAAGTAAAGATGGAAGCAGCAACGGTTGACCAAGGTAGACTTAAGGCTGCATCAGCACAGTTAATGGCTGAAATGTTACCAAAAGTCAACTCATATCTCAATATGAACCCGGCATGTTTCGTTCTCTTCATCTCCCAAGAACGCGCAAACCCAATGGTGACCTATGGATCTAATAAGAAGGCTGCTGGCGGTAATACGGCAGGGTTTTTTATTTCATATGAAATGTATGCGCGTAAAACTGAGAGTATTAGACGTAAAGTGCCACTTACTCCTACTAAGATGGTGGAAGAGGAAGTCGCTATCAAGGTAGCGTATAGAGTAATGAAGAATAAAGTGGCACGTGTGAATGAGCCAGCAGAGTTCATTGTCAACCTAGACACTGGTGTTGATATTGTTGATGATACATTTGGTGTGGCGAAAATGTGCGGCATTATTAAGACTACTGGTAGTTGGTTCTCATTTGGGGATAAGAAGGCAATGGGAGAGAACAAATTTAAAGAGTTGCTTGTAACTGATTTGGGATTATTGGAAGAGGTACGGGCTAAATGTGTACAAGCTCTAATTAATAGAGATACTAATGGGCTCTTAGGAGAGGCTGAAAATACTGTAATATCTGAGTGATCACATATAATGACACACACAAGGAGTCTTGTAATTGGCTACATCTAAGAGCACGTGGGCTGGTATGGAGCGTCATATAGCTAGTTTATTGGGTAGTTGCCGTCAATATGGACAATCTAGTAAGGGGTCTAGATTTAAGGACTCTAGTATGCTCGGTGATATAAAGACAGCTACATTTTTAATCGAGTGTAAGTTACGTGACTACGCTCCCAGATCATTTAGAAAGAAACACCCACGCAAGTTTTACCCTCTGTTTTCAATAAAGAATGAATGGTGGCAAGGGATAAAAAAGGAAGCTGCGATATCAAACAGGATTCCTGTATTAATTATAAAACCCAAATATGGTCAAGATGAAAATATGGTAGTAATAATGCGTATTGAGGAATTACTAGAGGGCAAGTACCCAAAATCTAAACAAAACGTAATACATAAGGTTTTGAAGTCTTCTATTAGAGTGGTAATAGATGACAATGAATTACCATGGGACTTTGAAGCAATGGGTGATGAGCTTATAGCGATACCATTTCCAATATTTTTAGGAGCCGTTAATGATTCCAGAGCCACAGGCTAAACTTAATGTTAGTGTAGTAAATATTGAGAATGTCGATGCCAATGATTTGGTAGAATTTATTTATCCCATGAAGTCCATACCTCAGTCTGATAATATTGAGGTTATAGCACCGCTGTTGCCTCATTTTGCTAATGAGTATAATCTATTTTCACAATTACACGCCAAGATGATGGCGATTAAATCTAAGAATAAATCAACGGAAACGAATGTAAAAATAGATATATTGTATCGAGCTCTTCGATGTGCTGAAATGAATTATAATGCAGTATCGAGGGTACTTACTGTGGTACAATCTAAAAATCCAGCACAGAAATGGAATAATATAGGAGTTGGAGAATAATGGTGCTATATAGACCACTAATTGATGATGATCGCATACCAGATGGGTGTAAACGCTGTCCCTCCTGTGGCGGTACTGGTGCCAAACCACGACCAAGAGAGTCATGGGAAGCACCAATATATGGTGATGATATTATTACTTATACTAAATGTTTTGGATTGCATTTTATAGAAAAGGAGAAACAAATGTCATATAGTAATGACATTCAGGTACTTACTAATATGAAAAAAATAATTGAAGAGTTTAATACTTTGTTGTCCACTAAATTTAATGAGGGGACACCAGTTGACAAAGACGGTCTTAGTGAGGCAATGTCATATGTCGATATTGCACTTGACATGGAGTTATTGAAAATTAATGAACATAATCCGGATTAAGGTTGATAATGTCTATGGTCAAATACTTGATGAAATACCGGAGAATGTATTTAATGAATTAAGAAAAGAATGCTCATATATTTCCAAACAAGCAGCTTATTCTTCTAGACAGTATGGTTATCGCCCACACCCAATTTATCGGTTTAGTAAAACAATGATTTTCCGTGTTGGCCTATTAAATAAAGTACAAACAATCCTTCGATCTTATAACATACTTTCACATATAGAAAATGATGATATTGGGGCTGATATTATTGGCAGCCCATTACCGATAAGTGCCAAATTTAAGTTACGGGATTATCAAATTGCTGCAGTTGATGACATTTTAAAACGTCGTAAGACTGCACACGAAATTGCTACTGGTGGTGGCAAGACAATCATTATGGGGGATGCAATAGCCAAAGTTGGTGTAAAGACGACAGTGTTAACAAATAGTACGGTTTTATTGTATCAGACAGTTAAAGTATTAAAAGAAATGCTCAATACTGAAATTGGCATAGTTGGTGATTCAATCTGTGATCCAAAAGATATTACGGTAGCCATGGTACAATCTTTGGAGGGAATTTATGACAAGGAAGATGCGTCGCCAAATAGGAGTGATAAAATTACGCTTGTTGAAGATACGAGATTCCTTATTGTTGACGAGTGCCACCGGATCGCGGCAAAAACGATTTTTGATCTCTCAAGTGGTTTTAAAAATGCGCGATTCGCGGCGTTTTTTACGGCCACTATGCGAAGACTCGATGGAAAAGACCTAGATCTTGAAGCAGCGTCAGGGCCAATTAATTATTCAGTTGACATGCGCAGACTCATCAATGAAGGATGGCTAGTACGCCCACATGTTTATTATCTTAAAGTCCCACCAAGATATATACCACCAAATAAATCACATTTATTAAATTGTAAAGTATATAATACATTGCGAGAATTTCACATTGATTCATATAAAGAGAGAACTGAGTTGGTAGCAAACGCCGCAGCCCAATTGACATCTAATGGTCATTCTACACTAATTTCCGTAAGAAACATAGAACATGGCAATAATATTAAAGCATTGTTGCCAAATGCTGTTGAAATATATGCAGAAACTTATAATAGGGTGGCCCTATTTGATAAATTTAGGAATGGGGATATTGAGCTTGTTATTTCAACACTATGTAAAGAGGGTATAGACATACCTAAGTGTTCAGCGGTAGTGATAGCACACGATACGCAGGATAGCCAGCAGCTAATTGGCAGAATTATCCGATTACACCCAGATAAGGAAAAAGCAATTGTTGTTCATTTGTTCGATGAACATCCAGTATTTAAGAAACATATAAAACATAATGAAAAAATATTTTTAAAACCACAAAAAATTAGTACAGAATATATAGATGATATATCAAGAATTGCATGATTATCCAGAACGATTCTTATTTAGATATGTACTTACTGATTATGTGGATGACTATCTATTTCAAGGATGGGAAGTAGTTGGCATGATGCAGAACACAATTAGGGCACTCAATAGTGTCACTTCTTTTATTATGGTATTTAAACTAGAATGAAAGGGAGGGCATCATGGAAACCTGCGTTGGGTGTAAAAGACCAATTAGGTGGTGGCATAGAAAAGATATTTATGATCGTCCATGGCACAGAGACTGTTTTATTTCATGGGAAGAAGGGTATCGAACTGCTCAAACCTTTGCCACAAAAGAAAACCAAATTGCCGGATATTTAGGCCCGTGGGAATTATATGCTTGGAGATCATGTAACCAATTGGACCATCTATTAGAATGAGGTGCCAAAATGAAACATATATTTTTATGTTTAATGATTTTGGGGTGTTTGGTTCTTAATGCTTTTGCAGTAACACGTACTGTATCCTGGGACCCAGTAACAACTTACACTGACAATACTTCAATAGAACCAGAGAAATTACCAGTTACTTATATAGTAAAAATGGATAACGTTGTTATATGTACCACAACCAATACTTCATGTACTATTGAACACACCAATGCTGGCCAAGATCATTTATTTACTGCCATGGCAAGGTTAGTCACACTAGAAGAGTCAGCATGGAGTCCAGATTTCCCGTGGCCTTGTCCTCCTGCTGGCACCCCATCAACTACCCCAGATAAGCCGATCATAATTACACCAATACGTAGGCCATAATATTAATTTGTATTAATTGTATGTATTACAAAATATATGAAATATACTTATATAATAATGTTGATTATATTAATTGGCTGTGGCGGGGGTGGGGGTGATGGGAGTGTTATTGATAATACCCCCAGAGACCCAAATGCTATTCACATTCTTGTATTTAATCAACCTCCAGTATATGATGACAATACATTGATGGATAACACACCAGATAGAGAAATAACAGGATATGAAATATTTGCTGGGCAAAATACCACTAGTTTGGTACCAGTTGCTTATATTAATAATCCGTTAGAATGGACCCCAAGTTTAAATCAATGGGTTGGTACTTGGAATATATGGGACAATCATAATGTTGATTATATACGCGATTCTAGACCAAATGGATCATTAGTATTTTCTTTGCGGGCCATTTCGGTAAAAGTAGACGACAAAGGAGTACAATTTAAATCAGCATTTAGTGTGCCATGGGTATACACCGATCCACCATACGCACTAGATAACACCACCCCAAAAGAAGGAGATATTTATGCACAAGATCCTAGTAGCCCTGTTAACATGTTGTTTAATACTGGTAGCGGGAATAAGTAATGCGGAAACTATCCCAGTAATTGCCCCATATTCTATTGATAACGTATCAATAACAGTTCAAATTAAGGCTTGGACTGGTTCATGTAATGGGTCCCAATATGGGGCCACTTCTTCAAGTGTTACTTCTGGGGCTAATATAAATATTACTGGCCCATTACAGGCGACTGGTACTACTGTATATTATGTTAATGCAACGAATGGGACGCAAGTAGGTGCATGTGCTTCTTCGTCATATACCTATACACCAAGTACAATACCTGGCGCTCCAAGTATTGGGACTATTACCAGGTAATAAGGTACGACGTACTTAATTTTTAAATAGTTATCTGGCCCAAACTATTAACCTGGGCCAGATAACTTCTCATTCTCCCTTCGTCTAATTAAGGCACACACATAAGTTACATATTTCTTATATAATTGTCCAATATTCGCAACGTCAAATAATCAATCCCAAAGATACCAAAAGCAGTTATAAAGGGGAATGACTAATGAGCACAGCATATAGAATCGGTGGCCGTGGGCATCGTTTAACAGAAAAAATATTGCGGAGGATAGCTGGTGAGAAAGGTTGGCGCATAAAGAAAAAAGGAAATAAAAATGGTGATTTACTACTTACTACTAGTATGGGATATATACACATATATAAAATAGGGAAAACATCCTATAATGCATTTGAACGATATGGTGGAAATTTTGCTATAGAATTCATCGAAGGGCTTGAGGATTATGGATACACCATTTATAGTGAACACGATGATGAATTTTGGAGATAATAATGTCTAAACAAATGATTGATGTTGAAAGATTGGCCATTATTGACATACAACATTTTTGGTTATTATTATATGAAATGGTTGGTAGTATGGCAAATGATCGACCAAAAGATAATGATGCAACATTTATCTGGGTGACATTTAATTCATGTGTTAAGGCAACGTCTATGTCGGATCTTGTTGATGGTAAAATGTTAAAATTAATCCTTAGTATTAAAAGGCCGTGTGAATATGATAATGATGATGGATTAGAGAAATATGAACTCAAAATATATAATGTATGTGAAAAGATATTAAAAATAATTGGATGGCCAAAAGATGTGGGAGGATACGACGGCACATGATATATCTTGATGTTAGACCACCAAAAATTAATACGCAAGGATATGCTACATTATTAATTGGCAATACGGAAACTAATAAATTTTTAAAACAAAAAACTTTAGAATTAAAAATCCCAATATTGGACCGAAAATGGGACAAAATTGATCTTAAATTTGTTTCAAGGAATGTTAAATCTAAGTATAAAGGAGGTGGTCCGCATGATTTATCTAATTGCTGACACTCATTTTCGGCCACGCTAATATTATTAAATATTGTAATAGACCCTTTGCATCTGTTGAAGAAATGAATGATGAAATTATAGGGCGATGGAATTCAGTTGTCAATCAGGGCGATGTCGTGTACCATCTTGGTGATTTTGCCTTAGGCCGGGCCGAGAATTTAAGGGAATGGCCACGGAAATTGAAGGGTACTATTGTCTTAATTACGGGTAACCATGATCATAAATCGGTAGGATTTTGGGCTAAATTGGGGATAGTGGCACACAAAAGGCCAATTATAGTTGATAATATGATATTTAGCCATCAGCCAGTGATCGATCCAGAATTGCCAAATATACACGGGCACACCCATAATAATAATACCAATATTGCTGGTATACATATATGTGTATCAGTTGAGCAAATTAATTATACACCAATTGCGATAGAAAGGGTGGAGGAGATGATATGCGAAATGAAGAAAATATTAAGTTAAAATTAAATTATAAATTACATTATGCTTTATATCTCTTAAGTGCGATGAATGTGTCACAAATACTTATCACAAAACTTATTAATTTGGTTGATTGTCATTCGAATGTTATTATTGGGGAATAATATGAAAAAGAAAGTGGGTAAACGTATTGATTATTATTTAGGCAACAAGCTTTTTCATTGTCAATGGATTTTGAATGGCATATTTCCGCATAATACAGTTTTAATACTAAAATTTGATAAATTAATCAACAATATGTTTTTAGTACGGCCTGATATAATATAATATGGCCGATAAAGAGGAAAAAATGATGAGTGTTTATATGAGGCCCGAACATGAAAAATTAGCAGAAATAAACACATTATTATTAAGGGCATGTCAATGGCAACACAATAATTCAAAAGGAATTAGTCGCAAAATTTTTAAAAAGATATGGAAATTACATCATTATTTATGTAAGAATTTGTGTAAATATGATCAATAAAGAACTCTGGTTAGAACAGATAGAAAATATGATCAATAAAGAACTCTGGTTAGAACAGATAGAAAATAAGTTATTAGATGCACAGGCTGTTATGCCATATGACGATATTAGACGAACAATATATCTTGCAAAGTCTAAAGAACCTTTTTATAAAATAACAAGAAGAATAGTGGTATTATATATATATATTAATAAATTACGCGTATTGGGTATATATGAGAAATAAATGGATGTACTTATCTAGGGTGAGAGGCAAATTATCAATCGCTGCTCTTTTGGTTTCCAAATGGGATAATAAGGGAGAATTTTCTGAATTATATGTTAATATTATGGCTATCTATAATGCTACTTGCAAACTTGGGGTATTAATTTTAGATTTGGGTTGGGAGCAAAAATATGGAAAATAAATTACTTTATTTGGCCAGGGTAAAGATGCGATTAATAGGAGCCGCATATCAACTATATACCACAAATGATGATATATTTTGTGACATAGCTCATCAGATTGATGATTTATATAGAGATATTAATAAATTACAACGCAAAAGCTTTCCATATTTACAACATAAGCCTTATGATGTCACCAAGTATTAGTGAAATGGAATTTCGAATACATAGGATGATACAGATTATGAGTGAGTTGCGCAATGCCAATAAATATTTGTACATCATTGATGACGCGATAAATATTCGTATGAGAATTACTGATTTAATAGAAAGGATTGATTTTGTCATATGGTTATGACAATGATTTATGGATTTCAATCTAAAAAGGAAAGATTGCGTCAAGCTACTAACTTAGTATTAGATACTGATGTAGCACTAAATCCTTTAAGAGCTAGTAAAATAGATATAAGCCCGGAATTTAGATATAGGATAGTAGCTCTTAGAGGATATATGATCAGAGTGCTGCGCGGAGAACATTAGTATTACCTGCCCCCACACCTATCAAGGTGTGGGGGCAATTTAATCTGTTTTGGAGGCATATGTGCGAGTAATGTCAAAGTTTGGCAGGGAATTGTTAGAACGTTTACAAGATATCCGCCCAGATATCCAATATGATATTTGTGATATAGAATATTATGGTAATAATTATGTACTTAGAGTAATTGCTGCATGGTGGAATCGTAAAAAATCAGACAATTGTAATAGTTATGGTGGTACACAGGATTGGTATTTGCCGATCATGGGGTCAGCAGATTATAATAATTTATTGAAATATATGTGTGATAAGAAAGCTGTAGTTAAAGAGTTTCCGCTGGATTGGGGTGATGAGCATAAACAAGTATATCACTATTTATGTAATACTGTATTAGAGCACGATTTTAATCAAACAGAATTTAAAATGATTTTAGACATTGGATCAGAATTTAATATTCAAGATGTACAACAAATAATAGAAAATATTAAAAATAGAGATGGTGGCACAGAATTACCATATATTATGTCGGCACTAAAACGACAGAAACAATTAAAGGAAGTTCAATTTCAAAGAAGGCTTGAGGCCATGGAACGCTCTCAACAATGGATTAAAAATATCCCAACTAGAAAGGCAACTGTGTTAGAAGTCGCACTTATGGACGCAGAATTTAGGGAAGTTAGGGAGAGACAAGCCACAGAAAAGGCTATGCGAGAGGTGAGAGAGATTAATAAACGTAAATGGGGGCTAAAATAATAATAAAGAGGTGAGTATGAAAGAAGGAGATGTATTTATCCCATATAAAGTATTTATAGGTGTGTTTATACCAAATTGTGTATTAGAGGCCGAAGATTTACCACCTTCGGCCAAATTATTATATGGTGTATTATCAAGTTATAGCGGCAAAAATGGTAGATGTTACCCATCACAGGCTGTAATAGCTGAAAAAGTTAAGTTGAAAGAGGACACAGTTTATCGTTTATTGCATATATTAAGTATGGGTGGATATATTAAAATTATCCCACCTAGTGGCATTAATAGATTAAAACATTATAATAATGAATATAAGTTTTTATGGAAAGAAACATTTGATGAAGACGTTAAGCAAGAACAACCTTCCGGAAAAGGATCCGGTTCCGGAACCGGAAAGCGATCCGGGCCTGACACCGGAAAGCGATCCGGGCCAATAACCGGAAAACAATCCGGATCCGATTTTAGTAGATCCATAGCAGTAGATCCAAAAGTAGTAGATTCGTTTTTAGTACTTCCTCCTAACCCCCCTCCAAACCAAGAGGAGGTATTAAAAATCAAAGACAAATCTCACAAACGTGTATTACCTACTGGTAAAGATTACGACCCTAAGTCTGGTTTATTAGAACCTGGGTTTTATTGGACGAATACTTGGATTCCAGTGGAGGAACATCTTTCATGGGAATGGAAGTGTGATATGTGTCAACTAGGTAAAATGTTCGAGGTTGATGTACCTTATTATGGGACGAGTAGTTAAATTGATTTTTGTAGCGATAAGTATTTATCTTATTAAGTGAGGTATCTGGATGGGATTACGTTTAACTAATCTGACTGGTGCTATAGGTTTAGTTCTAAATAAGGTAAGTTTGATTGAGTTGGTCAAACAGCACACTGGAGAAGATGGTAAGGTACAGGGTGTTAATTCTGCCTTCTGTTGCCCATTTCATTCGGAGAGTGTGCCATCGTTCAAAGTAAATACTACGGGTGAAATAAGTGAACATTATTTTTACTGTTTCGGATGTAAACGTGGCGGCAATGCGATTGACTTCGTACAGTTTGCTGAGGGTGTTGAAGTAATTGAGGCCACTCAGTTACTTGCTGAACGATATAATATAGATCTAACCCCCTTCCTCGATTCCTCGCAAGACTCCCGTCACATCTTCCACTCTAAAATTTATGATGCTGTGGTTGAAGTATGCCACGAAGCGCTTCTCGGGGATTTGGGTGATTCATCTGTTTTTATGGTAAATGAACGTAAGATTGATATTGAAACCCTAAAAACATTTAAGATAGGGTATACGGTATCCACCCAGTGGTTACATGAAGCCATTACTAGGAAACTTGGTACTACCATACCATACACTGATTTGAAGGACATTGATTTATGTAATCCAATGATGTGGGATAATGCCATAGTATTCCCAGTGTTTAATAGTAGTGGACACGCCACACAATTTTATACAAGACCATTTTCTGGTAGTGTTAAATATGTCGGGTCATCATCAAGTTCTCAGATGTATGATGAGACTTCGATTTATGGGCTTAATTTAGCTAGAAAGGAATTGAGAAATAATAATTATAAATTGAACGTGGTAGAAGGACAAATTGATTTATTACAGATGTATTCACACGGGCTTAAAAATACAATAGCTACTTGTGGTCTGTCTAAATTTCTATCACCAGTTTTAATTGGGGCGTTGTCTAAATATAAAGTTAATGAAGTAGTATTAATACCAGATGGTGATGAGCCAGGTAAGAGAGAGTTGATAAAAATCGCTGATGAGTTTACTATATATGGTAATATATTTGTATCATTTGTTGTATTGCAGGGCGGAGATCCAGATGAGATATTGAAAGAATTTGGGGCCGATGGGATTGGTAAATATATTAATGCCAGTGTACATCCCATCCATTTCTATATTGATAATGCTTATAGTGTGGTACCTGGATTAACGGAAGAGATAAAATTCTTGGATGTAGTGTGTAAATATATTAATAAATTTAGTACGGTTTATCGTGAGATGGCATCTAAATATATAGAGATCAAGTATAATATTTGTAATGCGCTTGATTATTTCATCACATATTCGTCAAATCCAAGGGACATACATAATAAGGAAGCCGAGAGTACTATTATTAAATTAATGGTCGAAGATAAGGAATTTGCCTATACTGTCAGGCACGAGATCGCTGAGCACGAATTTTATGTACGTAATAATTCAGATCTATATAAGACTGTGTGTTCATGTTTGATGAAATATAGCACCATATCTGAAGAAATTTTACTAAGTACCATTAAAAAACCATTGCAACAATATTGGGCAACGTTACAGAAACATAATTTAGATGTTGAGTTTTGTATTCAACAGATTAAAGAATTGCATATGCGACGTAGTGCTAGCAAGGTGGCGGCGAAATTATTGGCAGAGTCTATGGATATAGACAAACCAGTAGATGTTATCATGCAGGAACATCGTGCTTCAATAGTTGAGATTAATGATCGTAGAAATACTATGGTTACATCATCAACACAAGATCTAGCTGATAGGTTCTCAGACCTTTACATAGAGCGGTCTAAATCCGGCAAGGCGATTCTTGGTACACCATTATCTGAGAGATGGGCGACACTTAATACAGCTTGGTCTGGGTTGGAATTAGGATATGTGCATATGGTAGCCGCGCATACTGGTGTTGGTAAAACATCTGTCGCCGTAAATTGGTTTAATGATGTCATCACCATATCACAGGAACCATCATTGTTCATTTCTGCTGAAATGTCTAGGGATGACATTTGGACAAGAATGATATCTATTGATTGTGATCTTTCAAATACGATGATTAGGCTTGGGAAGTATCCTCAAGGGTCAGTAGAATGGCAAAAGATGATGGATTCATATAATCGGCTTCGTTCTTCTCCTGGATATGTTATAGTGCCAAATAATTTTACTATTTCAGAGATCATGGGCATCATTGAATATCATAGATTAAAATTTGGATGTAAACATGTGTTTATTGATTATGTTCAATTAATTAAATCAGATAATAAAGTAGGGAAGAAATGGGAAGTATTAGATGTTGCTAGTTCACTATTACAAAATAGAGCAATGAATCCTCGTGATCCGTTGTGTATTGTTACCGTTGCACAACAGAATAAAGATAAATCAGAAGCGTTTGGATCAGTTGAGGGGGTTGGTGGTGCGTACAAATTATCACAAGACGCGGCCAAGGTCGTTATTTTTACTAAAAAATCATTAGATGATATTGGTAGATTTGGTGGAAAACGTGGCAATATTACAATGAATATAGCCAAGGTTAGAATGGGACCTTCTGATATAATGATTGATGTGTTTTATGATAAAGACCCTAATGTTGGGTCGCTTAGGGCTGGAGAGGCAGCAAATTTTGGTAAGGAGATTAATATAGACACAAATATTATACCAACATATGTGTAACGATACAAAGGGTATAGTATAAATTTTTAGGGGTATATAATGAGACGAATTCTCTGGGTAATCGGTCCGGCTGGTTCGGGTAAGACTACCATTTCTAAACAAGTATCAGCCATAGTTGGGGCAGAATTTATTTCATCTGGCGATATAGTTAGAAGTCTTGCTGATTCACATAAGGATCTGGCTAATGGTGATCTTTATTATAATGATGATGCTATCATGGGAGGGATCAGTGATCGCATTAATAGAACGAATAGGGAAATTATATTGGTTGATGGAGTTCCTAGGACAGAGGGACAGGTTACCTGGATTAGCAAGAACCTCAAGGCATATTTATGGAGCGTGGTCTATATTGATGCGCCAGCGATTAAACGGATTGGGCGCTTAATTAAAAGGAATCGTGATGATTATGATACTGCTGAAGTAATAATGAAGAGGATTACTAAGGATGAAACAAATATGCAACAAATTAGAGACATATGTTTCAATATGCTTAGACACGATAAAATTAAGTTTTTAGAGTCACTAATTAATGGGAATACTTCGGCAGAGGTTGATAGGGTGATGACACTACTTAGGATGATGGAGGAGTAAATGTCAGTCTCTGTATATTGTGCGGGGAATGTTGATAATAATACCGATAAATTGGCTTATTATGATGTAATTAACAATTTAGTTAACAAGGACCAAAATGTTACATTATTTATGCCAGGCAGGGCATTTATACCAATGGGTGATGTGGACCCAGATTATATAGTTGATGTTAATCGTTTGGCCTTAGAAAGGGCCAACATTGTTGTAGTTTATATCAATGGAATACCAACTGTTGGTACGTGGTTAGAGGTTTCGTGGTGTATAGATAATAAAAACAAATTACATCAATCGGTCATTTTGTGCGCGGACGCAGATGTAAAGATATCAGTATATATGAAATGGGTCGCCAAACAATTTAATACTAGATGGATTACTAATTATAGAGAATTAGGGAATATTTTAAATAATAAGATTGTGCAGATAAATGCTGAAAATTTTATAGAGCTCACAGAGGAGTTTACGCTTGGTGAGTCATTGAATATTTGTGAAGGAGGAGAGTTTAATGAGCAATAGGCTACAGGTAAAAGTATTAGATAATGCGGCATTTATACCCCCGGTATTAAAGCCAGCCCGAGAAGGTGATATAGGTTTAGACTTGGTTGTATGTATTGAAGAAGAGAAAATTATTGTCCCGAGTGGTGGTATGATAAATATCCCAACTGGAATTAGTATAAAATTGCCCTGGGGAACGTGGGCATCAATCAGACCTCGTAGTTCAACATTTGCTAAAAAGAAGTTACTTATTATGGATGGGACAATAGATGAGGGCTTTACTGGCGCTTTGCTTGTGTTTGCATTGAATCCCAATAAATATGATGTAGTGGTTAATAGGGGAGACCGACTGGCGCAGTTAGTGCTACATCAATCGGTTGTATATCGTATAGAATATGTTGATGAATTGCCCAAGACTGAACGAGGTGAGAATGGTTTCGGAAGTACAGCGGGATTTTCAGAATAACAAGATGGGAGACTATAGATGCACTTAAGCCAAAATGCTCTTACGGTACTGCGTAGAAGGTACCTTCGTAAAAAGGGGTCTACATATGAAACGCCAGAGGAATTGTTTTCACGGGTAGCTAAGGATATAGCCAGTTGTGAAGAGCTTCCCAAGAAGAAGAAAGAAGAATTGGTTGAATCATATACTAACATGATGGCCAATCTAGAATTTTTACCAAATACCCCAACATTAGTAAACGCTGGTACTGGGAATGGATGTTCCTATCCAGCGTGCTTTGTGTTGGATGTCCAGGATTCATTAGATGATATTTTTAGTACTTATCGCAAGGCTGCCTTAATTCAAAAGGCTGGTGGTGGTGTCGGGATGGACTGGTCTAATATTAGACCACGAGATACTATTATTAAGTCAACCGGATATAAGACTCGTGGTGTTGTTCAGTTTATTAAAATTTATGCTGATGCAATGTCAGTAGTTGATCAAGGTGGTATTAGACCATCAGCCAATATGGGTATTTTATCTGTCCATCATCCAGACATTCTTGAATTTATTAATATGAAGCATTCTGGTGCTGCGCAGAATATGAATATTTCAGTTGCTGTTACCGATGAATTTATGAAGGCAAGAGACGAGGGTAAGAAATATAATTTATATTTTCCTGTCTATGGTAATAAAGAGAAAGTCGGAGAATTAGATGCCAAAGAAGTATGGGATAAGATTGTGTCGATGGCGTGGCGTATTGGTGACCCAGGTGTATTGTGGATTGATAGAGTTAATCGTGACAATCCAACGCCATCGCTTGGGATTTTGCGAGCATCAAACCCATGTGTCGTTGGAGATACACTAATTGCCGTTGCTGATGGACGTAATGCGGTTAGTATTAGACAATTAGTTGAAGAGGGTAATGATGTGCCAGTGTATTCACGTAATTTGGAGAATGGACAGGTAGAGATCAAATGGGGCAAAAATCCTAGGCTTACGGGAGAAAAGAAGGAAGTTTGGAAGCTCACACTCGATGACGATTCGACGGTTATTGCGACACCAGATCACAAATTTATTAGGCGTAATGGTGAGAAGGTAGAACTTAAGGAGTTAAAAGAAGGCGATAGTTTAATGCCATTTAATAGTAATAGTGTTGCCAATATACATAGGCATAGAGATAAATATAAATATAATAAAAACTTAGATGAGGCGGTTCAATATTATAATCATAAAGTAAAATCAGTGGGATTCTATGGATATGATGATGTATATAATATAACTGTGGATGACAATCATAATTATGGGATAATAACGAGCAAAAAAGATGGTAAATTTGTTGTTTCTAGTGGTGTGTTTGGGCGAAATTGTGGTGAGACAATATTATATCCCTCTGAATCATGTGTATTGGGGTCTATTAATCTTGTTGCTATGCTAAAGAAAAAGGTTGATTCAGAAGGTGTAGTTATCTATGAGTGGGATTATGAAAAATTAAATAAGTTAATACCATTGGCTGTTAGGTTTTTGGATGCTGTGCTTGATGTTAGCCCACAACCTCTTCAAGAGATTAAAGATGCCATCATGAAGACCAGAAAGATTGGTCTTGGTGTCATGGGTTTTGCTGATGCACTTATTAAGATGCGGATTCAATATAATTCAATGCAAGGGCTAGAGCAAGCAGAACATATCATGGGGTATATTAATACTCGTGCGATTGAAGCCAGTATTGAATTAGGCAAAGAGAAAGGCATATTCCCAGCTTGGGAGTTAGATAAGATTGGTGAGGCCCGCAGAAATGCAATTGTTACTACCATTGCCCCAACTGGGTCAATAGCTCTTATTGCTGGTGTATCATCAGGCATTGAACCTTTATACGCCGTTGCATATAATCGTATGGCGTTTGGCGATAAAAAATTGAGTGAATTGCATGGCGATTTTGATGAGGAAATACGTAGACGCAATTTAAATATCCCAGATCTATTTGATGTCATATTTAATGAACACAATGGATCAGTACAGAAGATGAATATACCAGAAGATATTAAGTATATATTTGTTACTGCACATGATATTGCTCCCGAGTGGCACGTACGTATGCAAGCAGCATTTCAGAAATATGTTGGTAATTCAATTAGTAAGACTATTAATATGAAGAAGGACGCAACAATAGAAGATATTGATGCGGCATATCGTTTATCATATAAACTTGGTTGTAAAGGTGTAACTATTTATCGTGATGGATCAAAGGGTGTGCAGGTTTTGACTTCCGGACAACAGGCCAAACCAATTGAGCAGAATGGTGGGTTTGGGCCAAGAGTTAGAATCGAGGCCCCAACTGGTCGTACATATGAGATACCTTTTGGGTTCGGTGACGCACTAATCACTGTCAATGAAGATGATATTGGGTTGTGTGAGGTTATTATTAAGGCCGGGCGGTCCGGGTCACCGATCGCAGCAGAAGCCGAAGCACTTGGTAGGTTGGTATCGTTACTTATGCGGTGTGGTGTGTCTACAAAATATATCACGAAACAACTTCGTGGTATCTCCGCTGGGGAGACGGCTTTCTATAAGGGTGGGCGTACCATTACATCATTATCTGATGCCATATGTGTGGCGATAGAAACTCATGTAGGAGCAAAAGAGAATAAAAATAAATTGGTTCAAAATAAGGATAAACATGATTCAGCGATTACATATAAACAAGCTTGTCCTGAGTGTGGAAATCCCGTAGTGCATATGTCAAAGTGTATAGAGTGCTCGGCTTGCGGATGGAGTCGCTGCAAATAAAATGATTAAAGACGATCCAAAATATAAGACTCCGTACAATATACGCTTATCCAATAAGCGTAGTCGTAATAAGAATAAGGTGAATATTAAATTAGACCCCATTATTAAAAAAGGAGAATAAATGAGCGCTAAAAATCTTTGGGATGTTAGTAGTATTGATGACATTGACTCACCAGAAGTTTATATGGAAAATGCTAAGATGGGGATAGTCCGCATACAGATAGAAGTTTTAAAAATGAAAGAATTACAACGTACGAATGAAAAGTTAGATAGGTTAATAACATTGTTAAGTATTAAACCAACGGCAAAAACTAAGGCAGGAGCCCACGAGGAGGGTAAAAATAATGACTGAATCAAAAGAGAGGGTTCATATGGTAGAGATGGAAGCAAAGATTGACAAGAAGTTCAAGGAATTCGAAGTAAGTATTTTTCAGACACTAGGATTGATTGACCCCTATTTTCAACGTATTGTGGGTGAGATGATTAATAGACACAAGGAAGCCGTTATTCAAATTGTTAATTTAGAGATTGATGTTATTGAGGGAACTCCTAATGTGGAAACTAAATAATATGTCATGGAACTACCGCGTAGTTCGTAAGCGCACTTATCATGGCAAATGTTTGAATGAGAATGTGCAATTTGCTATTTATGAAACTTATTATAATAAAGATGGTGTACCTACTGCCATTACAACGGATTATATGTCACCATATGGTGAAACATTAGAAGAATTAAAGAATGATTTGTCGTATATGGTTGCAGCATTAAATAAGCCAGTATTAAATTGGGAAGCTTTTAAGAATAAAGAGATCCCAGAAGACAAACCAATCAAACCACAGTATTTAGATGAATCCACTAATACGATAAAATAAGTAAATAATCGTATGGGGAGAATATGTCGCCATCCAAAATACAGCAAAAGTGTGTTCAATGTGGTATAGTATTTGAGAAATCTAAATTTAATCCATATTTAGATAAATGTGAAGAGCATAGGGGCAAGAAGACAGATAAGAAAATATCTAGGAAACAAGATGTTAAAGTGGTGTCTATTAAGCAATCTAAGAAGGAAGAAGTCCCCTCTATAATATTACCATCCCCACCTACTGTTCAATTTAAGAAAGCCGTATTAGTTATAGAGAAAGAAAAAATATTTATACATCTTTTGGGTCGTGGATGGAAATTATCTAATAATAATAAATTATATAAAAACACGGACAAGGTTAAAATTATTGCTACACTTGGTTCCGATAGTTCGCCATCACAAAAATTTACTGTTAGTTTTTGGACTGGCGATTCATTTAATGGGTTTGATGGAAGTTTATCAGTAGTAGATAAGGCCCAGTTAAAGAAATTACCAACAGATATTACTGATGATATAGAGCCCATACTTAATTATATATGGCCTGAGGAGAAGAAGGATGAGGAAGCGAGTAAATAAAAGAAAATTGTTATATACGCTTTCCGATCGGCAAGGCTGTGGAAACTATCGGTGTATGTTACCAGCCTGGTATTTACAATTAAATACTGATATATATCATATAGTTTGTGCTACTGAATTACAGATAGCTGATATGTATTGTTATGATATGATTATATTCCAAAGGCATTTTGAGGACAAAGTTAAACCGTTATGGAATGCCGCAAAGGAATCTGGTGCAATAGTGGGATATGAAACTGATGATGATTTCTTTAATGTACGGCCCATAAATCCTGCCTATAAGTTTATAGATAATAATGCTAAGCAAAATGTTAGAAATTTTATGAAATCAGCGGATGCAGTTATAGTTTCTACCGAATTTTTAAAGAATCAAATGAAATGTTATAATAGGAATATTTATTGTATCCCTAATATGATTGAATTAGACAAAAATTTTATTGCTCAGCGCCCATATAATGTTGATAAAGAAATACGCATAGTATATGCTGGAGGGCCTTCACATATTGATGATTTTAAGGGTGTAGAGGGAGCGATTATTAAGTTACTCGATACCTTTGGTGATAAGATTAAATTGTTTTTTATGGGATGGATACCAGCAGGGCTAAAGGATGATACTCGTATTAAGTATATACCTTGGTTACCAGTTAAAGACTATCTACAAACATTGGTATCTATTCAGCCACATATTGGTATAGTACCACTTGAACACAATATTTTTAATAAGAGTAAGAGTAATATTAAATGGTTAGAGTATACGGCGGTTGGTGCGGTTACAGTGGCATCTAATATTGTTCCATATCAAGAAGTTATTACTAATGGTGTAAATGGTATATTAGTAGAAGAGCAACGGCCTCGTGATTGGTATAATGCCATATCAGGACTAATTCATGCTCCAGGTAATATTAGATCAATGGTTATGGAGGCCATGAATACGATAGAAAAGAAACAATTGAATATTATAACCAGTACTTTATTACCAGAAACTATGGATGTAATATTTAATAATGTGTACGCAAGAAGAAACAGTAAGAAAGGATAACATGCAAGATTTCATACATTGCCACCAGCACTCATTTTATTCATTGATGGACGGCACCACATCACCTAAGAAAATAGTAGAGCATACCAAGAAGCTTGGGTTTCAGGGGGCTTGTTTAACTGACCATGGCACAATGTTTGGTGCCATTCCATTTTACGAGGCTTGCAAAGAGTTTGATTTGAAGTGCGGCATAGGCATTGAGGGGTATGTATCAAAAGAGAGGAAATTTGAAGGTAGAGAGAAACTTGGGCATATAGTTTTAATCGCTAAGAATCGTATTGGATATCAAAATTTAATAAAGATAGTGTCTGATGCTTTTGAATATTTTTATTATAAGCCAAGAATGTCATTAGATGTTATTGCCAGATTTAGTGAGGGCATTATCTGTTCAACTGCATGTTTACACGGGTTAATTGCTAGAGACATTTATAATGATAAAGCTGATGAGGCTGTGGCCACAGTATCTCGTTTAAAATCAATTTTTAAAGATGACCTTTATGTGGAAGTCATGGAAACCGGCGTACCAATGCAAGCTGGTTGGGTAGATGTTATGTTAGAAATGGCAGAAAAGTTTCATATTAAGCCGATTATTACTAATGATGTTCATTATTTAAATAAAAGTGATGCTGAAGTTCAGGATGCACTGTTATCACTTCAGTTTGGTACACATATTTTAGATAGAAAACGTGGGGTAGTATATGGTGAATTTCCAGACGACATAAGTAAGCCAGCTATTCTGAATGCTGAATATTATATGAAGACTCGTGGTGAATTAGAGAAGTTTGCGTCAAATATTCCTAAGGTAGCATTTGATAATACCATGGAGATCTATGAAAAGTTAGAAGATTATAATATAGAGTTCAAAATGGGTAAGTATATGCCAGAATTACCCAAGTCGTTCTTACCTGCAAACATAGAGACCAATGATGAATATTTAAAGACTCTTGCTTATGAGGGCCTTAAAACTAGAGGGGTTGCCACCAAGGAGTACAAAGATAGATTAGAATATGAATTGGGGATTATTTCGAAACTCAATTTTTCTTCTTACTTTCTAATCCTTGGTATTGTTATTAAGGAAGTGCGTAAAAGAGGGATCTTGATTGGACCGGGCCGGGGAAGTAGTGCTGGTAGTCTTGTATTGTTTGCTCTCGGGATTTCTGGTATAGATCCGATTAAATATAAACTCATGTTTGAAAGGTTTTTAAATCCCAGTCGTATTGATCTTCCAGATGTTGATATTGATTTTGAACAACGGCGGCGGCCAGAAGTAATTGAGATAGTTCAATCAATCTTTGGTGCTGACAAGGTATCTAAGATTGCAACATTTAATAATATGACTACTAAGTTAGCTATTCGTGAGGCCATCCGAGCAATAGAACCAGATCGTAGGCGAGTAGATGATTTAATTAAAGATCTCGGGGCATTGGATGAATTGGAACCCAAGGAGTTATTTGAAGAGACCGCCAAAAGAGAAGAAGAGAGTATCATATCTGCTATGGAGAAGATGAAAGCCTTTAAATCCCCACGTGTTGATAAAAGCTGGTATGATTTTGCTATGGGATTATCTGGTAATCCTAAATCGGTGTCTATCCATGCATCGGGAGTTATTATTTCAAAAGATCGGTTTAGTGATATAATACCAACATTTAAGGTAAATAGTGAGTCAGAAACAGCGCTTATGTGTGATATGTATGTCGCATCAAAGGTAGGGCTGGTTAAATTTGATTTGCTTGGCTTAACAACATTAGATATTATTAAGATCACATGTGAGTTGATCAAAGAAAATCACGGGGTTAATATTGACCCATATACACTTCCGCTTGATGACATGAAAACGTTTAAATTATTACAAGATGGCAATACGTGTCGTGTTTTCCAGGCTGAAAGTGATGGGTTTACAAATATGATGAAAGGATTGATTCCTACAGAATTTGAGCATATCATAGCCATGAATGCTTTATATAGGCCAGGGGCCTTGGCATATGATGAAGTAATCAAAATGTCTATGGCTGAGAAATATATAAGAACTAAAAATGGGTTGATGCCACCGACAAAAATTGACCCATGTATTGATGATGTTCTTGCGCCTACACATTATATGATGTTATTTCAAGAACAGATCATGGAAATAGCACGTAGGGTGGCTGGATATTCAATGGCCGAAGCCGATCATTTGCGCAAGGTTGTTGGTAAAAAATTAGTCAAAGAAATTGACGAAGAGGGTGAGAAATTTATAACTAGTGCTATTAGATTTGGCAAAACAAAAGAATTCGCTGAATATATATTTGGGCTTATTAAGCCATCAGCAAGGTATATGTGGCCGAAGGCTCATGCTGCGGCGTATGGTGTTATTACTTATATAACCGCATATTTGAAGGCAAATTATCCTACAGAATTTATGTGCGCCAATCTTATAATGACTGATTCAGACCAGCATTCAATTATAATAGCGGACTGTAAGAAATTGGGGATTAAGATCTCTAGGCCAAATATTAATAAGTCAAAACTAGTATTTTCTGCTTTCAAAGATACTATTTATATTGGCTTGTCTTCTGTGAAGGGAATCGGTGAATCATCGGCTAAAGTGGTTATTAAAGAACGTGAGATGAATGGAGAATATAAATGTTTTGCTGATTTTATTAATCGTAACAAAAGCGTCCCATCTAACCAGATTTCACAATTAGCATTGGCTGGAGCGTTTTTGTTTGATCCCACATTAAATAGGAAGGATATCGTTAAAAACATACAAGAGATTAAGAAATATGTACGTACTAAGAGTATAGCTATTAAAACTGCGACAATTAAATATAATGAATCTGGGGCATTTGACAAGCCAGCCTATAAAAAAGCAATGGAGAATGGGCAGATTAGTTTAGATCTACCAAATAATATGATTACTATGCCATGGTTTGTTAAGCAAGAAGAGTATGAGTCGGCTGAGATATTGGAAAATGAATCAGGTACTATAGGACTTCTTGATGTTGATCCAGTATTGGATTTGTATCAGGCATTAGCAGATTCAGTTGGTGCCATCTCCCTTACTAAGGCACTAGCATTACCAACACAATCAGTCGTATATATATATGGGATTAATAATGGGATTGAGGTTATATATCCAAAGAAAGATCAAACATGGAATAAATTTGGGTCAGTTTCTTTAATAGATCGAGAGGGATGTCATGATAGGAATATTAATGTTAATACGGAAGACTTAGATGACAAGATTATTAGTGGAGTGAATTATGGGTGTATTAAGACATCATTAGCCAAAAAATTTGCGCCAGTTATTTTGAAGGCAATAGTAAAATACAGTAGTAAGCGTGGCAAGGGGCTTACATTAATTGGTAAACCAATATTGCCACAATATGGTATTAAGATCAAGAATCTTGGGTTTATGAAGCAACCATCAAAAATGGAGGGGATGTTAATTAAGCAGGTTGTTGGTGATATTGTGAATCTCGATATATTGAATAATACTATAGCCAAAGCGTTAACAGATATTGTTGGGCAGACTATATATGCGGTAATTAGGGAGTAGACATGACAATGGTATCAGTCACCACAAATATTGAAGTTAATGTTGATGTACGAGATGTTATGAAAAGATATATAAATGAGAAATGTAATAAACCAACTGGGTATCATTTACATGACCAAATTCAATTTGCACTTAAAGATTTAGCTGATATATTAATTTCTTTAGGTAAAAAAGAAGGCATTAAAATTCGTGTGTCGTTTAACGACAAATGAAAGTACTACGATAAAATAAGAATGATTCAATATCAACGTAAATTAAAGTTAACCAAGGTTCAAGAGGCCCAGTTAAATACTTGGCTGTTTCATCTTACTTCTGTCTGGAATTGGGCTATTCGTAAAATTGAGTTAGATGCCAGGGATAAGGTTTATTATTCACGAAAAACATTTCAGAATTTACTCACTGGCCATAGTGGCAAACTTGGCATCCCCAGCCATACTATACAGGGCATGTTAGATCAAACTTGGTTATCTTGGCAACGTTGTTTTAAGAAAATTTCTAGGAAGCCAAGATTTAAGGGCCGTCGAAATAAGTTAAATTCTATCCCATTTCCAGACCCCATTAAACCACCCCTAAATAATAGGGTTAGAATGCCATTGCTAGGTTTAGTAAAATTCCATAAACAGGATATCCCTGAAGGCAAGATAAATTCAGGCCGCATTATTAAACGGGCTTCTGGCTGGTACTTGTGTTTAAATATAAATGCCCAACCTAATGTTATCCCTCATGTTTCTGATGATCAGGTTGGTATAGACCCTGGATATGTTACCTTACTTACACTTTCAACTGGTGAAAAGATTGAACACCCCAAGGAATTACAGAATAATTTAATCCGTTTGGGCCAAGCCCAGCGTGGTATAAATCGTAAACAAGTTGCTAGACTTCATGAAAGGATTAAGAATCAGCGCAAGGACAGAAATCATAAGATATCTCGTGAATTAGTGTCCAAGAATCAAGTCATTGCGATTAGTAAGGATAATTTGGGTGGTTTGGCTCGTTCAGGGTTTGGCAAGTCCGTGGGAGCAGCTGCCCACGGACAACTTCGATCAATGCTTTCTTACAAATGCCGTGCAGGCGGTAGAGAGTATATCGAAGTGCCATCTAAGTTTTCCACCATGACCTGTTCTACCTGTGGGGCGCGTTCTGGTCCAACAGGGAAATCAGGCTTGAAGGTAAGGTACTGGGAGTGTAACGTTTGTGGGACGGTTCATGATCGCGATGTTAATGCTGCGATCAACACTCTTATTGCCGGGCTGGGGATCAGCCACGAGAGCTATCGTGAGGTAGCGTCAGAAATTAGGGAGGTAGCCTGATGTCCAAAGTTTTAATAGTCGGAGATATTCATTTAGATTCACAATGGGTTAGTGACACCGATGAGTGTTTAGATAAAATTATTAAATTTGTTAATGAGCACGGATGTGAGAATGTTGTGTTGCTTGGTGATATCTATCATCGTAGAGATATACAGAAAGGCGGAGCAGAAGAATTAAGATTTCATAAATTCCTGGAGTCATTCCCTTATTGGACTAGAGTTCATATATTAACTGGTAATCATGATTTGTCAGATGATAGAAATTTATTAAGTGAAATAAAAACACTTGATTTGCATAGTAATGTATTTTTATATGATACAATGCAATCAACATTTCGTATTAAAGATGATATTGTTGCCGTTATGTTGCCGTGGGAAGTACATCGTAGGACTAATACGGTTGAATGGTTTGAGTTTAAATGTAATGATTTAAGAATGATGGGTATAAAATTCGTGTTGTTTGCTCATCTACCATTTGTTGAAGCAAAGTTTAATAATAGTAGAATGATAAGCAATCAATCTAAGAATTTTCCCTCCATTAAATCATTAGAAGCAATTCCAACTTTTGAGTTTGCATTTCTTGGTGATATTCATTCGCCCCAAGATATTGGTACCCGCGCATTATATGTCGGGGGCATTAGGAATTCAAATTTTGGAGAGAGTGGTGATAAGCGTGTTGTGTTATTTGATACAGACACAATGTCTGCCACCAATTTGTGGCTTGGGTGTCGTGATACACATATAGCAGAAATTAAGATGGCGCAACTTGAACATTATTTATTAGACCCGGTTATTAGTAATAAGATGGTAAAATTAAAGGTATCTTGTACCCAAGAAGAATATGAAAGAGGTATTGGTCCTATAGTTCATGATGCGTATGATTTAAAAATAGAGTATGAAATATCAGGCAAAAAAGAATTTAAAAGCCTAGATATAACTGATGATGAGAAAATGTTTCAGGCATATTGTGATACATTGTCAGATAAATACGGAAATGATATAATTGATAGAGTAAAAATTATTGGTAAGGATATCCTATATGGATGAAGCAGCGTTTAAAGAAAAGGTAATAGCGTTGTATAATCATAGACAAGAAATCGGGTGTCCTACAATGAAGTGTAAGTATTTACAGGAGATTATTTTAAAAGAAGTAGCAGATAATTCCTACGAATTATGTCTTGGTATAAGTGCCTTATTATTATTGCATGATATAGCGTTAAAAGATGAAATTCTTAGTGACATGGTGGCGTTAATGTCTAGAAATATGGTAAACCATAGTGTAAAATGTTCTAATGCTGTATTTGAAATTTGCCAAGCGTGTTCTGCCAGTAAATTAATTGATGGGAAGCAGATACAATAATGCAAATCATACTAAATAATTTTTTGGCTTTTGGGAATAATGTTGTCGTTGACATACCCCCTGGAGTGACCTTAGTCCGTGGTGATAATGGGGTTGGTAAGTCAGGCTTATTAGAAGGGGTTACTTATGCAGTTTGGGGTAAAGCACGTGGCACCTCCGAATTTCCTGGTGGTGACCATCTTATTCGTGATCTTACTGGAGATATGTCAGTAAGTGTTCAATTTCCATTGCCTCAACAAATCAAACTTACTCGGGGGCGTGGTAATAATACCACCAATCTTGATATTAATGTGTGTGGCGCAAATCAACAATTCGTTACCTTGGATGCTGGGGAGAAATTAATTAATGATATAGTTGGCATGGGATATGATACTTTTATAAAGACTGCTTATTTTCAACAGGGCAAGGATAAAGCGTTTTCCGAATTAACTTCTACCGAATCTAGAAAAAAGGTTGTTGAAATGCTTGGCTTGGACAGATGGCAGGAAAAGCAAGCTATCGCGTCACAGAGATTATTAGAGATTAAACAACAAGCATTAAAATATAAGACTAGTATTGATAATATCGATAGTAAGGATTTAACAACCAAGATAGAGCAAGCTTTATGTGATATAAAAGATACACACATTAAAATCAATATCCTTATACTAGAAACAGAGATTGCCAAAAATATACTAGCCAACGTACAAACCAATGCTGCATCGTTATTTGGTCAGATTAGTGCCATAAATACTCAAAATGCTCTAGAAGAAGAGAAATTAAGTAATTTATCAAAGATTAAGGTAGAGATTGAAGAATATACACAAAAGATGTGGAATATTAGAAAGCAATTAAAAGGGTATGTTGACCGGAGAATTGCGATAGATAAAGAGGTTGATAGTATTAATAACCAGATAAATTCGATCAATATTAAAGATATACTAAATAAACAAGAAAAAGATACGGCATTACTTGTATCATACAGGGCCGTATTTATTAATAAAAAGGAAGGCTTAACTGGGCTTATTACTAGGATCGATTTCTTAAAAAAACAAATAGATACTTTAAGTACTTGCGGTGATATGTGCCCAATATTGAGTGTAAAGTGTGAAGCATTATGTGGTGACAGACTACAACCTAGAATTGTTGCTATGAAAAATGAGCATGATCAATTATTTGCAGAGATCATAAGTATACGCCATGATATTGACGAATTACAGTCTAAAGTGATTTTATATGAGAATAATATAAGTAATTATGTTAATATTAAATCTTCATATGATAGTTTGTGTGGCAAGATATCTCCATTAGTGGTTGAATGTAATAATATAAATGAATTAATGGAATCTGCTCAGGCTAATGTAAATAATATAGATACTTTAATGAATAATGCTAATATTAAGCATGCATCAATATCTATAGAATTAATGCAAATTAAAGAAGGGGCCAGTATCATTATTGGGTTGCGTGATCAACATATCAAACTTCTTATTGATATCGCTTCATTCCAAGCCGACTTAAAAAGTAAAGAAGACCAGAACAATAAATTACAAGGTATTGTTTCGTCTAATGAGACTATGATAAGGGTAAACACTGAAAAACTTGCCGAACTTGAGAAGATTACCAAATTATATAATGAGTGTGTAAATGAGCAGTGTGTTTATGATGTATTGGTGTCGGCATTTGGCCCGAATGGTGTACCAGCGATGCAAATTGAAGCTATGAAGGACCAAATTGAGGTATTTGCTAACAATATATTACAATATGGTGGGCAAAAAGTATCGATAGCAATATTACTAAAGGAACCAAAGAAATCTGGCGAGGGTACTAAGGATGTTTTCAAGATTTTAGTTAAGAAGGGTGACAAGATATTACCATTATTTAGGTTTTCCGGGGGAGAGGCGTATTGGATAGACTTAAGTATTCGAGCAGCATTATTTTTAGTATGGCGGGTTCGTAATCCAGATAATATATTAGACATTTTAATGATAGATGAGGGTATTGGTAAGATAGATGATGGTAAGCGTAGAATATTAATAGACGTGTTAAAATATTTATCAACTAAGATTAAACGTATTTTGATTATTACACATTCTGATCTTAAAAATTTGGTTGATGAGTTTGATAATGTTATAACCATTAAAAAAGTAAATGATGTTAGTATAATATAAAGGAGATACAAATGACCCAGTTTAATTTTGGTAAATATTTTAATTTTCAGGGTGCAATTGCTTTGGTCGCTAGCCTTGCCTTGCTGGTGGGATCAGTACTTGGTGTTAATGCTTATTTTGCCAAAGAACGTGCTTTTCAATCATATGTTGATGTCACTGATAAAAGGTTCGTTGAAGCTAATACCAAATTACTGATCTACCAAGCAGAGCAATCAAAATCGTATGTACAGGAAAAGATGTGGAAAGTACAGGATAGAGTTGAACAGAGGCCAAGTGATAGTGTGGCCAGACAACGGTTGCGTGAACTAGAAGCAGAGAAAGATAGACTAGACATACGAATTAATGACTTAAAGAAAGGCAAAAACTAATGAAAAAATTCTTGATATTATTAATTTTATTGGTGCCCATTTCCTCTCATGCTATTAATTTAGAGAAGTTTGAATTAAGTGCTGCATTTACTATTCCCCACAACGAACCTATCATACAAGATATGGTGGCACGATATAAACTTGAGGCTGATGGAGGCATTAGATTTTGGAAACGCGTTACATTTGATGTGAATACAAAGATATGGTTTTTACAGAACTGGCGTACTCCGGATGTGGTAGGGCATGGATTCCCTGATGCATGGAAAGGATCGGATTGGGATTTTGAACGGGCACGCATTGACTATAATTTGAAACTTGGGGTTGATATTTACGGACCAATTCAGGTATTTGTAGAACATAATAAGTGGGACTATTTGACTGAGGCGAGACCACCAGCACAAATGTCTGAATATTATTGGATGACTGGTATTAGAGTGAAGGTGAAATAAGATGGAATTTGTGATATTTAGAGATAAATTTTTCTTATATTTTAAAAGTTTAGGATATGGTGTATCTAATTTTTTGCGTGGGATAGATATGCTAGTTAATGCAATTTTAGGTGGGGATGGAAAAGAAACGATCTCTAGTCGTCTAGGTAAGTATAGACATGGGCATCCTGGAGTGGAATTTATTGCTAGAATTGTGGATACCATTTTCTTTTGGGAAAAAGAACACACAAATAAACACGAGGATTCAACGGTCGGAGACAACCAAACATGGAACTAATAAAAGTATTAGATCATGGATATGTTAAAATATGTAGAATTGATGGGGTTGATGTCGATATTGAGAATTGTGCACGAGCTTCATTTGTTAAAGAAGTAGTGGTTGTAACTCCAGGATTTATTGAGCGACTAGCCAATGAAGGTCATTCGTCACCATTTCGAAGCGTTGGCATATGGGTCGAAGTGAAGATGCCACTATGTGTACGTCAACAATATTATAAACATGTAATTGGTGTTTCTAATGTTGAAGATGGGACAAATTGGAATGAACAATCTGGTAGAAATAAACGGGTTTACGAATTTTATTGCCCAGTGCCTAGAGAGCCTAAAGGAAAATGGGGCCAGGGGCAGGTATTAGAAGAGTATAAAGATGAATTTAAGGATGATTTAAATATTGCGTATGCCTCAGCTTTAAGTCTCTATAATAAATGGGTGGAACGTGGCGTGGCCGTAGAAAATATTAGGCAAGTTATCCCCTATGGTTTATATACTACTGTACGTAGTAGGATGAGTTTACAGGCAGCGTTTTATTTTTGGGAATCACGACAAGATAGTCATGCGCAATTAGAGATCCAAGAATATGCGAAGGCTATAAATATTATTTGTTCTAAGTATTTTCCTATATCATGGAATGCTTTAAAATTAGCCAATAAGAAGGATAAACCTAATGTCCGGTTGTAATAATTGCCCCAAATATAACAAATGTACAAAAGTCTGCCCCTACATTGAGAATTTGTTATATTCGCATACGCATAATATATGTAAATATAGTAGAGATGGATGTTATCATGATATAGGCACAGAATGTATGGCTGGCGATCCGGATAAGTTATACCAAAATTATGATGGTGAATATGGCACGTGTAATGAAGCCAGATGTTCAAAATTTAATGGATGTTCATTTGGGCACGAACATTGGGTACTGGGATGTGATATAGATACATGTGAAAATTATGATCAGATTGAAAAGGGGCAGGTGTTTAAGTATGGTATAGAGAGTGGGTTTAGAAAAGAGATAGCTTATGATCCTAGTGCAATTGAGATAGCCAAGCATAAACTAACTAATTATTTTGATATTGATGAAGACGAACAAAATGTGGTCATACCAGTTGGTAAAATTGAAGATATAGTGCATATTAATGGTTTAGATTGTGGTGTATGTAAGAGTAGAAATAAATGTTATGCGTTAACGTTGTGTAAGAAAATGGCCTCAGTACTAGCTGGTGTTATTAATGATAGTGTTGAGGGGGAATTTGAAAATATGAAAGTTAAATTATTATCTGGATCTAAATATGTTACGCCAGAAATTAGGTTAAAGTTAATAAAATTACTTAAATGTGAGAAGTTTCTATCAAAAAGACAGAGAGATGTATTATGGTTACATTTTATAGAGGGTGTTCACCAAAAAGATATTAAAGACATTTTATCAGCATACAGGTGTCTAGGAGATGGGTGTGTATTTTTCAGTCCTAAAAAGGTTGATGCTTGTCCAAGATGTGGATCGATTAAGTTTTCACATACCAATATTACATCACAGGCCGTTAATAGGTATATTAAGTGGGGACTATCAAATATACGCAAGAAATTTTTGATCGATTTGGATATGTTTGACATACCAGAATATGACAAGGTGTGTATTGTATGTGGGAAGTCATTTAAAACCAGGTATAAGCACCAACAATTTTGTATTGAAGAATGTAGAGTGAAATTATATACAAAGAAGCGTAGAGACATTCGTAGAGATCGTAGGGCCAGTTTACAAAAGACCCGGTATAAAGTTAAGGTTGTTAACCAGATAAAGTGTGCGAATCCAGCCTGTGGTATTTTATTCACACCTAAACCATTCCAAATATACCACTCTAAGAGTTGTCGATTAAGAGTGACTAGAACAAATTATACGATTCATATACCTGGCATCAATGATGTCAGTAGCCGTATTAAAAGGAGATGAGGTAATTCAATTTACGTATGTATAATAGAATATTATTTTCTTTGAAGACACAGGAATTAAACATAAATTTTGAGGTAACTAATGCCTATTATTTCTATTGAAGTCAAAGACGAGATTTGGGATAGGGCACTAAAACTCCAACCATCTTACGTAATAGCTCGTGATATGAAGTTAGATATTAGCGACGTTATCGACGTGATCGCTGAATATAAGATTATCTTGGATAGAAAAATCCAAGATAATCCTGACATATTAGACAAAAAACTCGATCATGTCCTAGCCGCACTAGACAATCTTGATTTGGTTAAAAAGGAAACTTGGATTTTATATCAGAATACTCCAGTTGATAATACTAATTCTAAATCCAAATTATTAAAATTAATCACAGAAGTTGAGTCACAACGTAGCCAGATATTACAGCTACTTGGTAGTGATAAGGATGCGATTACTAGGCTACAATTAGCCCAATCAACCCAAAATCAATTTATTAACATAGTAAAAGGCGTGGTATCTGGGTGCCCGAAATGTTTAGATGGGCTTAAGAGGGCTTTACAGTCTGGACGAATGAAGATAATTGTAGAGGATACTAGGCCAATCAATGTTGTTGAGCAAGAATTAATAAACGCCGTTCCCATAGGAGGCAATAAATGATTGCGTATAACACACAAAAATTTAGTCGTACATGTTCAATTTTTAATCCTAAGCCTAATAGTATTACTTTTGCGCGTAAGGTAGAATATTTAGACAGAGTTCGTTCTTTTAATAACCCTCTTTTGGTTATTATTGCTGATGATATTAATATATCTAAATTCCCAGTATTACCAGAAAATATTCAATTATATCCAACAAAATATGTTGATTACGAATTTACAATTATCCATAATAAAATTAACTATGGCCGTCAGCCAGCCCCAGATGAATATATGAGAAATGTTATTATCCATCCTACGGCAGTAATTAGTGAAGGTGTCAATGTTGCTATTTCGCCTAAGGGTGGTAAAGTACAAATTAAACACATGGGTAATGTTTTCTTTGGTGAAGGTGTTGAAGTTGGTGCACTTACTTTAGTCGAGCGAGGAGTACTTGATTCTACAACTATTGCAATGGGTGTAAAAATAGATGGACGATGTACTATTGGACATAATAGTCTTATTGATCAAGACACAGTGATTGCTACGGGAGCCATTATTGGAGGGTCGGCTGAGATTGGTAAAAACTGTTGGATTGGTCTTGGGGCGGTTATCCGAAATGGCATATCTATTTGTGATAATGTCATCGTTGGCATGGCGGCTTGTGTTACTAAGGACATTACTGAACCAGGTGTTTATGCTGGTATACCCGCCAAGCTAAAGGCCCCATATACGCCTAATTGGAATTTCTAATGGACAGAGTATGTTTTATTGGGGCGCATATTGATGACATTGAAGCAGGATGTGGTGGAGTATTAATTAACTATTGTGATAAGAAAGATATCCATATTAATTGTATTATTACCAATTCTGATGATCAATTTGGTGGAGTCCCCAGTACTAGAATGCATGAACAAGATATGGTGTTATCAAAATTGGGTGGTAATAAGATTCATATAAGATATTTTACAAAGATGTATACTATTGATGAAATGGTTGGGCAGATAGACATATTATCGCCAATGATTATATATGCGCCATATGAGTTTGATACGCACCAAGATCATATAAGAGCTGCACGTGTTGGGCTTTCAGTATCCAGAAAGAAGGATCGTATATTATTTTCATATCATAGTGGGTCAAGTTATAATTTTGTGCCAAATATTTTTAGCCGTATTAATAAAAATAGAAAAGAACTTTTATTGAAAATATTTAAATCACAGGTTAATACTAATCGTATATCTATTGGTCGTATAATAGCACAAAATAGATATATGGGTACGTTTCTTTCTGGAGATGATGTGTATGCAGAGGGGTTTCATTGTCATAGGTTTGAGTATAAAATATGACTAATAATAGCATATCACTAAACCTGATTTGTCAGAATGAAGAACAAATGATCGGTCAGACCGTACGTTGGTTGAAAAAATTAATGAATTCAATTGAAGGACCGACCGAGTTAATTATCGTTGATGGTGGTAGTACTGATTCGACATTAGATATCATAAATTCAGAAAAGGATGAAAGATTTAAGATATTTCATAATCCCTGGCCTGGATTTTGGGCTCAACGGAACTTTGCTATAGAGAAATCACAATTCAATTGGATTTATTGGACTGATTCAGATGCGTTGGCGTGTGATTGCCTTTTTAAAGATATCAATCAATTAGTGAAAACAGATAGATATTTAATATATTCATTCCCCAAGTTTCATTTGGCGAGTGATATATATCATATCTATAACACAGGGCCAGACCCATTAATAGGACTATTTAGAAACATACCAGAGATTAGATTTAAGAAATCACATCTTGGGTTGGAGGATTTTTATTATAATAACGACGTAATTTTTGGGGCACATTTTAAGTACTCATGGCAGCGATTACATAATAATGTGTGGGCCATTCATTTTGAATCATTAAAGAGTATTGATTTGTTACTCACAAAATATAGAAAGTATGCCGCAGTGCCAGGTAATCCACATTATGGTAAAACTGACGAAGTTATTAGGTGGTCTATGAGAACTCAAGAGAGACCACATGTGATCCCGATTAGTGAGAGGTTTAAAAATATATCATTTTATCATGAGGTAGAACATGCCTTCGAGTAATTGGAAGTACTAATTATTGATAGGGGAGGTTTCTGTGCCATCTAGTGATCCAGCAGCAAGAGAAGCATTAGTGAATTATGTAAAAGGGATTGGTATACCAGATGTAATTCTTGATCTTGGGGTTGGTGCTGGTGGATATGGTACTATGTTTAAGCAGATAGCACCAAATTGCAAAATATATGGCGTTGAAATTTGGGCACCATATTTAACTACATTTAAACAGAATCTTGCCTGTTATGAAGATATTTATATTGGTGATATTAGATATTTTGATTATAAATATGCCATAGCAGATCTGGTTATAGCGGGAGATGTATTAGAACATTTACAAAAGAGTGATTGTATACGAGTAGTTGATAGGTTAGTAAGTATCTATAATTGGATCATTATATCATTACCCATGCAAAAGTTTGAGCAAGGGTCAAATAATAAATGGGGTAATAAATATGAAGCACATTTGTATCATTGGACAAAGGAAGAGGTAGAAAGGGAATTAGGGTTTAAATTTGTTACAATGGCTGGGGTATGCGGGCTTTTCGAATATAGGAACAAATAATAATATGATTGATTTAGAAAAAAGGTTCTTTAATAAAATAGATATAGAATCCAGTAGTCCCACTGGGTGCTGGGATTGGGGTGCTTGCAAAGATAGTAGTGGCTATGGCCAATTTAAAATTGATGGTAAACAATACCCGGCTCATAGAGTTTCATTTGAGTATTTCCACAATAGAAAGATTAAGCTTGGGTATTTATTGGATCATATGTGTAGAAACCGCGCATGTGTTCGTCCTGATCATTTGAGAGAGGTTACGCCACAAATAAATTCTATCGAGAACAATAATGGTCGTGCGGCTATAAATAATGCCAAGATCTGTTGTATTAATGGACACAAATTTATTAAAGAAAATACTTATATTCGCCCAAGCGGTGGAAGGAAATGTAGAATCTGTATGAAGGAACAGGCGGAAAAATATAGAAAGACTGATAAGTGTAAAGAGTATCACAAACAATATTATTTTAGCTATGGTGGGTATATTGGAAGATAATAGTACTAATAAAGGGCTATATACTTCATTAGATGATTTGGCTAATGATTTTACTGCGTATGTTGATTCAGACGTACGTGCAAAATATAGGAATGATCCATTAGAATATTTTAAAGAGTTTCATGGATTTGTATTGCCGCCTATTTTAAAATGGGTATTTAATAAGATATATCATATGGCAAGAGAAAGTGTTGACACGGGTTCACGTGCAAATGGTCTTGATATTATTATGTGCGCTGCTCGTGGAGGCGGTAAATCATTATTTGCATCAATGATTGAATTTGCATTGTGGTATTTTCTTGATGCTGACGCCCTTTCATGTGGTGGATCAGAAGACCAAGCTTTAATTGTTTATGGGTATGTGTGTTCATATATTGATGCAGACATAAAGGTAGCCAGTGTTGTTGATAAACGTACACTATCTATGACTAATAAAAAGGGACCAGCACCGACACCATTTTTACGCTGTGTCGCTAGTTCTGCAAAAGCCGTGAGAGGTCCCCATTTAGGAGCATTACGTAAAGCTCCGGGATTATTGGTCTTGGACGAAGCCGCAGAAATGGCGGATGGGCTTATGAAACAAGCATTGCCAATGACCAAGGAGGCTAGGCCGCCATTTAACTTGATCATCTCAACATTTCACCATGCTTTTGGTGATTTTCAGGATTTCTGGGACAACGCTGAAGCCCGTGGCTTCATGAAAATTGCAATGGATTCGTTTGATGTATGTGAGGAATGTACAGGTGAATGTGCAAAATGCGTACCAGAATTTGATGAGCTTTATTGTCAACTGGTGTGTGGTTGCTATTTTAATTTTGATATACCAAGAGATGATTTGCCTAAATGGACACGGTTTACTTATCAAGAAAGATTAGATGAGACTAGGTTGGACCAGAAGCCGTCTGGGTGTATTTACCCCGAATTATGCTCAGAATGTAAGTATAAAGATGGTTGTGCAGCCATCAAGGTAAAAATGAGACAGCCTGGTGATTTAGGCAAGATATGTGATAAATGTGGACACAAAGTTGAACATAAAGCTAGACTTAGTAGGGGGCATTTCCCAGTTGAAGAGGTACGTAAGGCATGGAGACGTAATGATAAAGTTACGTTTGAAGTTGAGTATATGGGATGGCGTCCCGGACGTGGCATTTTCGTTTTAGATCCATATGAAGTTGATATGTCTATATGTCCAGATAGGGATGTTCAATATAAAAAAGGATTTGGTGCAACAGTACTTGGTATTGACTGGGGGGCTGCTGGTACTACAGCTATGACGGTTGCTCAATATATGGCAGATGAATATGTTAATATCATTTCATATCACTCATTGACATCACCATCAGATACTGATTGTTATCAATTGGTCGCCGAACTTGCCAAGAGATATGATATATTACAAGTATTACCAGACAGTTCACATGTATTTCAGAACATGCACATACAAAGAGAATTTGGATTATCGGTCAGTCCGATTAATTTTACCACACAAAAAGAAGCGGGTGTCGGGGCCATGCGTATGAAGTTTGAACGTAGGCAGGTAAGAATCCCAGAAAGGTATAAGGCTACTTTAGCCAAAGATCTTAAGAATTGGCGAAGAGATGTAAATGGGAACATCTTGAAGAAAAATGATCACGGGCCTGATTCATTACTTTGTGCGATGATAAATAGTGCTTCATTCGGGACGGCTTCAGCATATTACTCTGAGGATGAAGAAGCCACAAACAAAAGTTATTACGACCGATGGGGGATGGCTGACTTTTGATAACACCAGCAAATCGTAAATGGCGAGAAGCGAACCCAGACAAAGTTAATGAATGGAATAGGAAATCATATCACAAACATGCTATTAAAATATTGGCTATTCGTAAACAGCGACGGCAAGAAAATATTGAAGAAGTTTTAAAATATGAAAAGAATAGACGTATAAGAGACAAAGAAAAAAATAAAATACGTGATCGAATAAGACATACAAAAAATAAGAAGACACGTTCGCAAAAATCACGTATAAAACGGCAAAATCGCAAACTTTTAGTCTTGGCTCATTATTCTATATGTGAGTATCCAATATGTGCTGTCTCAGGATGTGGTATAACCGACCTTGATATGCTTACATTAGATCATATTAATGGTGGGGGCAATAAACACAGAGAGAAAATTGGTAGACATCTTTATGAGTGGATTATTGAAAATGATTACCCATTAGGGTTCCAGGATTTGTGTTGGAATCATAATCTTAAAAAAGCATTAAAAGACAAATGTAAACGTAAGATTAAAATAGATATTTTAACTCATTATTCGTTATTTGATCATCCTCAATGTGCATATCCAGATTGTTTGGTTATGGATTTAGATATGCTAACCTTAGACCACATTAATGATGATGGTGCGGAACATAGAAAGAAACTAAAGAAAAGTGTGTATCTTTGGATTATTGAAAATAATTACCCGCCTGGTTTTCAGGATCTATGCTGGAATCATAATATACGTAAAGAAGTAGTTCGACGTAAAGAAATTAGATATAATAAAGAAAAGGAGAAATCTAATGTCTGAAGAACGTATCTGTGCTAATGAGAATTGTAGTAAGCCATTTTTCCCAGTATATGAAAACGCCGTTTATTGTGGCCGTCGATGTAAACGCGCAAGGATTATGCGTCGTAACCGTGGCCGTAAGAATGCTGCTATTTATACTGCACGTGTTGCAGATACTAAAATGTGCCAACACTGTAATAAAGTTATTCAACGTGATGTTCATACACCAGATCATCAATGGGAGACGCAAAAGTATCATAGAAAATGCTATATTGATAGTCATATTTCGGTCTAAGGGGTAATTAAATGGGTATATTTAATAGAATGTTTGGGGTTACAAAGCTAGAAGAGTCATTATTAGATACCGAGATAGCAGTTGATCATTTAGAACGCACAGTTGGTGCGGCTAAAGAGTTGTATGAGTCTACTATGATTAGCATGTTAAATGAATTGGAATCTGAGAACGCTGGATGGCGTAGTATTGGCACTTCCAATGATTCCATAAGAGACTTTACATCTGATACACACAAAGAATTAAGTAAGATGGCTTGGTCAGCCGTAATGACCAATCCAATTGCTGCTCGCGAGATTTTTTATAAGACCGTATTTGTGGCTGGTAAGGGACTAAGGGTGACATCGCAGATCCCAGAAATTCAAAAGGTGATTGATGAATTTTGGACATCAACTCGCAATAAAATACCTTATCATTTCCCTATGTATATCAATAGATATAATATTGATGGCGAAGTATTCTTTGCGCTGTTTGTTGATAAACAGAGTGGTAAGGTTACATTACGAGACATTGAGCCTCAGGAAATTGTGGAAATTTTATTTGATCCAGATGATGTTGCCGTACCAGTTTATTTCAGACGCCAGTATGTTAAGGCAACTGGTGCCAAGGGTGTGAGTATTAATAGTGAAATGAAAGATATATGGTATAAGAGTATTGATTGTATTCAGCATCCACAGTTAGAGAAAGAAGTAAAATTGCCAGATAATGCTGAAATTGCTGGCATGGATGAAAAAAATATTGATGTATTTGTATTTCATTTTAAAAATAGTCTTCTTACCAATCGTAGGAGAGGATTATCCACACTTACAAATCATTTACCATGGTTGCGTGAATATAAAGATATTCTTAGGATGCGTACTGGTATTAATAAAGCAAGGTCTACATTTTTCCTTGATATAACCATGAAGGGGGCCAATAAAGTACAAATACAGGAAGAAGCCAAAAAGCATAAGTCACCGCCACGGCCAAATACAACTGTTGTCCATGGTGATGATATGGTGTACGCTTTTATGACCCCAAATATACAGGGGTCCGATGTTCAATCTGATTTGTCGGAAATTAAAAACATGTCTGCTACTGGGTCTATGTTACCACCGGATATTCTTGGGGATACTGGGGGGAAATCTAACTATCAGAATTCTGGCAGGACAAAATTCCCATTTTTGCGTTCCATGGAATTTCAGCAAGAATTGTGGGAGTTTGCGCTTAAATATGGTATTATGTGGGTAGTAGTGTGGGCAGCAACTGAGCATGGTGAATTACCTGATAGTTTTAAAGTCGCAAAGAGACTTAATATTTCATCGTTAGCATTAACGCAAGAGGGGGAATTATACGATACGAATACGATGGCGATAGTTAATAAGCGGACTACAAAGGTCGTTAAAGAATATTTAAAGAATGTGATGGAAGCTGCGGCAATCCCTGGTAATGACATTACCAGTATGCCAGCCGGTAGACGCCCAATGCCTGGTGTGCCACCGACCCCCGAAATGCCCATTGATGGAGGTGACCCAGCTAAGGCAGAAGGTATGATGAATGATTATGTCGTAATTACGATGAGTGAGGAAGTAGATGCAGTAGATTTAGTTGAAATTCATTTCCCAAGGATTGATACGGAAAATCTTGGTGATATGGCAATGGCATTCCAGGCATTTGATGCTATGAAGATAGTATCTAAGCGTACATTGGCTAAACTTGCTGGATTTGATTATGAGAAGGAGAAAGAGCTAGTAGCCCAAGAAACCGCTGAAGCCATGAAGCAAATGGAGCAGCAACAGGCTAGTTTGGCTAATAATCCAGCCTTGGGTGGTGGGGTCAATCCTATGCCTGGGGCTCCTACTCAAGATGATATTGGCGCTGGGCCTGGTGCTGGTATTATGCCAGGGATGCCAACCCCAACTGGACAGAATAATGAGGCTGGTAATATACAGATGGTATTGAGTGATATATTAAATAGACCAAGTAGGGCCAAAAAGCGTGCACCAGTTACAGAATCTCGTCTAATGATGTCACATAAGCTAGTTGAGGCATTTTTATCGGAGGATGATTAGTGGCAGAATCTCATAATGGGTTTATAAAAAGGTATGTTGCGGCATATACTGATCACTATTTAGCACTCGTAAATAATGACGGGAGTGATGAAGCCCAAGAGCGTATTCAAGAGCTAGACCTTAAGTTAGAGAATTTGCGTTCTGAATACAAGACAATAGCTGGTGAAGAGGGAGTAGTACAATTAGACCGTGCCGCGCTCGGGTATACTGCCGATTCGTTAATAGACGCAACAGATAAAAGAATAGCTGACCTTATTGTTAGGAAGCCTGTTGTTAATGGTGCAAATACCGAGGCATTACGTGTTAGTGGTATAGGTAATAGATATGGTATCCAAATTCTTGTTGATAGTGGTAAACAAAGATTTTCCATTGGCGTTGGTAATAATAGTATGCATGCTTTTTCTGTTGAGGCTGGGTTTAATCAAGTAGTGAGTGTTGAAGAGATTAACAGGATTAGCAAATTACAAAATGAAATCAAAGATGTAAATAAAAAGATTTTACAGATTAATGAAGTGATAACCGCCCCAGCAAAAATGTTAGTTGGTGTTAATCCGTATGCTGGCATAAAATCAGAACCACAAAAAATACAACAAGAACGTAGCCGTTTAATAGGACAACTAAATACATTACTCGATGAAGTAGGTGCGACTATAGTTAGTAGAAATTATACAGATTTGGTTCTGCCAAATAATGATGTGGCTTATTCTAGATTAGCCACTAAAATAATTAAACAGAACCCAAGAGTAAATGTTTGGATGGATAAAGATAGTGGGCTAATCTATACGCAATTTCGTAGTGGTAAACTATTACCATTAGGTGAAGCGCTCAAATTAGCCAACAATGTTGGGCTGATGTCTGGTGACGCCACACAAGAAGTTGAAGATTTTATTATGCAACGTATTAAAGTTGATGATCATTCATTTGCCATATTATTAAAACACAAGCCTAGCAATAAAACAATAGCATATATCCCACCAGTTAAAGATAGTGGTGTACTAGAGCAAATCTTCAAAAATGATATTGATATATTATATATAGATGCGAGATATAGTAATATATCTAATTATTATATTAATGATCTAGAATTTATTAGTAGAGCATCACAATATGTATCTAGTGAAGATATGGGTGATGCAATAGTTAGATCATATCAGCGTAGTACTAAAAGACCCAAATTTATTCAATTGATGAATACTGATGATAATATGCAAGCTGGAGTAGTGGCCGAGTCAATTAAGAAGAGATTAATCGCTAGTGATATTTTGGATGACGTTGATGTTAGATTATCACCTATTAAACATAATGTAAGACCAGATATCATTGGTATTAGTTATAATGACATTGCCATACGAGCAGGCGAGCAGTCTAATGGGGATATTGTTCAAGATGCTATATTACGATCACAAATTAGATCTAGGGAGGCTCGTAGAGAGGCTTATACTGGAATTGAAGATATTTCTTTGGTATCACTAGATGATGAAAGACAATTGCCTATATTAATGGATGCTGTAGAAGAGATAAATAAATTTGTCAATGCATCAAATCTTGATATACCACCAGGTATTATGGGTGATGTTGTTGAGCCGGATCCTTTAATTAAATATGGCATATCAAGTGAAACATTTAATGTTGTTGCGGACCCTAGTGTAATTAATACTAGTGCCGAGGAATGGATCAATCTCCATGTGCGGCCAAAGGATCCAGTTACTATAGAGGAAATAGTTAAGAAATTTAAGATTAGTGGACAGGGAGTAGATTTAAGGACGGCACCATACAAAGAAAGTTTGATTACTTCTATAAGAACTGCCATATTATCACAAGACGAATTTGATAAAATCATTGATTGGCAAAGTATTAAAAGGGCTGATGGTTCAGCCAGGTTTGTGTCTAGTATTGATGCATGGGCCGAATTTAATAGATTAATAAGAGATTATACGTGGGTGGTCCCGCATTTTAGTCCAAGGATCGATTGGTTTAAACATGAGCAAGATGCTATTAATATGGTATCTACTTCTGGTATGTTATCAGAAATTGATGATTCACAAAAATTAGTTAGAGTATTTAAAGGAAGGGCTGCAAGAGCATTCACCAATATAGATAAGAAACTTTTTAAAAATCTAAACTCGGGAGATAAGGGTACCGAGTTTATTATACAAAGAAGTAAATTTATTAAGAATATTAGTAAATTAATAATACAAGAAGTTGCTACTAATAATACTACGTTAAATAATATCCTATATTCATTGGGGTTGAGTGATATAGATATTAATATAACAAGAGACAATGCTAAAGATTTAAGTACCTTTATGAAGTTAGATTTAGCATATTTTAAAGGCGCTTCATCGGAAACTATTGATGCGACCAGAAAGAAATTATTATATCATATTAATTATAAAGATTCATATGGAGGATTTTTAGATTGGATCAAAAATAACAGCAAATCAGTAAATTCGGCTGTTGGTTCATATCTTAAGGGCAATACCTCAATTAAACCAGTAGAAGAGATGTTATTTTTAGAATCACTTACTAACTCATATATATTAGATGAATTACGGGTTGAACTAGAAATCAAATTTAATCAACTAACTAAAATACGTGACGTCACAAAACTTTTTGATCGTTCATTTGAGCAAGGTATTAGTATGGATAGAGTTAGTAGTTTATTGACCAGATTAAATAAGATTGATAAGATCAAATCCCCAGAAGAATATGCGGCACTAACTAAAGAGCTTGATAATGTTATTAAATATTTTGGTGGGGCCAATAATTTGTTTAAAGACCCACCAATTTATTATGGGTTTGATACGTTAATAGGTGGTCGTGTGGCGTCAATTTTGACAGAGATCCAAACATTACAACCACCAATGTTGTATTTGTTACATCCTCATGGGCCATTCAGTTCAGCAGAAGAATTTGGTAAATTTGAATATGACATACATAGAATTGAAGATTTAATTAAGGAAGATGCTACTAATATTAGAGATAGTAATAAACTAAAACAATTAATAAATGATTATTTTAAGTTTAAAGTTAATGGATTTACCAAAGAATTGGATGAATTGGAGAATATCCCTGGAAGGGCAAAATATAACCAGAAATTAGATGAAGCAGTTGATTTTGTAATGGGTGGTCTTGGATATTTACCTACTGAACAAAGACGTTTTGTATTACTTGATCTGGCAGATGTAGATAAACTAAAGGAAGAACATTTTAATACTGGTGCAAGTAACATATTTTCTGAAGTTAAAATACGAGTAAAAGATGCTAATAAAAAGTTATTTGAGTCTATTGGGCATAATCTGGTCACCGAGAATAAAACAAAGAGCGCTAGTAATGCACTATTGCGTAAAGTATTAGATGATAGAGAAGTTCTTGTAATGCAGTTAAGTAGTAAAGTTGAAGAACTTTCAAAGTTAGAGACTAGGTTTGCGGCTATTGCTTCTAATATGCCCGAAGACCAAGCCAAAGATATTGGAAAAATACCAGATATAATAGAAGAGAGTGCATCAGCACTTTCTATACTTAATATGGAGCAGTTTAAGCGTAACCGGCTTTTGTTAAAAAATGATATAGTAGATATTCGTTCAAAGATTGTAAAGTTAGATATAGATAAGTTTGCCCAATTTGATGCATCTAACCCTGATTTATATGCCGATGATGCCATTGGTGGTTTTAGTATCATTAGAGCTGGGAAGATCAATCCGGATGCTATCGGTGAGGTATCAAGTGTTTTATCAGTGTTAGATAGTAGGAATTCTGAAAAAGCAAGATTAATGGTTGTATTACGTAAAATACAAGAGTTACATGAGAAAAGAACATCCCTTATTGATATAACCAAAAAGAATAAGATAAACGAAGAGATATTTAATGTTATTTCTGGTGAGATTTCCTTATCAGATCCACATAAATATATGGATATTATATTACCATCAATTAAGGCTGAGTTTGCATCTGATGGAGATGTTGATAGACACATTGGCATGATAGTTGATGCTATTGCTTTTCGGTTAGAAGAGCTTGATCAGACCATCAATAAAGCAGAAAAAGCGATTCAAAGATTAAAGAGTTATTCTATTAGAATTGACATACCATTTAAAAGGTTTATGCGTGAGAATATTATTGATGATGGTTTTAGATTATCAACTGACCACATCATTCTAAGTATGAAAGGTGAAATGGTTAGTACTGTAGAGGTTATATCTCCGTCATTAATAACTGGAGCAGATGGAGCACCAGGATTACCATTTGATTTAATGAAAAGGTTCGGGTTATTGGGAGACAGAGCATTTTTATTCCCAGATCGAGTAGGTGCGATGGCTGTATATAAATTGCATATTCCTATAAATGCCACACCAGCTCAAGCTAATGCATTGATTACTGAAGCAGAGATTATATCGCACGGTACCAAGGGGCTTGATGCATTAGTTGTAGAATTTCCATCAAAGATGTTTGGTGGGTTTATACCAGATGAAAAGGTTTATCCAAAATTATATAAATATTATGCTCTATCTGATATAGAGCGTAAAAGTGTAATTGAAAATTTTAATTTATTTGGTATAAATTCTAAGCCATCAATAATTGGGTCTGGATATCATTATGACATATCACGTGATGGTAATAAGATTAGGAAATATCAAACCATAATTGCAAAGGCACCAGTCGATGATATTGATGATATTAGTACTATTACTAAGAGTGCTATAGACCCAGATACTCAATTAGATATATATAATAGAATAAGGGTAATTGTTGATGATATTGGCACACCAATACAAAAGTCTATTATGAAGAGCGAAATAGACAATATTGGTATTGAGAATCTTGAGAAGATTACTCCAATGATATCCAGTAGGGTTAATGAAGAGAAACGTAGGCAAGTAGGTAGAGTCGTTAAAGAAGGAGGGGATAAATTATTTGAAATACTAAGAAGCAAGGCACCGGATGGTAGATTAAAGGGATGGGAGTCGGCTGAATTTCCTGTTGTTGTATATGTGGATAAGAATAATAATATACGTACTATGAACCTTGGGTTTAGAAATATAAATGGTGAATTAGACCCATATACTCAAATAATTTTAAATAGTGGTAAAGGATTTAAACCACATGATGCCAAATTTTCAATAATCGTTGAAAGTATGGAGAATAGATTTAGGATAATTGGTGCTGAGGGCGTTTTACCAAAAGATATATCATTTAATTCAATGATCCATACTGCTACTGAATTAATATCGGCCAAAACTAGAACACAATATACTACTGATATGACAAGTATTGACAGAGATATACAAACTTCTTTTTATGAAATGAATAAAGAGATATCTAGAATTGGGCTTACCAATCAGGATATTGAATATATCAATGAAGCAGAAGGGAAATTAAAAAGTATTCTTACAGATAAGATACAAGATGCCATGGGGTCGGAAGTTATAGAAAAGATGGCTATGGAAGAGTATCAAAAAGGCATTAGGCAACTCTATGGTGGATTAGTTGGGCTGAATAGAGAAAAGGGTATAGAAGGCATTAATATTAAATGGCAGAAATATAGCAATATTAAGACCAAATATTTGGGCGAAGCTGGTAAAGATATATATGGATATATCCCAGAAACTGATGGTATCATAACTTCAGCCACAAAGATTGGTAGTGCCTTTGGTGTGTCAATTTGGTTTGATCAAAGTATCCCAGTACAATCCATATCATCATCATATATTGATTTACAAATCAAAGAGGCATATGCGGCGCTTACAAAAGAACCCCAAAAAGCCACTGAATTATATGCTAAGCTAGATGCTTTAAAAACCATGCGCTCGCATTTTGTTAATATGGACAGTAGAACGTTAATATTCAATCCATCATTGAATGCAATATATAATGATTTCATGTTACGGCAACTTATTGATATAGACTTAAGATATGCGCGTGTAGTGGATGACAAAACATTACAAGATAAGGTATTATATCAGATTGAATTATTACGTAATAGTATTAAGAGAGAAGAAGATTTAGCTAGTAAAATTAGGGCTTTTGGGGTCATTAATGAAAGATGGTTGTGGTTTGCGAATGACAATGGTAAATTTATAGGTGGTGAAGAGTTATATAAATTAAGACATAAAGCAGTATTAACAAATATTGAGAAAGAAACATTAAGCAAATTAGAACAAAAATATGGGTATTTTGTAACACTAACCACAACCAAGTCACAGCTTATTTCAGATATTGATAAAATGATGTTACCTAGGGTTGATTCGTCAAACCTAGCAGACTGGTTTAAATTACGTAGTAATGTTGTGAATATTATTGCCAAAGAATGGTTATCAAATATTGGTTCATCAATGGCAAGAGTACTGCCTAAGACTACTGATTTTTGGAATAGTATCAATGGATCACCTGTTAAATTTATTAATTTATTCGCTACTAAGGATACAATAAATGGCGAAGTAGAAAATATTAAGAAGAAAATAATTGAACTTAAGGCTGAATATAATTGGATCATTGGTAAATCTGGGATTAGTGAATTACGCGCAGAATATAAAAATATTAAAGAAGAATTAGATGGGTTAAATAGAAATCGTGAGCAGATAATTAATAAATGGACCCATATATTTAGCGATATTGCTACTTCTGGTGATATATCTGCAAATACGAGAGAGATCATACAACAATTAAATGGTGGCGTACCATTTTTTAATCCTGAAGTAGTTACGCGTATGAAGTACGTATTACGTATTAGATTGGACGAATTAGCCAAAGAAAAGACTGATGATGCCAATAAACAAATTATAGATATTAATGATGTATTAAATAATTTTGATGAACTTAATAAAAGAAATATGGTAGGTAAGGCCACTTCACTTGGTGTTGACAAGTTAGATCAAGAGATATTGGCAGCTCGTAATAGATTGGTAGTTATTGAGAGTAATATTGGCAATATCAAGGAATTACCTAGGGCCGAACGTATTGACGCTGAGATAATCAGGCATACTGATTTACTTGGGACACTCAATGCTGAATTAGATAGTGTGGTATTAAAAATCAAACAGTTGCCAAGTGTCATAGCCGATGATGCACAATATATATACACAATGAAGATTCAACCAAATGACCAGGTAGAAAGATTGAATAGAATATTAGATATAAAGAAGAATGAGTTTTCAAAGGCTGGTGGTGATATTGCTGGTAGAGTACAAACTGAGATTACTAAACTAGAAAATGATATTACTATTATACGTGATATTATTAGTGCCCATGAAGCAAATATGAAGGTCGTTGAAGATAGGTTAGCACAAAATGTTTTACAATATGACGATGTTAAAGTGGCTAATTTGGCATATATTAATGAACAAATAAATAAGCAAACTATTTCTTTAAAAGACATGAAGGAGCAGTTGGATATTGAAATGTCTAGGCCAGTTCTGTTGCGTCGTAATGTGTCCAAATTACGTAACGGGATATCAATTGCTGAGATTAATATTAAAAAATTAAAGGATACGAAAGTTAAGAAGGATTTATACGATGAATTATCAAAGGCTCTAAATGATTTAGGTGTGGTCCAATCTGAAAGATTGTATGTATTAGCAAATGCTGGTAAAGTACTAATGGAACCAAAATATACTAGACGTTTAATTGAATTACAGGAGCAGATCACTGCCTTAAAAAGTAAGGTAGGCGAATTAACAGGACAATTAAGCGTCCATGATCCATTTTATACTGCTTCAATGCTTAAACATGATTATGAGGTTCTCAAAAAGGTATTTAGCAATTTGGTTAAAGCTGTCAAATTACCACCTAAACAGATAGAAACTATTGCCCAGAATAATCTTGTTGAAATATATGTGAAGAAGTATATTCAAGTACAATTTGCTCGTAAATTTAATAATGCTGCCAATGAAGTAGATCAGTTTATATCAGATATCGCTATCGGCAAAAAGGTTAGTAAAGATACTGTGGCCAACATTATTGCCGAATTAAACACAAAAAGTATTAATGATTTTATATTTTTAAATCAAAAATATAATGATGAATTTAAAAAGGCTGCAGAATTAGGTACCGATGTTAGTTTGGTGATACAAGATATATCTAAATCAGCCAGTAAATTAGTATCATTGACGGCAAAGCAGAAATCTGAATTGCGGGTTCAGTTTATTTTAAAGGATGTGATTGATTTCATAGAGTCACAGAAAGTCATGGTCCCATCAACAAAACCAGAAGAATTAGGTAAATTAGTTCCAATGGTAGTTGACTATGATCCAGGGCAGATAAAGGGGCCGCTTAAAGATCTGGTTGAGAATTTGACTGTACGATATGCTGATAATTTTGATGTTGTATCGGTTGATAGGTTTAAACTATTAACATTGTTGTCCCGCAATGTTGATAAAGGAATCTTGAAGATCAATATCACCAAAGCAGAGACCAAGGCTCATGATTTAAGGGTTAAATTGAATAATATAATTATTGAGCGTGATGCAGCATATAAAGTTCTTATTAGAGAAAATGCGAATGAGATTAAAGATAATTTAAAGATTGGCAATCTAGAGAGAAAGATCAAAAGTTTATTTAGGAAGCAAACAGAATTAGATATGCAGCTTACAATACAAGAAGAATTAGTATTGGTAGGGAAGGCTTTCTCGGTACGTAGTGATGATATTGTGCATCTATCTAAAGTCGTCCCATTTAAGGAAACCGTGTTGGATTTTTTACACTTATCATTAGCTAAAGAAATGTTAACCAAGGAATGGGAAAAGATTGATGAGGTTGATCAACAATTTAAGATAGTACGTACTACTAGTGACGCCAGAAGGGCAAGAATATTTAAAGATCTTGAAAGTGATGTTTTATATAGATACCTACCACAAAATGATTTAGGTGAGGCCATACTTGGTATAGTCGATGGTGTTTTAAAATCAACTAAGGATTATAATGTTAAAACATCTAGAGAGGTAGCTACTGAATTAGAGAAATACCTACGTAGTGCTGGGGTTAACATTAATTCAACATTTAAAGTCGCTGGGTGGAATTTGCCGCGAGCAAGGAAGACTCTTAATAAGGCATTGTTGATTAATATAGATTCGCCAGTATTTACCGCAGCCTTACGACAAGTCGCTAAAAAGCATGGTATTATATTAGACGAATTTGCCTTTGATTTGTCAAATTCATTGTTGGGTATGTCTGGTATATCTAAAGATCATTATGGTAGAAATATTGTTGGTGCTTTACGTAGATATATGGGTGAGCGTACCTATGAATTTATATCAGCCTTGGCCACAGGATCAATAGAGGTACCGTTCGCCAGCCTACAACGTGGGCTAACACAAAAAGAGGCAGAAGAATATAGAAATTTATTAGTACGAGAAAAAACATTGGCTGGTGTAGAATTCGATAGATTTAATGATTTAAAGCGTTGGTCGGAAAGTGTACGTGTCATGCCCAAATTTGAATATAAGGATGACATGCTTAAATCGTATATACGTACATATGCTTTAGATGATGGCAGAATAGTCATTGCCAGTAATCAAGTAATGTATGATCCAAATTTTGCGTTGATTGAGCCTAGATTTAGGATATTAAAGGTATTGCATGAAAAACCATTAGGTGGGATAGAGAAATATTTATTTGAAAATTATAATGCTGACAGAAAAATATACAGTAATTTATTAATTAATCCCAGCTATGATAGTCGTGGATTAGTTGCTATGGCCCTACGGATCATATTGAAAGATAGATTTAATATTGTCGTTGACGCCAAGATTGTTGATGACCCAAGTGCGATATATATGCAATATTATGACAAATTGAATAGTATTAGTTTAAAGAAATTATTAGACCAAACCGTTGAAGTTACACATATAGCCAAAGAGAAAATGAAGGTTAATCCGGATGAATGGGTAAAATTATTAAATGAAACCACTGGTGGGGTGCAAGAAACATTTTTAAATATTTTAAGGGCTGCTGGTGTAGATGACCAAGTTTTAATAAGAAGTGATGAATGGTTTAAAATCTATCAAAAGAAAGTAACTGAATATGGTAAGGTGCATGAGCAAGTTTTAAGGATTAAGAAGAGAATATCTAAATATGAATCAGACATATTTAATAGGATTAATGGTCCATCTCCACAAGGTGTACAAATTAGTTTAAATCCAAAGTCTATTGTAGACTTCTTGACTCGCGGGACTATTGGTGAGGACATTAAAAAAATAGCAGGTAGATATGAGCAAAAACCTATATTAGAACAATTATTGGGCAGGAATAAGGACAGGAAGTTGTTTATTGAAAGTTTATTATTGCGTGCCAAGACTAATATTAGGTCTATTGGGGTTGTTGATGGTAAAGAATATACTATTGATGATATAGGTAATGTCGCTACGGTTCTAGAAGAAAAGATGCATGGCATTATAGATATATTAGAAAAGGCTGGGATACAAGATAGTAGGGTACCAGATTTTAGAAAATTAAAATTCTCAGAGCCAGAAACCATATCTAAAATTAGTAAGGCATTAGATTTAATTATATTAAATACTATAAGCAATGCAGTAAGCCCTTCTTATAAATATAAGCCATCATTGTATGATGATGTTTTAGAGAAAATAGCTATGTATGAGCGCAAGCTAGTTGGCATCCCATTTGTTAGTGCGGATCTTAAGATTAAGCCTAGGATAGGCGGGCAACCCAAGCCTCCTATATTTATAGAAGATTGGATGATCCGCGTTAAATTATCTGATGGTAGTACTATAGAGTCTATCAAAGGTATCCAAGAAAAACTTGAATCGTTAAATAAGATATATTTAGAAACCAAAGATATAACTGAAAAACGCTTGATACAGGTTGATATAGATAGAGTTGGTATAGTATCAGATATAATTGATAAGCTTAAGGGATTATATAACCAAGACAATGTTTTAAATGCTATGATGGTAGATTCTGGAAAGATTTTGAGGCAAATAGAGTTATATAATGTTTTGTCGTCAATAAATAATGATATTATTAATACTGGAATGAGTGTTGATAAGCGTTTAGCTAGGATTAATAGATTAAATATAGCCATAAAGAAATTAGTTGGTACGGGTCCCTATGAATTAGGTGGGTATATTGGCAAATTAAAAAGTAAACTTGGTACACCACATATAAATAATAGGATCAAGACAGCAGATAAAATATTAAAGAAATTAAGAGCCGAATTAAATGGGCTAGCAAAAAAGGATACTCCATCAGCAATTAGGATTGCTGAGCGGTCATCATATGGTGGATTTGTATTACATACTGTGGATGAATTAACAGATGAATTAAAATCGATCCATTCAGTCATTGATGATCTAACTCATTCTTTGCCAAAGCTTGATGAAGTACATATATTTAAAAGAATGATGCGGCCAATACAAGAAAAGGTTACAGCTACTAATCAAGAAATTATTAAGAATATTGATTTAGTTATTGATGAGCTTAATATTACTATTGCGCTGAAAAATAATCTGGTCCGTACTTCTTTACCCAATAAACAAAAATATATATCTGGTATTATTATCGCTGGGATTGATGCTTTTGATAAGAAAATGAAAAGATTGAGGGGCGAGATAGAAGAAGCTAGGAAGATTAATGACCAGAACAAGGTTAATCAATTATTAGTGGACTTGAATGATCTTACTGAACGTAGAAAGGTTATAATTGAAGGACGTGGTAAGATGTTCGTTGATAAATACGATATTTTATCAACTTCTAATATTGATATGCAGTTATCTTCTGCATATAGGGCATTACGGAAGGCAGAGGGTAATAAAACTGAAACAGGATTAATATTAGGTGAGATTAAGCGATTACAAGAATTGTTACGTACTCCTGTAAATATTAAACAGATAGATGAAACTGAATCATTAAATAAAATGGTAGCACTACAGAAAAAACTTACTATCGTTGGGAAGGCAGCTAGTCCACAAGACTGGGCTGAATATAAAGAATTGATTGAGCAGCTTAATCGCATAGGTGATGCTGGACTACATATTAAAATGAATTCTAGGCAAATAGCTATATTTGATAGGCTTGGTATTCTATTTGAACAGAGTAAAAAGATGAGTAATAGTGAATGGATGAATGAATATAAAAATGAGTATAATAAATTGATAGCTGAACTCGATGAAGTAAGTGATATTTTTATGGGGGCTAAATATATTAATTCTACATATCATAATTTTGGGCTTATGATGCAACGGGATATGAGCATTGAGCAAATATTACATACATGGTATAAAGATGCAGGTGGGATATTAGATACGGAGGTTAAAATAGAGATTGATCAGATTCTGCGGCCCATCAATGATACAGAAATGAGCCGTATTGTACATCAGATTGACAAATTTTCAGTGGAACTTGAAAAAACAAATGATGTTATATTGCAGAAATTATATGGAGAGAAAATTACCACATTACAGGGACGATTGAATGAGGCGTCACAGCGTGGGTTTAGAAAATATCAGGAGACATTTTATGTTTTAAATATGCAATTAAAGGGGGGGATTAATGAAAAAGGATTACGTATTAAGGGATTGGTAGCCCAAAAGATGGAGTTTATTGAAAAAATTAAATCATTAGAAGACCGTTTGAGTAAACTTGATATATTATTAGATGCTGGTGAGATAGAAGCTTTAAATATTGATCTTTTTACCGCCCGTGGTGCATTATCTACTATTGAAACAAGAATAATAAATATAGAACGCGCACTTAAGATGAGGGTTGGTAAAAATACGGAGTTTTATACAGGTAATATCCAACAGTTTAAAAATATAGCAATAACGTTACCATTGACTGACGATGAATTAAAATATATTAATGGGATAACGACTAAATTTTCTATTTCTATTAATGAATTTTTGCCAAAATTATGGGATAAATTTAAGGATAATGTAAGATTACGACCTAGTGTAGAACATATGTATGCTCTTATGCATGCTAATAATATTTCTGCTATAGATGCAATGCAAGCCATAGTTGATGAGATGTCTATATTAAACTCATACTCAATACCAAATGGCGAGCAAATGGCCGGGGATATCATGGCCAGGTATAGAATCGAAGTTGGGTATTTTGATAGTGGTGATATTAAAATACCGATCTCTATGGATAGAGATTCTGCTGTTTCTAAATTAATGGAGGCTATCAAAGACCATAAAAAGAAATTAGATGCACTACCAGCTGGTTTTGTTGAGATGTCTGATCAGCAAATTCAGTCAATGCGTGAATATTTAGATAGATTGCATATACCAGAGGTCACTAAAGCTAAAAGAGATGTTTATAATGACGTTTTATCTGAATTGGTACAAAAAGGATATGATTCAAGTAAGCCAAATGCTGAAGCAGATAAGGTTAGAATATTAAAAACTATTACGGCAGACAGAAGGAATATGTTTTTAAATGCTGAGAGAGAAATAAAGCGGAATATAGTTAAGAATAGTCTTGGCGAAGAAGTAAAGGCGCTAATGAAGGATATAAAGATCCAGACTGACCTAGCTCATATTCGTGCAAGAATAGCGAAATATCGAGCTGAAGTAATGTTGATTGAAAACATGGTATATTATAATCAGTCGGATGCTTTGACTAAAGAGGTTATCAAACTAACCAATGCAAAAGGGTTACTTGGTGCATATAAGCGTGCGGTTGATGTGGTTGAAAAAGTTGGTAAGGATATAAGGATCCCAAATAGAGTTCAAAAGATATCTATGAATGTTAATCTTGTTAAAGAATTAGCTAATACATATGAGCGCATGATATATACTACTAATTTATCTGGTAATGGGGTGCCAATTAGTGAATTGGTTAGTAAATTTAATGAAGGGGTAGATATTACTGCGCTTACTGAAGATCGTATGCGTATTTTGCGTAAAATCAGCAAGGATATAGCTAATAAGGTATCCAAGGAAACAAATATTTTATTAGATTTTAAGGATGACAACGTTTTTAAGGAAGCATATAAATTAATGAGTAAAGATGGTGGCATCCCATTATATAAATATATTGGGATTGCTGATATCACCAAAGATAGTGGCGGGCAATTTGTTCCAATTATTAATGGGGTTATTGACCCAACCCAATCATTGAGCAAGCTTTCTGATATATCATGGCGCGATCCCTTTAAAGGATATATAAGTGATGCTCCAACTGAAGTGCAGTTATTGGAAGAATATTTAAAGGCTTCATTCATTTATGCGGACAATATAACTATACGTGATACACTTGGTAAGATTGTTGAAACAACTATGGAGGACAAGATAGATCGTATTATCAATGTAATGCGTGAGCGTATACCAAATGAATGGCAACTCAATGCTTTAAATAAGGCATTTGGTGCTGTAGTGGCCACTGGTGTCATTACGAATAAAATAGTCAAGGAAGCTGTTGTGCGCATAGATAAGGTACAAGGATCAATAAATGGGTTCATGCGTAGCTTACTTAATGGTGTATCGGAAGATTCAATTAAAGAACTATATACGCATGCCGCCACGGCCAAATCTTATTATAAAAAGGGGGCCAAATTTGTTAAATATTTTGGTGGTCGTGGTGATATTGGGTCATTATTGCGTAAACTTGCTATTAATACGGCGATTAAGCAAGGCACCACTTTAGCCAATACTGCAGAGATGATATTTGGTGAAGAGACGAGAAGGACTTTATCTGGGATTAAGAATATTGTTAATGCGGCATCGTCTGGGGCATACTTATTAAGTGCTAGGGCGACCACTGATTCATTGAATCAGATTGCCGCAGTAGCACAGCCTTTACCATGGGACATGACTGGACCACAGTTCATGGCTATGTGGGATAAAATTGAAAGAGAAGGGGACAATTGGCAGAATACTATATTTGACAAGCGTGCCGATACGGTTTTAAATAGATTGCTTGGTAGAGTTAATAAGGCCGGTAATGATATGAATAGAAAAATGGCACAAGGCGTCATGCCGTCTTTGGCAGTTGGTGGAGCGGTTAATGAAGTTCGTGGGGCATATGCTCGTGCTGCAGATGATCTTGAGGGGATGATTAGTGATGCTGGGTATACGGCATTTAATCAGTCGGCTATGTCTAATTATATTGATAATGCTGATCAGATTCGATATTTTGAATATACAGCCATTAATGATTCAAGAACATGTAAATATTGTAGGGCTACCCATGGAATATTATATAAACCAGAAGAACCACGTCCTCAATTGCCGAGACATCCAAATTGTAGATGTACATATCGTCCATGGTTTAAATCTATATCTTCTGCAGCAGAAGAATTAGAGCAAGTACCACGCAAACCAAGAGTCCCCATTGGAGCAAAATTTGATATAGGGCCAGATGATTTTGCTGGGTTTGGTGATGGGCTTAGTAAATTAATAAAGCCCATAAAGCCTGATGGAACTATTAGTGATGAAGATTGGATCATGTGGTTTAATAAGCAGCCATTTGATATCCGGCAAATGATGGTTGGTGATGAACATGATCTTGCTAATTCACTAGGTGTATTTGGGGTTGATGCACCCATAGATAAAAAGGCACTTATTGTTAGTGCTAGTAAAAATGTGGGCAAAGTGTTTGCGAAAGATATGGCAACAAATAGTGTAAGACAATTAATGTTTAATACGTTTACTAATAGTGAGGTTTATTCATCTTTATTTGATATATGGAATTCTCCAAAGAAAGCAATGACAACTATTAGTAGTCTTGCGTGGAAGAGACTGATGTTTGGGCCTGGTGGTATCATTAAAAATTCAGTCACTGAAGCATTTAATAGATCAGTTAATGGACTTATTCCGATTGATCCAAATGAGGCTGGGCCATTGCAGGCATTAATTAATAGAGTAGCTAGTACTAAAACATTTAATAAAGCTAGTTTTTGGTGGAATATGTTAGGTGGCAAATTTATTAATAATAAACTTATAACTAAATTGAGTGGTATGGCTGAAGAAGAACGTGCGGTATGGGGTAAGGTTGCAGCTGGAGATACCAGTGAAGCAGCTATCGCTGAAGCATATACTAAGGCTATTGGTATGCGCAATAAAAAAGTAAAAGAAAATAGTGGCTTTTTACAGAGTGAGTTTATGAGGGCCATTGATCCATGGTTTAATATTGGGGTAGAGGGAGTAGCACCATTAGCCGATATGTCAATTGTTCATAGAACTGAAATATTTCAACAATTAGCCAAAGACATTATTACTTTACCAGAAGATGAAGCCATTGCTGCTAGACTGAGACCTATTATGAGAAATAAGAATCATATTAGTAATAGTATATTTAATTCTACTAGTTTTGCTGACGATGGATTATATAGAATACAGGATTTAGTTAATACCACTGTTAGAGATACTGAAAAGGATGTCTTAGGCAAAAAAGAAGTTCTAGACATTTACGGCAAATTAATGGGTACCCAGCGTTCTTCGGCTAAAATATTACTTACTGATGAGGCATTTAAAGGTAGATTATTAAGATTACCAGAAAACCAACGTACTATATTATTAGACTTATTGCATAATCCAACAATTAAGTCGGTAGTTAAGAAATTTTATATTGATTCCACTACTAGTATTGCTAGTGATTTAGAAGCTATTCGTGTAATTGAGATAACCCCACAGGGGATGCGTGTTGGCATTGGTGGATGGCCAACTAGAGAGATTAATAATATTACTATTGGGCCTGATGGTATGATGTATAATGCCACCAAGGAAGAATTAATAGGCATGTGGAAAAAGGCAGACCCAAGGGTTGATATATCTAGGTTTGTATCTATAGATGTTAATATCGGTGGCCGAGTTGTTGAAACGTCACCTACTATATCATTTGATAAAATGTCATCTAAAAAGCTTGACGATATTAAGAAAAGACAGGCGGTTATCAAAAAAGTCTCAGCTACACCAGATAAGAATATATATGAATATATATTTACACTTAAAGATAAGGATGTTTCATTAAAAAATAGGGGGATGATATCAAATGCATTAATGCGTGTGCAGGGTATGAGCCCATTTTCACTCCCATCAAAGATTGATGAGTTAATTAAAACTGGGGTGCTTAAGGTTGGGCAAGGTAATCCAGCTGGATATGGGGAGAAATATGTTGAGGCTATTAATAAAATAGAAGGATCCATTAAACAGGTGTTGGCTAATATGAAGAATGAATTAACTCCTGGGGATAAGGTGATAGGTCGGATCGGAGAAGATAAGGTTAGTGATATTGCCACATCAGTTCGTGGGAATATTAAAGATATATTAAGCCCGTATGGTGAATATAAATTTGTTCATGTGCCCATTAATCAGTTTGTTGGTGAGACGATAGATAGTGAGGCATTTTTAAGTAGGATACGTTTACTTGCACATCAAATGTATGGTGTGTAATATTGTGTCCAATTAGATATAATTTATCATTTTTCATATGACAGGTTTATTTCTATGGAGGTGTTGCGTTGGCTAAAAAGGTAGATCAAAAAACGGAGATGGTTGGGGACATCCTGTTATTTGAGGGCACACCTCAGGTTGATGTGGATAAGAAAACTATCACTGCGGTATTAATTAAGTCGGGACTCAGTAAAAGAAAGAATTACTACACTCCAGAATGCTTAGAGTCAGCGGCTCCACTATTTATTGGTAAGAAGATGTACGTAGATCATCCTGTACCAGGATCTCCCGAAGCCACGGGAAAAGCAGCCCGTTCATTTAGGGATTGGGTAGGTACCATTCTTGAATCCTATTACATTCCTGAAGAGAAGGGGATCGGCGCAAAAATAGGGATTAGAGATAGTGGCCTATGGGAAAAGGTACATGAGGCCCATACTAATGGTTGGCTTAATGAAATTGGGCTATCCATTAATGCTATGGGTAAAACACGTATGGGGAAGATTGGTGATGATGTAGTAAATGTTGTAGAAGCCATTGTAAAGCCGCATTCTGTAGATTTTGTTCCAGATGCGTCAGCTGGTGGGCACATTCAAGTCGTTCATGAATCAGATATTTCAATTTTAGAGGTAACGGAGGAGAAAGGGATGACTACAGAGCTTACGCTAAAGGGGTTAATGGAGTCCAATCCAGAGATCGTAGCAGAGATTAGTAATGGTGTTAGAGAGAAGGCTCTTGCTGAGGCAACTGCGGCGATCGATGCAATGGCTGAACATACTAAGTCACTCATCGATGAGTTTGTTGATCTTGTTGAGAGTGAGACTGCAGAAGTTTATACCAATGTAACTGAAAGTGTTGCTAAGGCAGAGGTTCCTGAGGGTACTGAGAAGCTGGAGGAGGCTAATATGGGAGAGTTTGTAGAGGTGCTTGCTGAGCGTGATGAGCAGATCCAGCTACTTGCAGAGGCTGCAACTCAGGCACAGGAAGCTAATGAGGATCTTGGCAAGAAAGTAGAAGAGCTTGAAGAGAAGCTTATCGCTGTAACTTCTAAGGCAGTTGCAGAGAAGAAGTTGCAGGAATCTGGGCTTCCTGCTACAATGAAGAAACGGTTGCTGGCTTCTCTTATTGGATCAGACCCAGATGAGATGGATGCAATCATACAGGAATCTAAGACTATGTTTGCCGAGATTTCTGAAGAGCTTACTCCAAAGGGTACTGTCCGAGGGCTTGGTGATGGCAATAATAAGATAACCAAGGAAATTCGGCAGACCAAACTCGACAATCTTTTTGGAATTCTTGAAGAGAAAAAGTAATCACGGATCTTACTAAGGAGGAATAAAAGATGGCTCAGAATTTTGTCCAAGATGGTGTTACGCTACAGGCTGCTGTGGCGAGTGGTGTTACAAAGATTTATACTGGTACTCCAATTTATTTATCGGCTGGTGGAGTAGGTGCAGCCCCAGCAGGTAATGCTACTGGTATCGATGGGATTTCAATGAACACTTGTTCTGCGACTGCCGATGCGGCCAATTACATTACAACTACTTGTGTTTATCAGACTCAGGGCGTATTTGAGTTTGCGGTTGCAAGTGGTGTCACCTTTATTCTTGGTGATGATGTTTTTATCGCGGCAGTTGATAACACCACTGCAGCAGTGGCTGGTGAACAGGAAGGCGCACGTACTACAGTTAATAATCGTGGTGCTGCTGCTGGTAGTGATGTAGGAATTGGTAAATGTGTTGCACTTGGTTCTACAAAGGGATTTGGAACTACCGTAGGAACTGCATATATTCAGTGCAAGATTGTAACTCGTGCTAATAGCAATATTACTGATGCAACATAAGTAATAGAATAGACAAGGAGGGAATATAGATGGGTGTCCACGTAATTAAAAGTTTGCAAGAGGCTGCTCAGGCAGAGCTTGATAGTGGGATGTATTCGCGGTTACTTCAGGAAGCCGCGTCTACCACAGATTTTCCGGCTATCATGGCTAATACGCTTTACAAGGTGATGTTAAAGAGTTATACGGAATATCCTTCAACATGGACTAATGTTGTTAGTGAAACTAGTAATCTGAAGGATTTCAAAGAGCAGACACGGACTCGTTTCTCAGAATCTGATAACCTCCTAGAGGTTGGAGAGCACGGGGAATATAAGGATTCCTCGCTGCAAGACGAGAAAGTCCGGTACGCGCCTAAAAAGTTTGGCCGCATGTTTGGTGTGTCTTGGGAAGCACTGATTAATGATGATATGGCTGAGATCAAGAAACAGCCACAGCGTTTTGGACGTGCAGCTGCACGTACAATTGACTATGATATCTGGAATTTCATCCGTGGTAATCCTACCATTTATGATGGTGTGGCCCTTTTTAGTAATGCCAGCCACGCCAATGCTCCAGCTACCATGAACGTCGCACTTTCAGAAGCAGCACTTCAGACTGCTTATAATGCGATGATTGGACAGACCGACCTTAAGGGATACCCAATCCGCATCGTACCCAAGTTTCTTGTGTGTTCCCCACAGCAAGAGATCAAGGTATGGAAGCTGTTGAATCCTGGAGTTCTACCAACTACCGGTGTGGCGGTAGACACACTCACTGGTACAACTCAGGCAGTACAGCCAACTTCTCGTAACTTTTTCGCAGGGAAGTTGCAGCCACTGTTTGTGCCCTGGCTTAACGCTAGTGAGTGGTATTTAGTTGCAGATCCTGCACAGTATGATACTATTGAGGTTGGTTTCCTCAATGGCAAGAAGGAACCAGATCTTTTTGTACAGGATGGGAATCTTGGTACAGCATTTGAACGTGACCAAATTCGGTACAAGGTCCGGATTGTTTGGGGAAAGGGCCTCACTGATTACAGGACCTGGTACTGTGGATACGATTCAATCAATTAGATAGTAAAATGTAATTAGTTATTGAGGGTAGGTGGGGTTAATATCCTACCTACCCTCAATAGTATTGAGTTTAATGCATATTATTTGTATATCATACAATAAGTAATGGTGTTATTGGAGGCCCACGATGGCGTATGATTTTAAGGTTAATACGGTAAGTATTGGTATTACCGCTGCAGATGTTTTAAGTGCTACTCCCGATCCATTTATAGAGGCTGTTTTCCATAACCTAGATGGGACGAATACTATTTATCTAGGTAAGAGTGATGTTGCAACTGATGGTACTAATGGTTTTGGGTTGCAGCCTGGTGATATGGTTGAATGGCATGCTCATGGGGATCTTAGTGAAATATATGCCATAGCTGGTGGTGGTACGGCTCTTAAGCTTTCTTATGTAATTTACAAATAAGGACATTAAATGGACCCGGTAATGGCGCTCAAGACATTACAAGAGGGAGTACAATTATTAGATGGGACAAATTGGTGGGTTTCTGCTGGTACAGCACTTGGTATCCATAGGAATGGACTAGATGATGAATTTTTATTTAAGGATACAGATATTGACGTAGAAGTTGAAGGTATTGGTATTGAAGAGATTGAGAAAAGATATATGAATGCTGGGTTTAGGTTTCATGTAAAACAATTAATATCTGGGATACCTTCACAACTTGCCTTGATTAAAAATGACATTATTTTTGACATTTATTTTTATCATCGTGAGGTTGATAATTTAGTAAATATAAACCCATATGGTAGGTTATTAGTTCCAGCACATCTTATAGATAATGCTAAGATGATTACGATTAGAGATATTGAGTTACGTATACCATTTCCTATTGAAGAATATTTAACTGTTAGATATGGTGATTGGCAGGTGTCTAAAGCGAAAGTAAGTTGGTGGTGGGAACAAGCAAATAATATGGTAAGGTCATAGTGGAAATTGGTTTTACTGTTGGAGTGTGGGATCTTTTTCATGAAGGGCATCGCATTTTCCTTGAGCGGGCCAAAGGATTGTGTGATTATCTTATTGTTGGTGTGATGACAGATTATTGGGTGATGGTGCAAAAGGGCACTGGGCGTCCAATTGATTCGATTGTAAAGCGTATAGAAGCGATTACTTCTTTAGTTGATAAAGTTATTGTTATTGATACTATGGATATGACTCCATATTTGCAGATTGCAGATATATGGATTAAGGGAGAAGATCAAAATAAGATGCGTCCAGAGGTATGGTCAAATGAAATACGATTACCTCGTACGCCAGGAGTTTCTACGACACATCTTATAAATAACCTTTATATGTGAGAGTGGGTATGTGGGAAACTATACGAATAATAATCATACAATATGGTTTGGTTGGGCTGGTATTGATAGGGATTGGTTTTTTGGTGTACATTTTTTATATAGACAAAAATAAACAAACAATAAAAGATGTTGCAAGAGAAGAACGCTTAAATCAGATGACTGATAAGGTCATTGAAATTACGGCACAGGTTAGTAGGGTGGTTAGTTCAAATACAGAGGTTGTTCGTGAAGTTACGCAGAGCATGAGAGAATTAAAAGATGCCAATATTGCTGATCATCGATACATTGTGGATAAAGTAGAAAGGGTAGATACAAATGCAAAAACTGATCATCAACGGTTAGAGGATAAAGTTAATGATCTTAAATAATCGAGGTGTCAATATGGTATTAATGGATGATTTTTATGAATAGTATATTAGCATATCCTTTTACTGTGGCTTCATTTGCCCAGATATTTAGTATGCTAGTTCATGTAATGGTTATATGGGTTGGAGTTATATTGGTACGTGGATATTATAAAGTTTTTAGGAGCCATCCGTCTAATATTGCTTTCGCGATGGTTATGTTATTATCATCAATGGTAACAACTAGTGTTATATTGGGCGCTAATGCGATTGCATGGTTTGTACAGATGTGTATATTTTGTGAATTAAATAGCCATTATTTATGGGTGCAGATATTGTGGACTGGGGTTTATAGTATTGGGTTTATAATGCTTTATTTAATAATAAAACGTAAAATTGATCTTTAGGGGAGGGATTATGGATATATTTTTAAACATACTTCAGTTTATTGTAGGTGTGGTGGTTATATTTGGTGGCGGGTATTGGTTATTGAATAGGTTTGTTCCAGAAGTAGCATTACAGATTAAAACTACAATTGTTGGCGTAATAGCAAAGTTTAAGAAAGGTTAATACTTATGGATGTAATTCAAAAGGATATCGTACGTAGTAATCGGCTCTTTACTAAGAATGGTATGTTCTCTAAAACGTCAACGATTCTTGTGTGTGCATGGGGCATTGCTTTATTTAAGTATATTTTTCAGGGGTGTATCCTTACAATACCAAAGATTGGTATATATTGGGCCATAATATTTACATCGGGAGATGCACTAGCAATTACGGGTGCAGCAAGTGCTCTTTATTTTGCTGTGCATAATATGAAAATTAATGTTGGGACTAATAATCAACCCAAAGAAACAGGGAATAAACAATGACTTTACCCACAAAGGCTGTCCTTATGAAACTCTGTACTAAATGTGGAGTGAAAAAACCCAAGGCAGAATTCAATAAAAATAACTACAACAAGAGCGGACTAACTTCTTGGTGTAAAACTTGTAATAATATAGCAGTTAAAAAGTATAAGACTACACCAAAGGGTAAGGAGACAAATAGAAAAAGTAATAAGAAATATAGAGACACACCAGAAGGCAAGGAGATAAAGAGAAAAGGGAAGAGAAAATATAATATAACCCCTAAAGGCAAGTTATCTGCGAGGAAAGCCCACCTAAAACGCACTTATGGTATTACTTTAGAGGAGTATGATACCATGTTAAAGGATCAAGAGTATGTTTGCGCTATTTGTGGCACTGATAAACTAGGTGGAATTGGTAGATTTCACGTAGATCATAATCATATTACTGGGAAAATTAGAGGGTTATTGTGTACTCGTTGTAATACTAAACTTGGTATTATAGAAGACGAGAAATTTAATAAACTTGCAATAATATATTTAAGTGGAGATTTATAATGCCAAAAGTAAATGTTTTAATCCCATATATTTTATTGTTTATTGGGATTGTTGCATTTGGTTTGTACATTTGGTTGACGCCTACTGCGCCTCCAATTTACATCCCTGGGCCAACATCGGTGCAAACCGTTTACGAACCCAAATGGAAAGACAAAGTTACGCCAGTGCCGTATTTAGTTCCAACTGGAGCAGTAATAGAATTTTTCCCAAAAGAACAATTGGCGACTGCTTCAAAGATACCAGATGCACCAGATAATACCATTGCTTTTGGCCAAGTTCCCAAACACTCTGGGAATACAACAGTATTTGCAACACTTAAACCAGGGCAGGATAATGTTTTAAGAGGTGGTTTGGAATATAGACAGGAGTCAACTCCTTTTTGGGGCTTTGATAGAGAAATACATGGTGGTATTTATTATGGGGTTATTGGACTTAATCAGATTGAAGGACAAATTAGGGCAAAACTATTACGAACGGGAACGATAACCTGGGGTGCTCAAGGTAGGGTGGGAATTGAGAAGGACGGAGGACGTTTGAATGGTGCAATATTGGTTGGTATTGAGTATTAATGATAGGAGGGTTGATTGGCTAATTTAGTTTTTCAGGGCTATTTTGGAACATCACCTTCGTGGACCTCGCTGCAATCTGTGGGGCAACTTATTGGGTTCTATGGTGCTGCATATGGTGATAGGGTAGCAGTAGATTCCTATCAATCGTCCACACATATTTCTGGGGCTGGTGGTGATGCATGCACTACTAATCATAATAGGAATGTTAAATATATTGCTGGTGGGCAGTTTGATAGTGGAAGTGGCACAGAAACACTAAATGATACAAATTTAATTGCTACTGAGTGTACTGTTCGAGTTTATTTATCTGGTGGGGCGCAATCTATAGCCGTGCAAAATGGAAGGATAGGAATATACGACGGGACGACTATCACTACTTTCGCAACAGACATTCAAGTGTATGCATTTGAACAAGGAGTTAGTGCCACTACTTGGACATCGATTAATAATGGCAGTACAACTGGTGGAGATAATCCAGGACAAAGGTTGGATTTGGGTGATAAAACCGCAAGCACTGATCATTATTGGTATGTGGCTATATCATGTTCGCCGTTAAGTGTAGGAGAAAAAACAAATTTTGGGATATTTTCTACTTTGGAATACTATTAAAGCATTAACTAAAAAGGAGAAATAAGAAATGGACAAGTTTACTAGGATTTTTGAAGCAGATATGCAGAATTCACTTGGTAATATCGAGGAAGCAGATATAAAAGACAAAAAGAAACGCCCATTGGGTGGCAAACTTGCTGCTGGTATGGTTGTAGGTGGACTTGTTGGTTCGACTGTTCCGCTCATTAAAGTAGGTGCACGTACTGCTAAAACTGGTAATTCAATAAAAACAGCACTAAAACAGCATCCCAAGATGACCACTAAAGTGTTAGAGCGGCTAATGAAAAATATGGGCAAAGCTGGTACTACAGGTGCTATTGTTGGTGGTGGGGCCACATATAGTGCCATGGTTGCTAACGCTTTACGTAAGAAGAAGGTTGCTGAATCAGCTATTGAAAATGTTGAAGAAGGTATTGGTAGCACTGTAGCAGGGCTTTTGGCTAAAGTTAAGGGATTAAAGGCAGTTAAACAGGCCGGTAATGTTGTCAATGATTTGAAAGATATTGCTAAGGCAGCTGGACCCAGGAATAAGTTATATAGAGGTATTGGAAAAACTAAGTTTGGGGCGTTAAAGGCCAATACTGGTGCTGTTGGTAGGGGTGTTACCAATACTGCTAAGGCTAATCCTTATGGTGCCGCACTTGTTGGTGGTGGTACCTTGGGCGCTGCTGGTCTTACTGCTTGGGGGCTAAAGAAGCCTAAGAAGTCAGTGTATGAAGCTGCCCCATTTAATTTCTCTAAGCTAAAGGACAAGAAAGATGGTGGTAAGGGCACCGAGAAAGATGGAACGACTCCCGCGCAGGAAGCTTTAGCTAAAGCTAAAGAAAAAGACAAGAAAAAGGGATTACCAGACTTTTTAAAGAATGGTAAGGGTGATAAAGATGATACTGGTGACGAAAAGAAAGATATGAAGGCTATGCATGGTAAGATGAAAAAGGGTGGTATGAAAGATGAAAAGGATATGAGTGTAATGGAAAAAATGAAGATGATGAAAGAAAAACATGGTGGCAAGGAGTAATATAATGTTATTTCCATTTACTATAGGCATACATGCTGCATTAGCCAAAACACGCAAGAGTGTCCCAAATTGTTTAGTCCAAGAAGGTATAGCAGAAAGTATCGCCAAAATTTTTAATATAGCAAAAAAGACTAAACCAAAGCCTAGTGTGTTATCTCCTGAGAGATTGGGTAAGGCTATGTACGCTAGTCCCAAGGCAATGGAGCAGGCTTTTAGATTATATGGGCTGAATAGTAAAACAATAAAAAAGGCCATACCGACAGCATTTGGCAAGGTTTAATTTGTAATAGTTACCAACACCATATTATGGTCAATTGGGGAAATTATGAGTCAAGATGCGTGGTTGGCAAATTTGAGTGATGGTACCACCGTTGTAGAATATTGGGCACCAAATGAACTTTCACCGTGGCTCAGATTGATGGAGTTATGTAGAAGTAATGGTCTATATTTAACTAATCTACGATTGACCATTTGTTCTAAAACAATAGCATTAAAGCCACATGCACAAGCATATTGGCAGGCGCATCAACGCACATTACTCTCTGGTGGTGGGGAAGTACCCATATCTAGAGGTATTGGGTTCGTCGATAATAATATTATAAAAATTATATGGGGTGTAAGGACTTCGACTGGTCAACCACATTTTTACCAAGAACAACGGCCAGTGGATAGAGAAAAATGTATTATATGGAAAACACACAAGATAGATGGAGGGATTAATGGATAAGGTAAGTATTCTCATACCTAGTAATAAAGAGATATTTTTATCTAAGACAGTTGATGATGTTTTTAATAAGGCACGAGGAGAATTTGAGGTAGTGGTTTACCTTGATGGGTATTGGCCAGATCCACCATTAAAAGAGCGGTCAAATTTAGTTATACTTCATGGAGATGTAGTTATAGGTATGCGTGGTGGTATTAATGCTGCTGCGGCTGCTGCAACTGGTAAGTATCTTATAAAAGCAGACGGACATTGTATGCTCGATGAAGGGTTTGATGAAGTGCTCAAAGCTGAATGTGATGATAATTGGGTGGTAGTGCCAAGACGTCGTTCGTTAGATGCTGAAAATTGGATTATTGATGTGACAAATAAGAAATCTCCTATAGACTACCATTTTCTTAGTTGGCCATGGGCTAAACCAAATGAATTAGGAATGCATGGGTCTGTCTGGAACGAGAGGGCTCGGACTAGGCAGCATATTTTACTTGATGATGAGATGAGTAGCCAGGGTTCGTGTTGGTGTATGACTAAAAATCATTTCACTAATTTTCTTGGTGGGTTAAGTGAAGTGGGATACGGTACATTCGTACAAGAATTTCAAGAAATTGGTAATAAGACATGGCTAGGTGGTGGCCAGGTAAAAATAAACAAGAAAACATGGTATGCACATTTACATAAGGGTAAGCGATATGGGCGTGGGTATTATATTTCACAGCGTAAAATGATTGAGGGGACATTATATAGTGCAGATTTTTGGACCGGGAATAAATGGGACAAGAGAGTCCATGATCTAGAATGGTTGATTGAAAAATTCTCACCTGTACCAACTTGGCCAGTGGATTGGCGCGAACAAATCCCTATTAAAAGAAAAGAATGTGGCTGGGGATGAAAGAGATCCAGTTATCACAAGGTAAAGTAGCGTTGGTTGATGATGAAGATTTTGAAATGCTTAATCGATATAAGTGGTCTGCAATGAGAGGAGCAAATACTTATTATGCATACACACATATTATATTAGAATCGGGAAAGCGAACCTCAATTGCAATGCATAGGGTGATCATGCAAACGCCCGTAGGGTATGAGACTGACCATCGTGATCGTAACGGATTAAATAATCAGCGGTTTAATCTTCGTATTTGTACGCATTCGCAAAATCAAGGCAATCGTAAGATAAGTACAAATTCATCATCTGGATATAAGGGTATTGTATGGAGTAAAAGAGACGCTGTATGGCAAGCTAGTATTGTGTATAGATGTAATAAAGTACATATTGGGTATTTTAAATCGAAAGATGAAGCCATTTTAGCTCGAAATAGTAGGGCCAAAGAATTGTTCGGAGAGTTTGCGTTATGAAATTTTTAGTAAGTAGTTTCACATTAGATTTATCAGGTGTACCTACATATACACTTACTCTTTATCGAGAGCTAGTAAAGCGTGGGCATGTTGTGCAGATATTTAGTCCACAGTCTGGGAAACTAGCTGTTAATATGAACACATATACAGACATTAGTAAGGTTGATAAGCCAGACATTATTATTGGGCAACATAGAGATTGTGTGCATGTAATGCGGGAGGCTTTTCCCGATGTTCCAATGATTTTTTCAGCGCATGGCGTAGAACCAAATGGTGAACAGCCACCAGATATAGAGGTTGAATTATATACCGCAATAAATGAAGAGACTTTTAATAATTTAGTGTCTAAAGGCATCTCACCAATAAATATAGCAATATTACGAGATTTTGTAGATACTGAATTATTTAGTCCTACTAGTAAAATAAGTACTAAATTAAAGAAAGTGTTGTTTATTAGTAATAGGAAAAAATGGAAGACATATGCGATTATTAAAAAAGCTTGTGAGATTTTAGATCTAGAGTTTAAAGCTGTTGGTTCACCTTATGGTAGAGCATACTCCATAGAAAAAGATATTAATGAGGTAGATCTTGTTATCGGGTCTGGACGAGCCATATTAGAGGCAATGTCTTGTGGTAGGGCTGTGATTAGTTTTGATAAGGGTGTTGGAGATGGATATTTTATAGATGATGTATATTGGGAAAGTCGTACTCATAATTTTTGTGGGAGTATGTGTAAATATCAATTTGATGTAAATAGTTTAATCAATGAAATAAATAAGTATGATCCCATACATGGTAAAATTAATAGAGAGATTATTTTACAAGAGCACAATGTTGAGCGTAGTGTTATTAAATTGATTTCTACATCGAGGAGGCTGTTGAATGGATACACTAAAATATATAGTCAAAAAGTATACCCTTCACTTATGGAAGGCGAAGTTGCCGATTGAAATACCAAATACTGACAGGGTAACTCTTGCAGGAGTATTTAATGAATTGGGATTTACTAGGGGCGTTGAAATCGGGGTTGAAGAAGGTAAATATTCAGCTACATTATGTAAAGTTAATCCTAATTTAAAACTTTATTGTGTTGATCCATGGCTTTCTTTTGATGTATATAGGAAACATTTAGATCAGGCTTATGTTGATAATCTAATGAATAATGCATTAACAAGACTTAGAGGGTATAATGTAGAGATTGTTAGGAAATTAAGTATGGATGCAGTAAAAGATTTTGAAGATGGCTCATTAGATTTTGTATATATTGATGGCAATCATAGACTTGAGTATGTAATTAATGATTTAGCAGAGTGGAGTAAAAAGGTACGTATTGGTGGGATAATTAGTGGACATGATTGGATTAAGATGGCTTATTCTTCAGAGCAAAAATGGCATGATCCGATGCAGGTAACATATGCAGTGCGTGCATTCACAGAAGCATATCATATTAATCCTTGGTTTTTATTAGGCACTAATGCAGTCAATCCAGGAGAAAAACGCGAAAAAATGCGATCGTTTTTTTGGGTAAAAGGACCGGATAGGTATTAAATATGAATACGATTAGGTATCTTACTTTTGAGATCAATCGTGTTTGTCCTAATATTAAAATGCATACGGATAGATGCCCAATAGGGCATCCAGAAAGATATAAATTTTCTACATCAAATATCATTATTTCTGATTCTATAATATTAGATTTTTGGAGATGGTGCAGAACTAAAGGATTCCGTGGGATCATCCTTTGGCATATGTATAATGAACCTATATTAGTTCTTCCACGAATTCGAGTTTTAAAGCAACAAATAAAGATAGAAGATCCTTTTCAACCATTTCAATTGACTACTTCAATAAAAGGAGATTATTCAGACTTTGATATAGTAAAAATAAGTGATTATGAAGGCGGTGCACAACTTGACAACAGAATAGAAACTAATACAGGTGAAGGTAAACTATATTCAGAAATGTCGGAGCGAGGTTGGTGTGGTAGGGGCTCGGGATGGGAGATTTTAATAGATAATTTTGGTAATTGGTGTTTATGTTGTGGTGATTGGCGATGTGAAGAGGCCATTGGTAGTATATGTAATACTGATTGGGAGATACTTTATACTAGGTGGATGGAGAAGAGAGCACGGATTAGATGGTATGATGAGGGTACCTATAGAGCTCTACCTAGGATGTGTAGGGCGTGTCTTGACAAGAATCCTACACTGTCTAGGCAAGGAGGTATTTAATGGAGGTACTTTTATCTGATATTCAAGATCGTTTTTCTATTTTATTATTAAAATGGATAAATGGGGCAGAAGTGAGGAAAGAATTGAAGGCGTATGCCAAGGAATGCCCCATCAATGATGATCTATTTGATTTATTACGAGTAAACGCAGATATTTGGACATTAGAGTCGGATATTAGACAAGGCAAAGAAGGCATATTAGGGTTAGAGGAAGTTGGTAGAAGAGCCCTAGCTATACGTAATAAAAATAGGGATCGAATTGAGATTAAGAATAGGATAAATTCTTTATCAAAAACATTCCCAGAAATAAAGATCAATCATGCCTCTCAAGATTGATGTTTATAGTGTTATGAGGAACGAGATTAAGATATTGCCGTATTTTCTTCGTCATTATGAGCAATTTGCTGATAGAATATTTGTATGGGACGACCAGAGTGATGATGGTACCAGAGAAATGTTAGCAAGGCATCCAAAAGTTGTTCTTTTAGGATTAACTCATCATGGTGCTAATGATATGTATTATGTGCAAAGTCTTTGGCCTCAGTATAGACTTATTAGCCGTGGATATGCTGATTGGGTGATGTGTGTGGATGCTGATGAATTCATTTATCACCCAAATCTTGTTCAGTTTTTATCGGAATGTAGAGAGAAAGGGATACAAAAAATACGATGTACTGGGTATACCATGCATTCCACAGAATTTCCTCATTGGAAATTTAAAGGACAGTTGTATGATTTAATTAAGATGGGATGGGCAGATAGGTGGTCAACTAAGACTGTGGTATTTGATCCTGCGATCCAAATTACTTTTACTCCTGGGAGACATCAATGTTTACCTTCTAGAAATATTATTACATATAAAAATATTGGACTAAAAATGCTTCATTATAGATATCTTGGTCCCAAGTATTTTAAAGATAGGAATATTAAAAATTGTAAATCGATGGGTATACCATTTATTAAAGAGAAAAAACATAATTTACCAGATGGTACTCATGATATTCCATATGAGTGGTATGAAGACAACAAAGATAAATTGATCAATGTAGTAGATCTATGAATCCAGATATTACAGTAGTTTATTATACTGCAAATCAAATTAATGATGTTGCTGCTGAACGTATTCGTGGTGATTTATTACGGAAGACTGAAGGATTGAGAATTATTAGTGTATCGCATAAGCCAATTAATTTGAGAGATAATATATGCGTTGGTAAAATGGAAGTAGGATTGTATAGTTTATTTACACAGGTACTTATTGGAGCACGTGAAGTAAAAACAAAGTTTATGGCTTGTGCAGAAGATGATTATTTGTATAGTTTTAGTCATTTCGAATTTATACCACCAAGCGATGATACGTTTTATTATGATACCAATAGATGGGGACTAAATCAAGATGGTAGGTATTTTTGGAGACTACGAACCATATTTGGAATGTGCATTGCGCCTACCCAGGCGATGATCAATACTTTAGAGAGTAAGTTTGATAAATATAAATCTTCAGACACCAATATGCTTAAATATTTTGGTGAACCAGGGAAATATGAGGGGCCGCTAAGAATACCATCAGTAAAAATGGAAAGGGTATATTTAGATGCACCAACTATTACATTTAATCATAGATTATCAATGGGGAAACGAAGGATGGTACGTAAGACAGATATTGTGAAGTATGAATTACCTCCTTGGGGCGACGGACAAACACTATGGAAGGAGTATATGTAAATGAATTTAAGCATACTTATCCCAAGTCGTAATGAAATTTTTTTAGGCCGCACAATACAAGATATTCTTGAAAACATTGGAGGGGATACTGAAATTATCGCGGTATTAGATGGGTATACTATCCCCATACCAGACATACCCAAAGACCCACGAGTGAGATTAATTTATAAGGACACATCCATAGGACAACGTGCTGCTACTAATTTGGCTGCGAGAGAGTCTAAGTCAAACTTTGTGATGAAGCTTGATGCGCACTGTGGAGTGGATCGTCATTTTGATCTTAAGTTAATGACTCCTTATTTAGATAACATACTAGATATGAAGACCACAACGATACCACGCATGTATAACTTTCATGTTTTCAGTTGGTCGTGCCTTGCTTGTGGAAATCGTATATATCAAGGCCCAGAGCCTTTAAAATGTGAGAAATGCCAGGCTGAATCTGGATTTGAGATGGTGGTTGTATGGAAACCCCGATGGAATAGATGTTCAGATTATGCTAGGTTTGATAGAAATTTAAAGTTTCAATATTGGGGTGCATATAAGACTAGGCCAGAGGCTCAAGGAGAGATTACAGATGTCATGTCTTCTATTGGGGCTTGTTGGATGATGCCACGTGAACGGTATTGGGAGATAGATGGGATGGATGAAAGGCATGGGTCATGGGGGCAAATGGGCACCGAATTAGCATGTAAATCTTGGTTATCTGGTGGGAGGCAGGTTGTTAATAAAAGAACCTGGTTCGCGCATATGTTTAGGACACAGGGTGGGTTTAGTTTCCCCTACCCATTATCTGGCAAAGATGTGGAGAAAGCTAGGGGACATTCGCGATTTTTATGGCATGAAAATCGTTGGCCAAAAGCTAAATATCCATTACAATGGTTGATAAATAAATTTTCCCCAGTACCTGATTGGGAGGCCCCAAATGTAGCAGGAGTTACAAAGGGTATTATTTATTATACAGACAATCACTTAGACTCAACAATTGCCAATAAGGTACAAGAACAATTAAACAAGATAGGTTTACCTATCGTATCCGCTTCATTAAAGCCCATCAATTTTGGGAAAAATATCTGTCTCCCCTTGGAGCGTGGATATTTAACTATGTTTAAACAAATTTTGGCCGCATTAGAAGCAAGTACTGCAGATATTATATATTTCTGTGAACATGATGTTTTATATCATCCAAGCCATTTTGACTTTACCCCTCCTAAAAAAGATACTTATTACTATAACGAGAATGTATGGAAAGTGGACAGTAATACTGGTAGAGCATTATTTTATTACACAAAACAGACTTCTGGACTTTGTGCATATAGAGATCTTTTAATCCAACATTATAAGGAAAGGGTTAAAAGAGTTGAAGCTGAAGGGTTTTCTAGAAAGATGGGATTTGAACCAGGTACTCATTCACCACCAAATGGGGTGGATCATTTTAAACCTGAAGCGTATTGGTCCGAAGTCCCAAATGTAGATATTAGACATACTAAGAATTTGACTGAAAGTAGGTGGAGTCAAGATCAGTTTAGATCCCAACGATCTTGTAAAGGATGGAAAATCGAAACTGGGGTACCATGTTGGGGCAAGACACAAGACAGATTTACTGAATTTTTAAAAGAAATATAAAGTAATATTGAAAGGAGATGAAAATAATTTGTGCCTTACTGATATGGGATTTATGTTAGTGATGTACTCTTTTCTCTCTCCTGTTTGGTACTATCAAATAGGCTTGATTTATCGGAAGCACATAAATATCACTACCTAGGGAGAATAGATATGCCCTTAATTTACGCCGTTAGTTCCCTTGCGTACACTCTGGAGTTACAGAAGCATTAGGAATACAGGATTCTATGCAAAAAACTATGGGAAGATTACAAAATAATTCAGATATAGTTGGATTTATAGATTCTGGACGCAAAATGATCTACGTTCGCACTCCTGGAAGTTTGCAGGGGGCTGAGTAGATGGCGACAACCATCACACGGTATGTTGATCCCGATTCCGCTGGCGGGAACGGTACGACTACGGCTCTGTCTGGTGCTAATGCCGCATATGCCTCTTTAAATGCGGCCATGACGGCTGAGGCCAGAAATTTAGTCACCGCTGATGAAATCGCTGAATTCATTTGCATGTCGTCTCATGCAAATCATACCGCCGATACGACTCCTGTTAGTCAATGGGCCACTGAATGGACCACCGACGCGACAAGGTATGTGGATATAAAAACAGATTCCGCTTCTCGCCATGCAGGGGTGTGGAGCGATACGAAATATAGAATCGTAGTCAATGCCGACCCAGATGCGGATCCCAGTGTAGTACAGCTGAGCTTTCCATACGGAAGATCTACCGGGATTCAAGTTAAGAACACATGGACGGGGGCAGGAAACCCGAAAGCTGCTTATTTTGGTTATGGAACTTCTGGCCATTGGCGTGTCAGT